TAAAAAAATAAATGGAAAAAATATTTAATTTCGTAAAAACAATCTTAGGTTTTGTAAAAGAAACTAACATTAAAACTAAATCTACTATCTCTGAAGTACCCAAAATAGTAGAAACTTTTAACAAAATCGAAGAACTAATCATTGAAAAACCTGTTGTTGAAGAACCAATCATTGAAAAGCCATTTGAACCTCAAATAGTTGAAAAAACAAAAGCTAGTTCTAAAAAATCAAAGAAAAAATATTATATTAAAAAATAGTGATTAAATTATTAGAAATAGCAGAGGCATGGATAGAAGCTGAAAACCCAAGTCCTAAGAATAAAATAATAGCGGAATCTAGAGTACAAATATGCAATGCTTGCCCTAAAAAAACTTACTTAAAAATATTTGATACTTATGTTTGTGGAGTATGTAACTGCCCTATTAGTAAAAAAATATTTAGCCCAAAACCTGGACCTGAAGCATGCCCAGAACAAAAATGGAAACTTTAAAAAATAAATTATATGTCAGAAATTAAAAAATTAACGCAAGAAGAAATTAATCACATCAAAACCCTTCAATCAGACTATAATAAGGTCGTATTTGAACTAGGTTCAATTGAAAGTCAGTTAGTATTTATTAAAAAACAAACTGAAGTGTTATATGCTGAAAAAAGCAAAATAATAACTGAAATAGACAATATTAGTGAAAAAGAAAAAACATTAATAAATGGTCTACAAGAAAAGTACGGTGTAGGTAACATTAATATAGAAACAGGCGAAATATCTCCTTTTTAATTATGTTTTTGCGTTTTGTATAAAATGTTTAATATTTATTATTAGATTAATTCATTAATAAAAAATCAATTATTTAATATAAAATGGCAGAACAAATTATTTCACCTGGCGTATTCCAAATAGAATCTGACCAGAGTCTTTACACAACACAACCACCAGCATTAGGAGCTGCAATTGTTGGTCCTACAGTAATGGGTAGACCGTTTGTCCCTACATATGTAACTACATATTCTCAATACTTATCGTTATTTGGTGATACTTTTAAAAGTAGTAGTTATTATTATGAATACTTTACATCACAAGCAGCTAAAGAATATTTTCAAAATGGTGGTCAATCGTTACTAGTAACTAGAACTATTAGTGGATCAACAAATGCTAGTACTTACGCTACTGCAAATGTTACTAGTGGTAGTGTAACTTCATTTACTTTAGAAGCCTTATCGTGGGGTAACCAAATGAATAACACTTCTAGTTTAGTAAGTGGTGCTTTAGCAAGTGGATCTTCATTAAATGTACGTTATGAGGTAACCTCAGTAAATACTGGTAGCGGTACTTTTACTTTAATTATTCGTCGTGGTGACGATAACGATGCTCAGAAAAATATTTTAGAAACATGGGCTAATATGAGTTTAGATCCTCAATTACCTAATTATGTTGCTCGTGTAATTGGTGATTTAAAACCAGTTTATGTAGCAGCAACTGGTACCAGTGCAGCATATGTTAATTATATTGGAACTTATCCAAACATATCACAATATGTTCGTGTATCCTCAGTAACTACACCAAATGTAGATTCAATTGATAATAACGGAATTTATAAATCAACTCAATATAGTAGTAGTTTACCTATAGTAGGAAGTGGTTCATTCGGTGGTTCATTTAATGGTGGTGTAGCTGATACTACTGCTGCTAAATTAATGAATGAAAATATTACTACAACTAATATTCAGGGATTTGCACCTGCCGATTATAATTTAGCATTTAGTTTATTATCTAATGCCGATGAATACAGATTTAATATGCTGTTAGCTCCTGGTATTGGATTAGATAATTCAGCTGTATCTACTATGATAGCAACAGTAGAAGGACGTGGTGATGCAATCGCAATTACAGATACTGGTGTTTACGGAACTGCAATCGGAACTGCAACTCAAAATGCTTCAGGTCAATCAAGCAATTACGCTGCTACTTACTATCCTTGGGTTCAATTGTTTTCAAGTGGTTTAGGAAAAGTAATATGGTGCCCTCCATCAACAGTAATAGGTGGTGTATTATCATTTAACGATAGAGTAGGTGCTGAGTGGTTTGCACCAGCTGGTTTAAATAGAGGTGGTATTCCTTCAGTAGTTCGTCTTGAACGTAGATTACAACAAACAGATCGTGATGTTCTATATAGTGGAAATGTAAATCCACTTGCATCGTTCCCAGGAACCGGTACTTGTGTATGGGGCCAGAAAACACTACAACGTAAACCAACCTCTTTAGATCGTGTAAATGTAAGACGTTTATTAATTGCTTTAAAAGATTTTATAGGTGGTGTATCTCGTACTTTAGTATTTGAACAAAATACAACTGTAACACGTAATAGATTCTTATCACAAGTTAATCCATACTTAGAATCAGTAGTACAACGTCAAGGTTTGTATGCTTATAAAGTAGTAATGGATGATACCAATAATACAGCTGATGTAGTTGATAGAAACCAATTAGTAGGTCAAATTTATATTCAACCTACTAAAACAGCAGAATTTATTATTCTAAATTATAATATAACACCAACTGGCGCTACGTTCGGTGCATAACATAGTTTATAAGTTCCTGTAAGGAATATATTGAGATTGTCCTCCTACAATGTTTATCATCGTAGGAGGACATTTTTTGATAAAGTATAATATTTAATATAAAAACAAAAATACTTATAAAAATATATTTAGTTTTTTAAAATTATGTATATTTATACTTAGACAATAATTAACAAATAAACTAATTTAAATAAAATGCCAGTATTAAGCGCTAATGAGATAATGTTTACAGCTTTTGAACCAAAAGTTCAAAATCGCTTTATCATGTACATAGATGGTATTCCTGCATACCTAATTAAAAAAGCAGCTTCACCTTCTTTAGAAGCTGGTGAAATTGTTCTAGATCATATCAATGTTTACCGTAAAGTTAAAGGTAAAGTTAGATGGAATGATATGACACTTGAATTATATGATCCAATTACACCATCAGGTGCTCAAGCTGTAATGGAATGGGTTCGTCTATCACATGAATCTGTTACAGGCCGCGATGGTTATTCAGATTTTTATAAAAAAGACATTACTTTAGACGTATTAGGTCCTGTAGGTGATATTATTAGTGAATGGGTTGTTAAAGGAGCATACGTTAAATCAGCTAATTTTGGTGATTATGATTGGGCAAATGATCAAGCAATTAACTTATCAGTTACAGTTGCTATGGATTATTGCGTGCTTAACTTCTGATCTTTAATTAAGAAAATAGCGATCCAAATCGCGTCTTTTAACCCTCTCGTATATTTATATATGCAAGAGGGTTATTTTATGCTTAAAAAAGACAAACTAATACAAGAAAAATACAACGGTATTCATCCAACATGCCAATGTGGTTGTGGTGAACAAACACGTTATGAAGCTAAATTAAAAGATTTCTGTAAATGGAAAAGTGGACACCAATCCCGAGTTCCTGGTCACTTTGGTGATCCTAAAGCAAAAAAACGTGTACAAGCTATTATTAAAACACGTAAAGAAAAATTTGCTTCCGGTGAGTATGATTATATAAAACAAGCTATCAAAGGTAGGGATAACATTGAATTAGGAAAGAAAATATCCCAAGGATCTAAAGGCATATCTAAACCTAAACCAGATGGGTTTGGAATAGGACGCATACAATCTGAAGAAACTCGTAAAAAAATGAGTAATTCGGCTATACAACGCATAATAAAAACAGGTAAGGTTAAGCGATCTAATTTAGAATATAAATTTGAAGGTTTACTTGAATTATTAGAAATCCAACATATCCATTCATATTTTATAAAAGATATAAATAAAATATATGATTTTTATTTACCTAAATACAATATGCTAGTAGAAATAGATGGTGATTTTTGGCATTGTAATCCTAATACAAAATATGCATTACCTGAATGTAAAACTCAAGAAATAAATCTAACAAACGATCAATTTAAAACACAATGGGCGTTAGACAACGGTTATAAATTGATACGTTTTTGGGAAAATGACATAAATAATAATATATTAAAAGTAAAACAAGTTTTATTAGAAAACATAAAATCATAATATTTATCGACATAAAATTACTTTTCCCGAAGTATACAGAAAAAATTGGTTTGGCTTTTGCCAAACCTTTTTTTATCGTTATATTTATATTAAACAACAAGTTACAAAATGGAAAACAATGTTACAAAACCTAAATTCCCAACTGAAATAGTAGATTTACCTTCAAAAGGCCTGCTATATTCAAAGGAAAATCCATTATCAAGCGGTAAAATTGAAATGAAATATATGAGCGCACGTGAAGAAGATATTCTTACAAACGCAAATTATATTAAGCAAGGTACTGTTATTGATAAATTATTACAAGCATTAATCGTATCTCCTATCAGTTATGATGATTTATTAATTGGAGACAAAAACGCAATTTTAGTTGCTGCCCGTATTTTAGGATATGGTAAAGATTATCAATTTGTTTATAAAAACAAACAGGGATATGAAATAGAAACTACTGTTGATTTAACCACGTTAAACGACAAAGAAATTGACGAAACTTTATTTAAACCCGGTGTAAATGAATTTACTTTTAATTTACCTCATTCAGATAATACTATTACGTTTAAATTATTAACACACGGTGATGAAAAGAAAATTGAGGCTGAAATTAAAGGTTTACAAAAATTAAACCCAACAGCATCATATGATGTTACTACTCGTTTAAAATATATGATAGTATCAGTAAATGGTAATAGGGATGCTAAAACAGTAAGAGAATTTGTAGACAATTTTTTAACAGCAAGAGATGCTAGAGCACTACGTGAATATTATGTAAAAATCCAACCAGATATTGAAATGAAATACTATCCTGAGGATGAAAACTATGTAGGGGAGGGCATAGATATTCCTATTTCTCTTAACTTTTTTTGGCCTGACTCCGGAATATAGACCAATATTATTTGGTCAAATTCATGATATTTGTTTTTGGGGACAAGGAGGATATGATTGGACTACTATTTATGATATGCCTATTTGGTTAAGAAAATTTACATTTCTTAAATTAAAGGAACATTATGATAAACAAAATGAAGAAGCTGAAAAACAGCAAAACATGATGAATAATAAAAGTAAACAAGAAATAACCAAACCTAATATAACCCCTCAAAACACACCCCATTATACAGTTAAAGCGCCTAAAAAATAGGTGCTTTTTCTTTTTATATATTTATTACATATATGGCAACACCAGCAGACAAAGACAGTTTAGATAACATTAATAAGATTAATGAGTCCGCTAAAACATTAGCTAATACTTACAAACAGATTGAACAATCAACTGGAAGGTTAAATGCTGATCAAAAAGAAACATTAGATATAGCTAAATCATTAGTTAATGTTTCTTATGAAATTGGAAAATCTATTAATTTAAGAATAAGCGGTGAAGCTAAATCTAGAGATATAGCTAAACAAATAAAAGTATTAACTCAAAATCAATTAAATCAAAATGGAGAATTAAACAAATTAACAGATAATTCTGTTAAAGCAAATATAGCTAAACGAATTACTCAACAACAATTAGTAAGAGCTACTCAAGAACAAATAACTGCTGAAGAAAAATTAGGACAAAAAGCAAGCACAGTAGCAAATATTCAAAGTACCATAAGAAACTACGAAGCTGGTATAATACAAGCTAGACTTAATAATAATAATATATTAGCTAGAACTTTAAGTCATTTAAAAAATCAAGCTAGTCTTAACTTATCTACTGCTAAGCAAGCTGAAAGAGATGCTAAAGAAGATTTAAGAAATAAAGATAGAGCGTTAAGTTCTGCTACTAAGATATCAGAAGAAGCTAAAAAACAATCTAAAATAGCATATGATGCTAAAAAAGCATATGAGGCAGCAATAGATGCTCAAAAACAAGAATTAGAATTACTTAATAAAGCTAAGATTATTGCTCAAGGAAAAGAAGTATTAAATGTATTAGCAGAAAAATTTAATATAAAACAAATCAAAGATATGTTTACATTAGTAGGCATATTTAAGATGATATTAGATTCTGCTCTTAACTATAATAAAATATCTGTTGAAATAGGTAAAAACTTTGGATACGGTGCTGAACAAGCTAATAGAGTAGCATCTAATTTAAAAAGTGTTGCTCAAAGTTCTGATAACATAAATGTTACTCTAAAGAACGCAGCTGAAGCAATGAATCAGTTAAATACTCAAACTGGATTTGTAGCAGAATATTCAGCTAAAACTTTAGAAACTCAAATTATGTTAACCAAACAATTTGGATTAACAGCAGATGAGGCAGCGGGAGTTTATAAATTATCTGTTTTAACAGGAAAATCCTCAGAACAAGTAAATAAAGCAATGGTGGGTGCTTTTGTAGCATCTAGAAATCAACTTAAAGTTGGATTACCATTTAAGGCAACTATAGCTGAAGCCGCTAAAGTATCAGGCCAATTAGCCGCTAATTTAAAAAACAATCCTGAATTATTAGTACAGGCGGTATCTCAAGCTAAAGCATTAGGTACAACATTAGAACAAACTAAAAGACAAGGTGAATCATTATTAGATTTTGAATCATCTATAGAAAGTGAATTAAAAGCCGAATTATTAACAGGCCAAGCAATAAATTTAGAAAGAGCTAGATCAGCAGCATTAATGGGTGATCAAGTTACAGTAATGAAAGAACTTACAGATCAAGGTATGACTCTTGAAAAGTTCCAAAACATGAATGTATTAGCTCAAAAGTCATTTGCTGCTGCTATTGGATTGAGTTCAGATGAATTAGCTAATCAACTTACAAAACAAAAATTAGCAGTTGAAAGTGGTAAATCATTAGCTCAACTTACTGAAGAAGAAGCATTAGAAGCTGAAAAAAGACAGAATATACAAGATAAATTTAATGCCGCTGTTGAAAAATTACAAGATTTAATTGGTAATCTAGTAGCAGGACCTTTTGGAAAACTATTAGAAGTAATTACTTCTATATTATCGAATACAACTGCTCTTTGGACAATTTTAGGAGGTTTAGGAGGATATATGGTAGCATCTATTCTACCTGCTTTTAGTAAATTAGGAGTAATGATGAGATTTATTCGAATGCAAGGTATAGGAGCCGCTATAGTGTCCGTTATTAAAGGAGCATGGGAATCATTAGGTGGGTTACCTGTAGTAGGACCTATATTAGCAGGAGCCGCTATTGCTGGTGGTATAGCATTAGTAAATTCTTATAAGGCCGATGATTTAATGTCTGAACCCGGATATGGTAAACGTACATTAACTACTGAAGAAGGACAATTTAAATTAAACGATAGAGATACATTAATAGCTGGTACGGATTTAGGTGGAGGAATAAAACCACAACAACAACCAATGCAAGACAATTCAGGAATGATAGCCGCCATTAATAGTTTACACCAAACATTATCACAGAAAAATTTCTCTCCAGTATTAAAAGCAGATAGTACAATATTAGCAACAACAACAGCTCAAGGTTCTTATAATCTAGCTTAATACTCTAATATTTATATTAAACAATTAATTATTTTACAATTATGGCAGTAGTAGACCAATACAAAGCAAGTACACTTGGATTATTAGTTAGACACAATGTTGAACCACAAAGAGATATGACAGCTAAAAATTCTTTTTGGGGATATAGAGACCCATCATCTAACGTAGATCCAGCACTAAGTCAATTACATGGAGAAGGATTTGCAAATCCATACCAATTAGGTTATTCAGTAGATGGAACTCCCAATGTTAGAGTAGAATCATTTGGTGATATCTCAGCAGGTAGTACAGTATCTGTTAAAAGACCATCTCTTATAGATGAATTAGATAAAGATGCTCCTAACAATACTCAAATAGGATCCCCCGTTCCAAATGGCGGATCTGTAGTATCTAAAATATATAAATCTCCTACAGGACAAAGATATAAAGATTTAGGACCTATAGATGGTAGGTATTAATTATAGTAGGAATATCCTAAATACTATTACTTTTAATTAAACATAAATGGCTTTAAGAGACCTAGTTAATGATACTACCTTAAAATCACTTAAATATGGCTTTGACCAATTAGGTGGTGGTGATAGTGGACAACCTTATATAACAACAGATATTAGTGATCCTAATTTAACTAATCTAAATTTAGCTAGAGGAGGATTAGGAAGTATATTGCGAGAAGCAGGTATATCTCCTATTATAACAATCAATAATAAAATAGGTAAAGACGATGGTTTTGTAAGAGGTGGTTTTTTAGGAGCAGCTAATGCTGGTATAGTAGATACTGTTCGTATAGGTAGTTGGATTATAAATAATCCTTTATGGATCGCTAAACAAGTAGGTCTACAATTATCTAATCCTAAATTAGAAGTTAGAAAAGGAACATTAGGAGCTATTACTTCTCTACTAACAGGTAATATAGGTCCGCTTACTGGTGGTTTATTACAACCCACCAGAATATATAATTTAGGAATTAATACATTAGCTCAAATTCCCTTTAATGCTTTTGGTGGTCATTTTATTAGACATGGCTTAACACCAATAATGGCGGATAGTGACAAGTATGAATCTATAGTAACAGACAATAATAAAGCAAATAAAAATCGATTAGTAGGATTAAAATCTAATTATTCATTTAATTCATCTAAAGAACAAACATTAGTAGAATCAGATATAGATAGATATATTACTGGCCCTGAATCAGCATATGGTATAGGACAAACAGTTATTAGACGATTTGTTCCTAAAAGCACAACTACACAGGAATTCTTAGAAATTGCTAAATTTACTAATCAATCCAATACAAGAGATTGGGAGAAAGCTAATATTTCTATTAATGGTCTTCTTGGCTTATCTAAAACCATAGGCACATCAGTTATACCTGAATATTCTAGTACTCCTCTATCTAATAGGGACCAAACAGCAATTAACTATAATGGTGCTTCTCCTATGGCTAGGAAATATGCTGATTTATTTAAAGCAACACAAGCCGTTACTAATATCGTACAAAGTATCCCATTTTCAGATTCAATAAATTATACATCTCAAGGTCCATCTAATTCACCGTTTGGTGAAGGTAGAAAAGATTTTAAAACAATACAAAATATTGGATTAAATAGAAATAGAAAAGCAGAAAGTGGAGATTATAAGTACTACGGTGATAAAAAAGTTAGTGATGATGGTAGTCAAGCTTCATATAATAATACATATAAGTTTGACAGATACGATTCTGATATTCTAACAGTAATGTTTAGAGGAGTAGATCCATTCACATTAAACGAAGAAAGATGGGCTTTTTCCGCTTATCTAAGTAATTTTAGAGATGATTTTAACGCTACTTGGAATGATATAAATTATATTGGGAGATCAGAAACTTTCTATATATATTCAAAATTCAGAAGATCAGTATCATTTAATTTAAAAATACCTTGTTTTAATAGAACACAATTATTTGAAAAACACAGAGCATTAGGTCAATTAGCATCAACAACTGCTGGTAGATATAGTACGGAAAATAATGCTTTAGGTGGTGTATTATTAAGATTAAATGTGGGTAATTATTTAGTAGGAGAATATGCTACAATGACTAGTTTACAATATAGTATACCTGACGATTCACCTTGGGATATAACACCTGAGGCTAGATTAGCTATGTATATTGAAGCCAACTTTAATTTTAATATTGTACATCAAAAATTACCTCAATATTTACCTAGTGCTACTGCTGAGGGCGGCAGCAAACCAGTAGGCTTCTTTGGATATTTACCAGATTCAGTTGCTGGTGATAAAGAATTTATTAGAATACCAAACAGAACAGACGGTGAGCAAAATACTATTACAGAAGGGTTTGCTATTAATTTAGTAGATCCACCATTAGATGCTAATAATAATTCATTATCTAGAGGTACAAAACTATCAAATACAAACCCAGCTCATGTTATAGTTCCTAGGAGTGAATTAAAAGAACAAATAAAATTTAAACAACCATTAGAATCTAATTCAACTATAGAACAAAATATAAACACATTGTCAGAAACACCAACTGCTGCTTTCTCTACTACTAATAGTACTAATACTACTACCACACCAACCACCAGAACTACTACTACTACCACACCAACCACCAGAACTACTACTACTACTACTACTGAGTTTTTTGATGCTAATGATAATTCACCTAGAAAGAAAGAATTAATGGAAAAAATACAGGCAATTAGAAATAAAGGATTATAAAAATGGATAGATATCAAAACGGAACAATATTAAAAACAGAAGACGGACAACCCTACTATAAAAGTAAATTTTATCCTAACATACCTGTTTCAGAAAATGACTTCTATATAATAACTTCTGAAGGAGATAGACTTGATTCTTTAGCAAATTCTTATTATCGTGACTCTACTTTATGGTGGATTATAGCAATGGCAAATAATACTACTAATGGATTATTATTTCCTGCTCCTGGCACTCAATTAAGAATACCAATTAATATAGGAAATATTTTAACACAATATAATAATTTTAATAATGCTAGATAAGTTATCAAATGTCAATATTTAAAGATACATTTACTGAAAAAGTCAAAGATCAATTAACAATTAGAGGAAATGCGTTTTTAAAACGCACTTCTAATGATATAATATATATAAACGGAAGAACGGCTTGGGCTAGAATGGTATCTGGTGTTGATGTAGGAGGAGATAGTAAACTAGCTAAAGAAAATATATTACAAGGTGGATTATTACAAAATGATGGTAAATCCTTAAGACAAGGCGTTGGTAATAATTTTACCTCTAACGCATATAGTAATATAACTAACAACACAAATAATTTTTATGGTTTAAGACCAATGCCTGGTATTACTAGTATTAACGTACAAAGTAAATCAGCATATGGCTCAGTACGTGTAGCAACAGTAACATTTAATTGTTGGGATATCCGACAATTAGAATTATTAGAATTATTATACATGAGACCGGGGTTTGTATTATTGTTAGAGTGGGGTTGGTTGCCCTATTTAGATAATAAAGGAAATATAGTTACAAATCTTAAAAATAATTTTTATGATATTTTTGATTCATCAAGAATATCACCTAAAACAGGTAAACCTATATCTCTTCATGAACGTTTAATTGAAGTATATAATAAATCTCAAGAAAACGATGCTAACTATGAAGGTATATTAGGTTATATCAAAAACTATAGTTGGTCACAAAGACCAGATGGAGGATACGATTGTACAACTGAGATTATATCAACAGGTGAGGTATTAGAATCATTAAAAGTAAATTACTCTGTAAATTACATTTCTCCAACCGAATTAAAAAATGGAATATTATTTACATCAAAAAAATCTTCTGGAGCCTCTTTTGTAGATAACACAAAATATGGAGAATCAATAGCTAAGTTTTATCAAAATAATATTTTAGCTGGGATAGCTGCTGAATCTATATTTGCTGCTTACACTAAAATAGATGAAGAAAATAAAGAAGATAGTGATTTAAATAAAGGATTAGTTTATCCTATAATTGATAACGGATCTATTACAGGAACGGTAAACCATGCTATAAATCTTTTTATATTTAAAATTGAAGCAAACTCAACAGATGAACAAAAAGATGAACAAAAAAGTAGTAAAATTGATCCTAATATTCAAGTGTATATAGACTTAGATTCATTTACTAAAATAATAAGTAAACACGTAGTACCATCAAACCCAGATAATGGAGATCCCTTAGTATCCTTAACTACTAAATCAAGAGAATATATCTCAGGTTCTGTATCTAGTCCTGATTTATATTGTTTATATCATCCTTTACAAATATCAATGGATCCTAGAATATGTTTAATTAAAAATGATCTATTTAGAAAAGCACTTACAGTAAATCCAACATATAATCCACCATCAACTGTTTGGAACATAACTGATTTACCTCGTAATGAACAAGGATTTGCTTTACTTCTTAAAAGTTATATTAAAATATTTTTAAATGCTTTAACAACTACAATAACAGATGATGATGCTCAAATAAAATATATACAACAAACTATAATAAATTTACAACTACGAGCGGCTTCATATGGTATTACTGATATAAAAATAATAGGTAAATTTTTAGCTAACGCTTGGGAAGAATACAAATTTCAAAATTCTAATACAATATTAGGAGATGTAACAACTGCTTCTGGTACTGTTTCTACTATAACTGATATAAATTATACTGGTATTTTAAATAACAATATAAGATTTAATCCATTAAATGGCAGACTATACCCAGATGAAAAAAATTTTATAAATGAGATTTCTGGTTTTGATTTTATTACTGTTCTCAAAATAAAACTTAAAGGTCGTGGAAATTCTATAGGTACTGACCAAGAATTAAAATCGGCACTAGGTGAAGAATACAGTAAAGTTTATGTTCCTGATACTAATGTTGCTTTAGCTGCTAAAGATGCTATTATAGCAAAAATAAATGATCTTAAAGAAGATAAAAATAGAGAAAATATTAAATTTGAAGGAATTGAATTTTTAGATAGATTACCAAAAAACTTTAGAGAATCAACTAATGGTAAAAGTTTAGGAAATATAGGAAATATATATATTAATTTACTTAATGTTATTAATTTAGCTACTGATGGTAATTTAGAAGCAAATGATGTTAAAGAAAAACAAGATATTAATTTATATGATTTTATAAAAAAACTAATGGGTCAAGTTCAAAGTTCTATAGGTAATGTAAATAACTTTGATATCCATGTTGACCCTATTGATGGTATAGGTAGAATTATAGACATTAACTATGTTGATGAAAAAAAAACTAGTGATGCATATGCTAATGCCTTTACATTTATAAGCCAACCAGACAATCTTGGTCTTCCTGCTTTTAATGGATTAGTAAATAATGTTCGCTCATATAAAATAAATTCTAAAATATTTAAAGAACAAAGTAGTATTGTAGCTATTAGTGCCCAAAATGGAGGTGGTGTAATGGGACTAGATAATGAAACCTTAGTAGGATTTCAAAAGGGTCTTACAAATAGATTAGCTTTAAACACAAAACCAACATCTGCTCCTTATATTCAAAGTCAAGGAGCACAAATAATAGGAGTATTAAATCAATCTTTATCTTTACTTGTAACCTTTTTAGAAGATTTAAATTGGATTCCTAAAAGATTCTGGCCTGATAAAGAAAGAGAATATGACATAGAAAATTCAGAAAAATATAAAAATGCTTTACGTGATATGATAAGAGCATATATAACATTTTCTAAAAACAGTACTGCTTTTAAAGCTATAATCCCAACTACTGTATCTTTAGAATTAGATGGTATTGGAGGTATTATTATAGGTCATATGTTTAGATTACCTGATGAAGTTTTACCACTTGGATACAAAGGAGATCAAATAAACCAAAATAAAATAGGTAGAAAATTAGGATATATAGTAACAGGATTAGGACATAAAATAACGGATTCAGATTGGACTACTAATATAGAAGCTCAAACTATAATATTAGAAGATCCAGAAACAACAACAGAATTAGATTTTTTTAAACTTTTAGAATCAGCAGACGCTACAGATGAGATAACAGTAGATGTAGAAACAGGACAGACCACAATTAAAGAAGCTAATACTTCTGTAAGCCTACCAACAGTACTAAATACTTCAGAACAAGATTTTTGGACTTTAGTAGCAATATGTGCTACAGAAGCAGGAGCATTAGATGCACAAGGACAAGCTGATGTTGCTCAATCATTGTATAATAGATTAGGCTCAAAAGCATATTCTGCTACTTCTATAACTAAATTAATATTAAAGAAAGGACAATATGAACCTACATGGAGATTTCCTAAAGGATCAGAACGTGGAAAAAATAATCCTAATCCATCTTGGTATGGTATAACAAACGCTTCAACAGCAGCAACAGCAACTGGATTAAATGAAAATCAATTGTCTCAAGTAGCTAGAAATATTCAAAATCCTGAATTACAAAGACAAGCAACCCAATTTATTCAAGGAAGAACTGATTTTTTAGGAAAAGATCAATCCGCTGATGCAATGACTGCGAATGGTTCTAAAAAACAAAGAAATACATTTAGTAATAAATTTGGATTTTCATTCAGTTATACTAAAAACACAACATATCCTGTTCCTAATTTTATTAATAAAATAAAAATATGAGATATCCTAAAAACCAATTAAAAGAAAATCAATACACACCTGGAGGAGAATTTATTGATACTTCTAATAATAGAATATATAGTGGATATTATTGGGAAATTAATGGAAGTTATTTTATAGGTAAAACAGCTTCTAACAATGCTATTAAACTTAAAAAAGCAAGTCCTGAAGAAATACAAAGAGCCCAATTAAATAAAACTGAAGGGGTAAATAGTATTTCAAAAGAAACAATATTATCTTCTAATAGTATAATAATAAGCATTCCCTCTAATACAAGTACCTCTGATATTCGTTACTTTTCAAAACAGATTAACATAACTCCTACAGTTATAAAAGAAATAAATAAAAATACATTTGATAATATTAAAAATAATGGATTGTATCAAACATTATCTTTAAGTTCTGATTCAATCTACCCAAATTCTCCAGCACTAAATGTAGCAGAAAAAAATTTCTTTGGTATAAAAGCATTTTTAGGTTTTTAAGTCAAAAAAGCTTTATTATCTTTATAAAAATAAAGGTTATATGGCATTTTACGTTATAGAAAAACAAGATCAATTAGATAAATTAACATGTTTTGGAGATTGTTTTATTGATTTCATTTCACAAAACAATAATTTTCACCCTAAAATTAGTCCCTTAAGTCTAATATATCTTAGACCATTAAACGATCATAAAGGTTATATATTCTGCCTAAATCATAGTGAATCGTTTTCTTTAGATAAAGAATATACTATTAATTGGATTAATAACAATACTCAAAAATTATTTACTCCTGATAAGAAAAAGGCTTTATATTATTTTAATAATTTTGATAAGTTATACGATATTAATTTTATAGAAAGTATCCCTTTAGATAAATTACAAACAAATAACTGTATTGATTTTTATTATAAAAAACATTATGCCTTACCTAATGTAAATTGTTTAATTCCTCTTAGTAAACACTATGAGGAAAAAGAAAATTTATTTGGGTTAGCTAAACCTATTATATCTCAATTTAGAGAAAATAATAATACATATAAATTCAATAATAATCAAACAACACAAGTATTTTTTGAAATAGAGAATAATGGTATAAAAATAGACAAAGATTGTTTTATTGATTGTTATGGTGGCGATTTAAAACACCCAGAATTTAATATATTAAAAGGCAAAATATATTCTCATTATAACTTATACACGACTACTAGTAGACCCTCTAATTCATATAACCATATTAATTTTGTTGCTTTAAACAAAAATAACGGTGAACGATTATGTTACCGTCCCTCAAACGATATGTTTATTGAGTTTGACATTCAGGGATATCACCCACGCATATTAGGAGAAATGATTAATTTTTCATTTTTAAACACCAGAAACACATATGAGACATTAGCTACCATATTAGATGTATCTTATGATGAAGCTAAAGAATTAACATTTAAACAAATATATGGGGGTGTATGGAATGAATACAAAAATAAACCATTTTTTAAAGATATAATAAGAATTACAGACGATATTTGGGATACATACCAATTTAGTAAATATTATGAAACTAAAAACAGAATATTTGCAATAGATAAAGATATGACTCAGTCTAAATTATTAAATTACATAATACAAAGTAAAGAAACATCTATAAATGTTGAAATATTAACAGAAATAATAAATTATTTAAAAGATAAACAAACTAAATTAGTGTTATATACTTATGATGCGTTTTTGTTTGATTTTGCAAGGTCAGATGGAAAAGAAACATTAATCGAATTACAACGAATAATAAAATATCCAACAAACATTAAAAAAGGCAAAACATACCATAATCTACAAAAAATATAATATGAAATTCTCGTTTATAAACAACCCTGATATATTTATTGATAATGAAATTTCATCAATAGACATGGGACAAAAATTATTTTGTACTTTTACATTACATGGTGATTTAGAAAAAACTCTAGATAACATAACAGATAAATATACAATCTTATATGATAAAATATTTATTTTAGAATCACCACAAAGCGAAGAATTAATGTGTACTTACAACATAGATACACATAATACTAATGATATTCCTTTATATCATACTATATTATTACACCGCAAAAAGGAAAGCAATACGTTATATACTATTAATGCATTAAATACATTAATTAAATTATTAAATAATGGTGTATTAGACACTAAATACCCCATAAATTGGTTAGAATATAATAATAGTTTATTACTAACTAATGGTAATGATATACGTAAATTAGAAACTAAAATTTACAATATAATCCATCTTTAAAACATGAAACTAATAAAAGAAGCAAAACGTCTACAAGAATTAGCGGGAATTAATGAGATTAAAGTTGAACCACCAAAGAGAGAAGAATACTATATATATAATCTAGACGATTCAGAAGGAACAGAACCACCTCTTGGGCCTTTTTCTTTAAATAAAGCAAAAGAGAAATTAAAAATATATAATGCCGGATTATCATACCCTGAATGGGGTATAATAGATGCTGAAGAAGCTCGTAAGTGGTATGATTTAGATGAGGTTAAAATTGCTTTTAAAGATAATAGAAAAGCTTTAGGAACAGTGTTTTATGAAAATCCTGATACTGAAGAAGCAGAAAAATATGGTTATCTATATGTTTGGAATCAGGAATTTATAGAACAATTAGCTAAAGATTTAGGCTACGAAGAAGACTACGAAGATGCAGCAAATGAATTTACAGCATATGTTGAGCCAGGTACTAAAGAAGATATACATTCTCTAGAGAAGATTTTAAGACTTAAAAATTTAACTGTAGATAAACTTACTGTAGAAATGTATAAACAAGCTATGTTACGTTCACTAAAAAAGATATCTCTTCCTTAAAGAATATTTGGGAAGTCAGAATTAAGGTTTTATATTTATAACAAATAGTTATAAAAATGGATTTATCATTAATTAAACAGAAGCTTGCCTCTTCTCAGAACAAAGGCAAATTAAAAGAGAAAACAGATTATACTAAAATTTTCTGGAAACCTAAGCCAGGTAAATACCAAATACGTATTTTACCTTCTAAATTCGACAAATCTAATCCTTTTCGTGAAATTTATTTTCACTATGGATTTGCAAGAGGTCCAATTTTAGCATTAACAAATTGGAATGAAAAAGATCCTATTGTTGAATTTGCAAAACAATTACGTAAATCGTCAGACAAAGATGATTGGCAATTAGCTAAAAAAGTTGAACCAAAATTACGTTACTTTGCACCTGTGTTAGTACGTGGAGAAGAAGATAAAGGTGCTCGTTTATGGGAATTTGGTAAATTAACTTATGAACAATTGTTAGGTATTGCTGCTGACGAAGACTATGGTGATTACACAGATGTTTCTAATGGACGTGATTTTACTATTGAAGCTATTGAAGATTCAATTGCTGGAAAAAAAAGTATTAAATGCTCTATTCGTCCTAAAGTTAAATCATCATCTATTTCAGAAGACGCTACTTTAATACAAAAAGTATTAGATGAACAACCTGATATTTTAACTGTTAATAAACATTATACATTTGAGGAATTACAAGAGGTTCTTAACAAATGGCTAAACCCAGAAGAAACTGCTGAAGAAACAGAAACACCAGTAGCATCAGCTACGGATGAAGATGAGGATGAAACAAGCGACTTACCTTGGGAAAAAGAAACATCTTCTCCTTATAAAGTAGAAGCACCTACTAAAACAAGCAACGCGGATAAATTTGATAGTTTATTTAACGAAAACTAATCAACATGGCAAAAAAAGACAGTTTAACAGCTGCTATATCAGACGGTTTAAAAAAGCCGTTTGATATAGAAGCATTCAAAAAATCAAAATACTTAGATCAATCATCTAAGTTTAAAAAACAAAGATGGATTCCTTTTTCATCAGCAATGAATGATGCATTGTCTATCCCGGGAGTACCTATGGGGCATGTGTTTATAGCTCGTGGTGGGTCAGATACAGGTAAAACAACATTGTTAATCGAAACTGCAGTAGCAGCTCAAAAAATGGGTATATTACCTATATTCATTATTACTGAAATGAAGTGGGATTTTTCTCATGCTCAGAAAATGGGTTTTGAGTTGAATGAAATAGTTGACGAGGAAACAGGAGAAGTAAATTATACTGGGTTTTTCTTATATGTAGATAGAGCATCATTGAATACTATTGAAGATGTAGCTGGATTTATTGCTGATATTTTAAATGAGCAAAAACAAGGAAAATTACCTCACGATTTATTGTTCTTATGGGATTCAGTTGGTTCTATTCCATGTGAAATGAGTGTTAAACAAGGAAATAATAATCCTATGTGGAATGCCGGCGCTATGGCTACTCAATTTGGTAATTTTATTAATCAACAGTTTCCATTATCTCGTAAAGAAAAATATCCTTACACAAATACATTCTTTATTATTAACAAAACGGGTGTACAACCAGCTTTAACACCTATGTCTCAACCTAGGATGACAAATAAAGGTGGTAATTCAATGTATTGGGATGCTACTATTGTAGCTACGTTTGGTAACGTTACTAATAGTGGTACTTCTAAAATATTTGCACAACATAAAGGCAAAAAAGTAGAATTTGCTAAACGTACTAAAATAGCAATTGATAAAATACATGCTGATTGTGGTATAGCAACAGCAACTACAGTAATTGTAACACCTCATGGTTTTATACCTGATGATAAAGAAGCAGAAAAAGAATATAAAAAACTTCATGCTCATGAGTGGTTTGGTGAAAAAGTAGATATTGAAAAACTTCAAATAATTGAAGATAATTCCGAGTGGGAAGAAAGTAGCAGAATATCACCAATGATCGAAGTAGATAATGAAGAATAAGTATGCTCAACTTTTATCTAATATAAATAATAATCCTCGTACTGCTCAAGATTCAATTTTAATAATTGATGGTTTAAATTGTTTTTTAAGAGCATTCACTATGATTAATCATATAAACCCAGATGGAGCCCATATTGGTGGGCTTACTGGGTTTTTAAAATCAATTGGTTATGCTATAAAAATAATAGATCCAACTAAGGTAGTTATTGTATTTGATGGTATTGGTGGTTCAAATAATAAAAGAAACTTATATCCTGATTACAAAGCAAATAGAAATAAAAGTCGTATGACTAATTATTCTATATTCAGTAATAAGGAAGAAGAAAATGAAGCCATCAATAACCAAATAAGTAGATTAATACAATATCTTAAATGTCTTCCAGTTAGTATTATTTGTATAGACGGTATTGAAGCAGATGATGTTATTGGTTATCTCGCGGTAAAATTCGAGAATTTTGCGTTAACTAAGGAAGTCACCATAATGTCCGCTGATAAAGATTTCTTGCAGTTAACAAGCGATAAAACACAAGTTTATTCGCCTATTAAGAAGAAAATATATAAACCTGAAGATGTAAAAACTGAGTATATTGTAGATCATTTAAATTTTATAAATTATAAAATATTAATGGGAGATACATCAGATAACTTACCTGGCGTACCTGGTTTAGGTCCTAAAAAACTAATTAAACTATTTCCTATTTTAAATGAAAACAGAAAAATTAGTTTAGATGAGATAATAGAATATTCTAAAACCAAAATTAACGAACATGCTTTATATTCTTCTGTTATAGAAAGATCATATCAGTTAAGTATCAACATGCAATTAATGGATTTACAAAACATTCCTATATCAGATGAAAATAAAAGAGAAATACAACAAAATTTTAATGATCAATTTTCATTAAATAAACATGTGTTTATGCAGATGTATTTAGCAGATCATCTAGAAGAAAACATACCTAACACATCAAATTGGCTTAATCAAATTTTTGGAGGGCTAGATAATTTTTAGTAAATTTAAAATAAAGGTTTATGACAAGTTCAACATTAAATAAATTACAAAACTACGGTAGTGTTTTTCAAGTTAAAGTAATGGGAGCACTATTAACTCAACGTGATTTTTTATTAAATATATCAGATTCATTAGATAGTGAATATTTTGAAAATCCATCTCATAAATGGGTTGTTGATTATATTATAAAATATTTTGAACAATATCATACTTACCCTACTGCGGAAACCTTATCTATTGAAATTAAAAAAATAGATAATGAAATATTAAGGATATCTTTAGTTGAATCGATTCGTGAAGCCTATAAATTGGCAGATGCAAGTGATTTAGAATGGGTTGAAAAGGAATTTTCTAATTTCTGTCAAAATCAACAGATGAAAAAAGCAATTATGACATCTGTTGATTTACTAAGTTTAGGTGATTATGATGGTATTAAACAATTAATTAATCGCGCTCTAAAAGCAGGAGAAGATAAAAACATAGGTCATATATATGAATCGGATGTTGAATCTCGTTATAGAGATGATGATAGAAAAGCAATACCTTTTCCTTGGCCTATATTTAATGATTTGACTCAAGGTGGATATGGTAAAGGCGATTTAGTACTACTATTCGGTAACCCAGGTGGAGGTAAATCTTGGGGTGTAATAGCAATGGGTGCTTATGCTGCTGCTTTAGGATATAATGTAGTACATTATACTTTAGAACTATCAGAAGGATATGTAGGTAAACGTTATGATGCTGTATTTTCAGGAATACCCGTTGATAAGTTAGATGAACATAGAGTAGAAGTTGAAACTGCTATTTTAAATGTAAAAGGAAAAATTATAATCAAAGAATATGCTCCTAAACGAGCATCCATAGATACAATTGAATCCCATATTCAACAACTAGAGCATCAAAATGAATTTAAACCAGATTTAATTATTATTGATTATTTAGATTTATTACGCACTAAAGGAAGAAAAGAACGCAAAGAAGAAATAGATGATGTTTATACTGATATTAAAGGATTATCTAAAGAATTAGGAATACCAGTAGTATCACCATCACAAGCAAATAGAACGGGCGCTGATAAAGGAATATTACAGGCTGAAAATGCAGCTGGTTCATATGATAAGATTATGATTGGTGATATCATTATATCATTAGCTCGTGGAAGAAAAGATAAAATAAACGGAACAGGTAATTGGCACTTTATTAAAAATCGTTATGGTGCTGATGGATTAACATTTGGTTCTAAAATAAATACCTCAAATGGATATATAGAGATATATGACCAACCTTTAGATGATGAAGATACGCCTGAGTTAAAAGGTAAAAATAAAGCAACAAATCCCTTTTCAGAAGTAGGGACAGAAGACAAACAAATCTTACGAAATAAATTTCTTTCTTATAAAGAAGGATAATATTTATAAACCCAAATAAAAAAATATGATTACAGTTAAACGTTACACAGCATCTTGGTGTAGTCCTTGCAAAGTATTAGCACCTGTTATGGATGAAATAAAAAATGAATTATCAGATGTTAATTTTGTTACAATTGATGTAGAATTACATAAAGAAGCAGCAATGAATGATAATATTGCGTCAATACCAACCGTTGTAATATCAAAAAACGGACAAGAACTACACCGATTTACCGGAGTTATACCTAAGCATTCTATATTACAATTAATTAAACAATTTTCTTAATATAACATATATAAAATTGAAAGAAAAATGGGATTTAAACGATTTGACCATCAACGATGGATAGAGTTATCTTTTATAGAGGATTGCAAAATATTAAAGAAAGCTAAATCACTAAAAGAATACTATAACAAAGCAAACACAGGATTATATGAATTTTTAAATCCTTCTTTATCATATCCATACGAAACTATAGATATGGTTGGTGGACAAAAAATATGGAAAGTAGAAAAACAAAATAATGATCCTATATTAGTAGTAACCTTAAAAAAAGGAGGATTAAACAATAACCATTATTGGATTATAGATTTTTATTTTCCTGAAACTGAAAAGGGATTTGATAAAAAACAAGGATTAGAAGGCAAAAATTATCTAGACACAATATCTAAGATTTTTATAGATGAATTATTACCTTATATTGAACAATCAGAATATAATACTTTATTGTTTAAAGCGTATATAAATGATGGGGCAGGTAACCAAAGAAAAACTGTTTTTAAAAAAATGGTAGATAAATTTCTGCCTAAAGATAAATTTACATTTAGCGAAGAACATAATAATTTTATAATTAAAAAAAAACAATAACAATGAACATAACACAAGAAATCTTGTCGGAAATAACGACTTACATGAAATATGCTAAATTCAAACCAGAAGTAAACAGACGAGAAACATGGGAAGAATTAGTAACAAGAAATAAGGAAATGCATCAAACAAAATTTCCTCAATTACATGATGAAATTGAAAAAGCATATAAAATGGTCTACGATAAAAAAGTACTACCATCGATGCGTTCATTACAATTCGCAGGTAAACCTATTGAGCTTAATAATTCTCGTATATTTAATTGTTCTTTTCTTCCTATTGATGACTGGAGATCATTTAGTGAAATAATGTTTTTATTACTTTCAGGATGTGGAGTAGGATACAGTGTACAAACACATCATGTAGATAATTTACCTGAAATTACAACACCTGTAAAACACAAACGTTATTTAGTAGGTGATAGTATTGAAGGATGGGCAGATGCAATTAGAATGCTTTGTAAAGCATATTTTACAGGTGGTTCTTTACCAATATTTGATTTTAGAGATATCCGTCCTAAAGGAGCCCAATTAATTACTGTAGGTGGTAAAGCACCTGGTCCTGAACCATTAAAAGAATGTCTGTTTAACTTACAAAAAATACTTGATAGAAAAAAAACAGGCGATAAATTAACATCATTAGAAGCACATGATATGGCTTGTCATATAGCAGATGCTGTACTATCAGGTGGTATTAGACGTGCAGCATTAATAGCATTATTTAATCTTGATGATGAAGATATGTTAACATGTAAATTTGGAAATTGGTGGGAAGAAAATCCTCAACGCGGTAGAGCAAATAATAGTGCTGTGGTAATGCGTCATAAGATTGACGAAGAAGAGTTTTTTAAATTATGGAAGAAAATCGAGTTAAGTGGATCTGGTGAACCAGGTATCTACTTCAGCAATGATAAAGATTGGGGAACAAACCCATGTTGCGAAATCGCTTTAAGACCATTTCAATTCTGTAACTTATGTGAGGTAAATGTATCAGATGTAGTTGATCAAGCAGATTTAAACGCAAGAGTAGAAGCAGCAGCATTTATAGGTACATTACAAGCCGCATACACTGATTTCCATTATTTAAGAGATATCTGGCGTAAAACAACTGAAAAAGACGCTTTATTAGGTGTTGGAATGACAGGTATTGGATCAGGTGCTGTATTAGGATTGGATTTAAAATCAGCAGCTGATTTAGCTAAAACAGAAAACGCTCGTGTTGCTGAAATAATTGGTGTTAATAAAGCAGCTCGTGTCACTACAGTAAAACCATCAGGTACATCATCATTAGTATTAGGAAGTAGCAGTGGTATTCATAGCTGGCATGATAAGCATTACATCAGACGTATCAGAGTAGGTAAAAATGAAGCAATTTATACTCACCTAGCAATTTACCATCCAGAACTATTAGAAGACGATTTCTTTAAACCTACTATCCAAGCTGTAATATCTATTCCACAAAAAGCACCAGAAGGCGCTATTATACGTAGTGAAGAATCAGCATTAATGTTGTTAGAACGTGTTAGAAAGTTTAATATGGAATGGGTAAGAAAAGGTCATCGTAAGGGAGCTAATACAAATAATGTATCTGCAACTATATCTGTTAGAAATGAAGAATGGAAAGAAGTAGGAGAATGGATGTGGAAATATAAAGACACATTTAATGGATTATCAGTTCTGCCTTTCTCAGATCATACTTACACTCAAGCACCTTTTGAAACAATCACTGAAGAACACTTTAACGAAATGGTAAATCATCTTCATTCTGTAGATTTGAGCCAAGTAATTGAATTTGATGACAATACTGCATTAGGTGATAGCGTCGCCTGCGGAGGAGGAGCTTGTGAAATAGTGTAAGTAAAGGTAGCGCTTGTGATATTTTCATATATTTATTGACATGATAGGAATATATAAAATTACAAGCCCCACTAATAAAATATATATTGGACAAAGTGTAGATATAGATGATAGATTTAGAAAATACAAAAATTTAAATTGTAACAGACAAACTATCATCTATAACTCTCTTAAAAAATATGGATGGGAACAACACATATTTGAAATTATTGAAGAATGTCCGGCTGATAAATTACTAGAACGCGAAACCTATTGGAAAGAATATTATAAAGTTTTAGAAGTACCTAGTTTATGTTGTAGAATAGACGGAAAAGGAGGCTATATGAATGAAGAAACTAAAGCTAAAATAGGCTTAAAACATAAGGGTAAAATAATGTCTAACGAAGCTAAGACTAAAATATCTAAAGCTCTTAAAGGACGTAAAGTAACATGGGATTGTAAAGGACCTAAAGATTATAAATACACAGAGGAACAAAAACAAAAAATGAGAAAACCTCGTGTGAATAGATGGGAACGAGAAAAATTAGTATCTCCATCTATAGTTAAAGAAATAAGGAGTAAATTTAATCTAGGACACAAACGCTCAGATTTAAGTAGAGAATATAATGTAAGTTGGGGTACTATTAAAAATATAACTGATCATATAAATTCATATAAATTCATATAAATGATAAAATTACTAGATATATTAAATGAAGCTATAAATGGAGGTATTGTTTATACCTATAGAAGTCAAAAAAGCTTACCCGATATTGAAGCTAATGGCATAAAAATGTCAGATAAAAATAAACAAAATTCTGAAGATTATAATATCCCTGATTATGGGTATACTTATTATACCTCTACTAGTAAAGATTCTAATTGGATTGATAGAAACCCATATGGAAATGCTGATAATCCGTATACTGTAAGAGTATCTATAGACTTAAATAAAATAAAAAACGATAAAAATTATAGTTTTAAAGATTTAAATAATATAGAAGGATGGAACTACCCAGAATATCAAGAAGTAAGAATATATTCTAATACAAAAGATAGAATACCTCCGGAATATATTAGTTCTATTGATATACTTAGAAGAAGATCAGGAGATGAATATGGGTGGGATTTTATAGGTACACTTGACTTAGAACCAGAAGTAAAAACATATATTGATAATACTTTTAAAGAAAATCCAGAGTTAGATGAAGATTCGTTCCCATACGATAAAATGTATGATTATTTTACAGAATTTTGGAATCATGAAGATGAATCTTATGATGATGTTTCTCAAGAAGTTATGAACTATATAAGCTCTAAAGTTAGTTAATGTCTAAATTCATAGAAGATATTCATTACTATAAAGACGGAGATAGGGTAGTTTTCACTGCCCTATTTCACGTTCAACGCGGTTATTGTTGTGGTTGTAAATGTCTTAATTGTGCTTATATTCCCAAACATGAAAAAAATAATAATATTATGGATATAGAAATATTAAAAACTTTAAAAGAACAAGCAGAATTTTTAAAAAAAAATCAAGATGCTTTTACTTTACCTGAAAAAATAGAAAAAACAAACGAAATACATCAAAAATTAGAACAACTATTATCTACAATAAATGTAAATATTGAAGAAACTGAGTAGGAATATTATATTTTTTAATATTTATTGGCAAATAAAATAATAATATGCCAATAACATATAGATTAACTAAAGAATCCCCATTAACTTATGAAGAGTTAGATGGAAACTTTCAATTTCTTACAGCATCTATCAATGCTATATCAGGAGCATACGCTACTACTGGTTCAAATACTTTTATAGGTAATCAAATATTTCAAGGTAATATATCTGTATTAGGCACAGCTTCATTTACATATACTACTTCATCTGTTAATGCAATCAGTGCTTCAAGCTTTAATATAGCTATTTCAAGTCCTACAGTACGTTATGGTTTTTATAATGTTATTGATTCTGGATCATATAAAACAACATCATCTCTTGCTTGGGATTCTACAAATCAACGTTGGATATATCAAAAAGTAACAGGTTCTATTACAAGTAGTGCTGTATTATTAACAGGTCCTATAAGTACAGGAGGTTTAGGAACAGAAACTAATATTCCTCAATATGTGATTCCTATATCAAATGGTACTCAATCATTAGCAAGTTCTAATATATATTCAAGTGGTTCAATCCATATTGTAACAGGTTCTCTAACAATCACTCAGGGAATAACAGGATCGTTATTAGGTACAGCTTCGTTTGCTTTAACTGCTTCAAATTATTTATTATTAAGTAATACAGGTTCATTTGCAACTACAGGTTCAAATTCATTTAATGGAAATCAAATAATAACTGGTAGTTTAAATAATGGAATTAGTAATACAACTATTGGTATTTATTCTCACGCAGAAGGTTCGGGTACAATAGCATCTGGTTCTTATTCTCATGCAGAAGGTAATAACACAAATGCAAAAGGAGATTATTCACACGCAGAAGGTCTTAATACAACAGCATCTGGTTCTTATTCCCATGCAGAAGGAGGAGCTACTCAAACAACAGGAGCTCTTTCACACGCAGAAGGGGATACTACAAGAGCAGTAGGATATGCAGCTCATTCCGAGGGTACATCTACAATAGCATTAGGACAATCATCTCACGCAGAAGGTGGTAATACAATATCATTTAAATTAGGATCACACGCAGAAGGTTATCAAACAATATCATCTGGTTCTTACTCACATGCTGAAGGCTTCAATACAACGGCATCAGGAGATTATTCACACGCAGAAGGTAATAACACAACTGCAAACGGAGAAACATCACATGCGGAAGGATATAACACAATAGCAAATGGATATTTTTCTCACGCAGAAGGTTCAGGTACAACAACAAATGGATATGGAACTCATGCAGAAGGTTTCAATACAACAGCAAACGGAAACTATTCTCATGCAGAAGGTAATAACACAACTGCAAACGGAACTTATTCTCATGCAGAGGGTGAAGGAACTATAGCATCAGGTTCAGGACAAACAGTAGTAGGCAAATATAATAAACAAAACAATACAAGTTCTTTATTCATTGTTGGTAATGGTGTAGATAGTAGTAATAGAAATGATATTGTATTAGTAAATACTGGTAGTGTAGCTATTAACGGAAGTTTATATATACAAGGAGTACAACAAACATCAAGTTCTATAGAAACTCATACAGCTTTTGTATCTAGATTAGATTCTCAAACAGCATTTAGTAGTAGCAGAACAAGTGTATTATTCCAGTATTCTCAGTCTATGTATTTAGGTGGATCTTTAGATATACACGTAATAGAAAATGATTCTACATTTGGTATAGTTAATGTACTTATAGCAAGTAATACTGGATCTTCAACTGTATTAACAGTCACAGGAAGTAAAATTGGAAGTCCTATAAATAATTTATCATTTACTGGTAGTATATCAAGTAGTTATGTACAACTTAGAGTAGTAAATAGTTCTGCAAATGATTACACTGTAAGAATATTCCCAAAATTAATTGCTGTTTCTTCTGATATAAATTATACTGACTACTCTCAGGATTATTTACAAGGAGAGGTAGGAATAGGTGGAGAAGCTGAGACCCCAGTAGTATAAATAATTTATTTAATTAAAATTTGGCTTTTATATAATATTTTTTTATATTTACAAAAAAAAATAAAATATGAAAGTTTTTCATGAATTACCTTTAAGTATGCTTTATAAAGCATATTCTATTACAGATGGGGATTATTGTTTACCACATTTATTAGATAAGTATGAAATATATAAAAACTATTTTTTACAATCTAAACGTGACAAACGTTTTATAATTATGGATAATGGTTTATTTGAAGGTGTAATTCATACAAATAAAGATTTAATTGAAAAAATTAATTTAATTAAACCTAATATTTTTATTACGCCGGATGAATGGAATGATTCTTCTGCTACTTATAAAAATGCTAAGTATTGGATGAATACTTTTAAAACACAATTACCACCAGAAACTAATTTAATGGTAGTATTACAGGGTAAAACATTAGATGACTTTATTAATTTATATAATAATTGTATTGATTTAGGTTTTAAACATTTTGCTTTTAATCATTCATCTGAAGTATATCAGACCCTATTTTCTCACCCAAATAAACTAATAAATCAGATGATGGGTAGAATTAAATTAGTTACTTTATTTAAAAAGCAAGGTTATATTTTAGATAGCCACTACATACATCTCTTAGGATGTAGTTTACCACAGGAATTTATTTATTATAAAGGATTAGACCACATTAATTCAGTAGATACATCTTCACCTATTATAAATGGTGCTTTAGGTATTACATATAAAGAGTATGGTTTATTAACTAAACCATTAAATAAGATTGAAGAATTTTTTGAAGATAGTTTAAAAGACCAAATAGAAGATATTATATTCAATATAAATAAATTTAAAGAATATTCATATTAATGAAAGATTTAATTATAAAATATTTTAAAGGTCAACCATTAAATATAAATGAATGTGTTAGTTTAATGGAAGCTTATATGATTAAAACAAAAAAAACGGATTCAACTATTATACAAAAAATAATAGATCCTATGAATCCTTTTGGTCAAGGAATGCTACAACAAGCCGTAAATACATCTGTTATTTTATTGGCAGAAGAATATAATATAATAAAATTATATTCAAAAGAAGGACAATTATTGATGGTATATTAAAAATAAAATGCTCCTTTCATATATTTATTGATATATGATATCTTTAATTTTAGTAATACTTGCTGCTATTTTCAATTCTATAATGGACGTTGTATCTTTAAAATATGAAAAAAGCAGATTTATTAATTACCCTAGTTTACGTTATTTTATAGATCCTGAAATTTCATGGAAAAATAAATATAAAAACAATAATCCAAAGCGAGGAGAAAAATTTTTTGGTTCAAGTACCTTTTTAGTATGGACAACAGATTTATGGCATCTAGCTAAAACTTTAATGTTGGTTTGTTTCTCAATAGCTATTATTACTTATATACCAATTATTTATCCAATTGTAGATGCTATAATATATTGGATATTATTTGGAGTTGTATTTGAATTATTTTGGAGTAAAATTTTTATAAAATAAAATTTAGTAGGTTTGGTAGTCCAAACCTTTTTTTTATCTTTACATCCTAATAAAATAAGTTATGTTACAAGAAAATTTTATGTCACTTTATGATTATCTAGGTAAAGCAGCTGGAACCAGTCTAGGTAAAAAAGTATCTGATGTTGCTAAAGAACAAAACCAACCTTACCAATTTAGAGAAGTATCAAATTTAAAATATAAGGGTAAAGTTCTTCTTTACACTAAATCATTTTTAGATTCTTATTTTAACAAACCTACAACAAATCATAGTGATACTTTACAAGACGATAATTTACCCTTCTAATAAAATAATCTAAAATTAAAAAATAATTAATTACATTAAAGTTATGGATAAAAATAAAAAATACGCGGTAATCGCATTATCAGGAGGAATGGATTCAAGTACATTATTAATTAAACTCCTATCAGAAAACTATCAAGTAGTTGCACTCTCTTTTGATTATGGACAAAAACACAAAGTTGAATTAGAACGTGCTACTGAATTAGTAGAGTATATTAATAATAGGTCTGGTCAAATAATTGGAGATGAAGCACAATTAATATATCCTCCAGTTACTCATCAAATCATTAAATTAGATGGTTTATCACAGTTGTTAGTAAGTGGATTAGTAGATAATGACTCTATGGAAATGAAAACTGGACATTATGCTCATGAAAATGCTTTAACAACAGTGGTTCCAAATCGTAATGCTATATTTTCTTCAATCATATATGCCGTCGCCTTATCTATAGTGAAAAGAACAGGAAATCACTGTAATATTTCTTTAGGTACACATATGGGTGATTTTGATAATAAAAAACAAAGTGGAATTTATCCTGATTGTTCTGAAGAATTTAAGCAAGCTATTGAATATGCTTTCAAAATAGGAAATTGGGATTCTGATAAAGTAGACTATTATGCTCCTTACAATATAACTGATAAAACAGGAGTATTAAAAGATGGAATAGAATGCTGTGAAAAATTAGGTCTAGACTATAAAGAAATTTACAAACGTACCAACACTAGTTATGCTCCAATATATGTCGCTCCTAAAGACAAAGTAGAAGACGGTCTTCTTCTTATAGAAACTAAAGGTAGATGGTATTCTGATTACAAATCAGGTGCTAGTATTGAACGAATTATTAGTTTTATTATTCTAGGTTTGGAAGATCCAATTCAATATGCTGAAGAAGATGGAACATTAGTGTCTTGGGATTTTGTAAAAAACTATGCTATTAAAATAGAAGAAGAATTTACTGGAGAAAAATTCGATTTTCAATAAAAAAAGATTTAAAAAATATGTTAAAAAAAGATATTCTTAAAAAATACAACATCAAAGATTATTCAACTCTAAATAAAATACTGTCAAATCATTTGGAAGGTCAAGACTAAAATCTTATATTTAAATAAATAAATAAGTTATGGATAGATTAAACAAAAACGAAAAGCTAGCATTTTACAATGCTCGCAAACGCAATGGAGATGTTAAAAGATTAGCAGAAACCACAGAATTTACAACACGTTTTATTAACTATGTTATGCGTGGTGAAAGAAATGTAAATGATACATTAGCAAACGCTATGTATAACATTTCTCGTAGACGTCAAATGGCTAATGCCTAAGTATTAACATACACCTCCTTCATTTTGAGGGAGGTGTTTTTTATTTAATTGTATAAAGAATTATGAGAAAATATCAATCAACAAAAGTATTCGATGGTTTTAGTTGTATATTCCGTCAATGGAAAGCAGAAGGAACGCATTGTAGATTCTTACATGGGTATGGAATATCATTTAAAGTGACATTTGAAGGTGAATTGGACGAACGTAACTGGGTTTGGGATTTTGGAGGTATGAAACGTGCTAAAGGTACTATTGACGGAATGAATCCTAAAGCCTGGATGGATGATATGTTTGATCACACTACTATTATAGCAGAAGATGATCCACATTTAGGAAATTTTATAAAGATGTGGAAAGATGGTATCATCCAACTTCGTATTATACCAGCAACAGGAGCAGAGCAATTTGCTAAATATATCTACGAAAAATTAAATACATTTGTTCAAGAAGAAACTAACGGACGTGTAAAAGTAGTACGAGTTAAATTTATGGAAAATAATAAAAACAGCTCAGTATATTACGAAGATAACTCTAAAATAAATAATACAAATCAAACAATTAATCACGAACAACATTACGGTTGTTAATAAAAAAATTATGGCCGATTTTAGTAAACAATGGTGTGAACAAAATGATTTTGGTATGCCCGGAGATTTTGATATTTTAAAAGAAGCAGATGCCTTACAATCTAATTCATATGTTTCTATGATATGTGAAGGATATGGATTTAATGCAATTGGTAAAGATATTGAAAATAACATAATGTTAGCTTTTCATAATTGGCAAGACGGTACTACAAAATGGGTACCATATAATCAAATAGTAAAATGAAAGGAATACTTAAAAATACAAAAGCGGGTTGGTTCGTATTGTATCAAGTAATGAGAGATGAACTAACATCAGGTTATGATTCTATTCCATTACATCCTGATAGTCAAACTTGGATGGATGGATATAATCTATATGAAGGTAAAGAAGTAGAATTTGAAGTAAGGGTTTATCCAAGTGGTTCTCGTTACGCTAAAACAATTAATCACGAACAACATTACGGTTGTTAATAAAAAAATTTATTATATATTTAAGTAAATAAAAAGTTATGAACAAGATTAAAATAAAAAAATATATAGAGTATATCCAAAGTGATAATCCAATAACTTGGAAAGATATTAAAGATTTTCAGTTTGAGGATGATGATATAATAGGTATCGGATATGAGGAAGGACATTATAGTGAAAGTAATTCGTGGGGTGGGTATTACTATTATTGCGTCGAACGAATGGTTGAAGAAACTGACGAAGAATATGAGGATAGAATGGAAAGAAAACGTTCTACCGAATCAATATTAAAAAAGAATAGATACGAACAATATCTTAAACTAAAAAAAGAATTCGAAATCGAATAAAATAAATAAAAAGTTATGAGTAAAATAGACCCAAATAAATTATTAATCTCCTCAGATTTTTACAGCATTCAAGGGGAGGGTATATCAACAGGAGTACCATCATATTTCGTAAGATTAGGAATATGTAATTTAACCTGCGGTATGTCTCGTAAGTTTGCAAATCAATTAGCAAAAGATAAATCATTAGAAGATGGAGAGATATTCAAAGGTGATTTAGAGCTAGAAGGTAAAGCAACTTGGACTTGCGATTCAACATCACAATGGTTATGGAGAGGTGAAGATAAAGACTTCCAATACCTAATTGATAGATGGAAAGAGCAAGGTATCTATGAAGATATATTAAATGGTACTATCCACATTATTTGGACTGGTGGTGAACCTACTATTAAACAACATCAGGAAGCTATTGCTAATTTCCATGAATATTGGAGTGAGCAAGATGCACCTATATTTAATTCTTATAGTGAAATTGAAACAAATGGTACTATAGTAATTGAAGATGATTTGTTTAGTATTATTAATCAAATTAACTGCTCACCAAAACTATCTAACTCAGGTATGACTGAGAAACAACGTATTAATCCAGATGCTATTAAACGTATTATGGAACATTCCAATTACCAATTTAAATTTGTTATTTCAACGGAAGAAGATGTACAGGAATTATTTAGAGACTTTATAGAACCCTTCAATATACCTCTTAAAAACGTAGTGTGTATGCCTGGTTTAGATGATGCTGCTAACTTTGAAGAGCGTACTCAATTTGTATTGGAGATGGCTAAGAAATATAAGTTCCGTGGATTGACTCGTTTGCATATTGCAGCTTGGAATAAAACATTAAACGTATAAGTTATGAAAATAAAAATTAAGCATAACGATACTTTAATTGAGATTGAAGAAGAAGGTAATCGATTTGTCTATCCAAATAGCGATGCTATTATGAGAATAATAAAAGAGACTATTGCCGAAATTATAAAACTAAAACAATAAAATAATGCAAGAACTAAACAATTACTTAAATGTATTTCAAATCATCATTGATGATTTAGTAGAATTATCACCATCAGCGAAAAATGTTAGATTAGGTGGTTCGTTAATCCTTAAATTACATGGATTAAATTTTTCAAGATCAATAGGTGATCTAGATATTGTACTTACTAACCCAACAGAAAAACAAAAGGATTATTTAAAAGCTCTTCGATTTTTTGATTGCGAAAATGATGGAGCATATTTAAATGAAACAAACTATAAATTCAAAAAGAATGGATATATTTTGAATATATTAGTTGTTGATCCATATACATTACCTATCCCATCTACTTTCTATAGTCACAATAATAAGTACTATGGTATTGTATCTATTAACGAAATTATAGATGCTAAAAAACGATATAAACGTACTAAAGATATTAGCGACTTTTTATTATTAAAAAATGAAAATTTTAACATGTAATGAAAATATTATATAACCAAGTACAAATTCAAGCTGCTGTAAATAAAGTAGCAGCGGAGATCTATAGAAAACATTATAACGATCCTAGCCCACCAGTAATGATCTGTGTGTTAAATGGAGCGTTTATGTTCTTTACTGACTTAGTAAAACATATAAACATAGATTGTGAAATAGATTTTATTCAAGCTAAATCATACCAAGGCCAAGAACAATTTACAGTTAATATTACTAAAGATATCACTACTGATATTACAGGAAAAAATGTATATGTGATAGATGATATTTTAGACTCAGGTAACACATTAACTAAATTAATAGATCACTTAGGAAAATACCATAAACCTCGTTCTATTACTCCTGTAGTACTATTCAAAAAACACACAAGTCAGTGGCCTGTATTACATGGTATAGAATTAACGGATGAAGCTTGGCTATGTGGTTATGGATTAGATGGTGAAAAAGGACTTTATAGAAATCGTTCTGTAATATTTGGAAAGTCAGAAGAAATAGATTAAATTTAAAGTATGGAAAAAATAAAAAAATCGAATGGTAATTTACCTCGTACATCTGAGGAAATTGAAAATATGATAACAGAAGCTACTATTCATTATGGTAAGTTCTTAGAAGCCTTAGGTTTTGATTATCAAGCTGATCCTCAAACAATTGATACTCCTAAAAGGGTCTCAAAAGCTTGGTTAAAAGACTTAATTATAGGGTCAGTATCTAACGAACCTAATATTACTACCTTTCCTAATGAAGATAACTATGATGGTTTAGTAGTACAAGGTGGTATTCCCGTTACATCAATGTGTGCTCACCATAATTTAGCATTTACAGGTTATGCTACAGTAGCATATTTACCTGGTAAACAAGTAGTAGGTTTAAGTAAATTAAATCGTATTGTAGAATGGTTTTCTCGTAGACCGCAAATGCAAGAATCATTAACTCAACAAATCCATGATTATATAGCAAACAAATTAGATTGTCATTCGGTAGCTGTAAGTATCGCTTGTAAACATACTTGTTGCTCACATAGAGGAATTAAACATCCATCTGTAATGACTACTAATAAGTTCTCAGGAGCCTTTATGGAAAAAGATAATTTAATTCGCGAAGAATTCCTCCACGCTATAGAAAAAAACGGAACTACATTAAAATAGTAATATGCAACCAAAAGAATCAAAAACAAACAAACACTTTGTAACTAGTATAGCTAAATCTATAATAAGAATTATGGGTTACATTGCATTGATGCATGTTAATAATACATGGATTATAACATCAGCAATAATATTAACAACAGCAGAAATATTAGGGATTATTGAAGAATTGTAAAATAGTAAAATAAATAAAATTATGCTTAATTCATCTCAAATTATAGACGAAGGTCTATTAAAATTAGAACACACTAAAGGAAAGCCAAGTCAAGTTGGTTATGATCTTTCAATTAAATCAGTACAACAAGTAGTATCTAATACTAAAATGGGATTTATCTTAAAAGATAAAACTATATTAGCCCATTACGAACCTCTACAACCTACTAAGTTAGACGGTTATAATGGTTGGATATTATATCCAGGAGTATACGATATTACTTTTCATGAAGGATGCAAAATACCAGCAGATCGTACGGCTTTCATTAAACAACGCTCATCGTTGTATCGTAATGGTGCAATAATTAACAGCCCAGTATTTGATCCGGGATTCGAAACACAACACATGGGTAGTTTAATGTATGTACATGAAACTGTATTTATTGAACAAGATGCGCGTGTAGCTCAAATATATTTCCACCCATCTACAACAACCGATAATTTATATAGCGGTCAATTTCAGTTTGACTCACAGCGTAGCCGCTAAATAAATAAATCAATAATATTACTACAAACCCCTCAATTGAGGGGTTTTATTTTACATATTTATATGTAAATAATTATAAATAATGGCATACCCTATAACACGACAGTTTGGTCCTAATGCAAAAGGTTCAGAATTAACATTCGCAGATATGGATAATAATTTATTATACCTAGATGCAAAAGCATCAGGTTCTAATAATTATATTGCTATGTTTAGCGGATCTACACATCTTGTTACAAGTTCCCTAAATCAATTTGGTAATTATATTACAATTTCAGGATATGATTTAAAGATAGACAATGCTTCTCCTACAATATTTTTTTCTGATTCTTCTAATTCTTCTTTTATTAATATTAAGAGCGAAAGTGATTCCATTAATATAGTTAATAACAGTACTGGTTACACAGCAATGAGTATTAGTGCTAATGGAAATAATATTTACATTAATGATGATACTATAGTATCAGGTTCATTAACTGTAACAGGTTCATTATTACAATCAGGATCAACTACATTAAGGGGCAATAGTACAATAACAGGTTCATTAACTGTAACAGGTTCATTAAGAATAACAGGATCTATTACATCTACAGACTCATTAACTGTAACTGGATCCATTACATCTACTGGTTTAATAGGATACGGAACAGGATCGACAGTAACTCAAACAACATCTACATCATCAGCCGTAAGTATAAATGCTGTTAGCGGAAGAATAACTACATTGACAACTACATATGATGCAGGATCTATTTTTTATTTTACAGTAAATAATAACCAAGTTAATACAGATGATATAATAATATTAAATATTAAATCAGCTCCTAATAATGATTTTGAATGTAAAATATACTCAGTAAGTGGTAATCGATTTGATATTCGCGTAAAAAATGATGGTACTACTCAATCGGGAACTGTAGTTATTAGTTTTGCTGTTCTAAAAGGAGCTTCTTCTTAATATAATAAACAAAAATAAATGAAAGAGAGGTTTGGTTGTCCAAGCCTCTTTTTTTATCTTTACAAAATGTATCAATCCGCATATTACGATAGAACATCCTACACTTATTATTTAAAAGATGATGAGAGAGGATGGATAGATTTTAAATACACACCTGAACTTTATAAAATAGATCCTAGTGGTCCATTAGAAACATTAGATGGTAAAAGAGCATATGCTGTACAAAAATACGACTGGAAAGATACTTCACTATATGAAAAAGATGTAGATAAATTAACTCGAGTATTAATAGATCTATACAAAGATAGTGATGATGCTCCTAAATTCCATAATGTAGTTTATTTTGATATCGAGTGTGAAATTGGAGGAGCACTAACACCAGAATACATCAAAACAGCTCCTAAAAAAATGACATCTGTATCAGTTTATGATCATACCACTAAACGTTACTATTGTTATATATTAGATGAAAAAAATCAACTAAAATTTACCGAAAACGAAAATAGAACCATAGTACCATTCACTACAGAAGCAGAAATGCTTCGTAAGTTTCTAGATTTATGGGAGGAATTAGATCCTACTATCATCACAGGATGGAATAGTGGATCTTTTGATATTCCTTACATGTATTACAGAATATTAAATGTATTAGGTTACGATGAAGCCCAACGTTTATCTCCTCTACGTAAATTAAATTTTACTGAGTGGGATATTGCTCAACCAATAGAGCTAGGCGGTATTAATCATCTAGATTATATGTTATTATTTAAAAAGTTCATTGTAAAACAAGAACCATCATATAAATTAGGTGATATAGGTACAAAATATGTTAAATTAGGTAAAGTTGAATATGAAGATAGTTTAGACCGTTTATTCCAGGATGATATTAATAAATTCATTGAGTATAACTTACGAGATGTTGAAATTATCATTGAATTAGAGAAAAAACTTAAATTTATTGACTTAACAGTAGCTATCTGTCATTTATGCCATGTACCTTACGAGCAAATCTATTTATCAACAGTACTGAATGATGGAGCTATATTAACATATCTAAAACGACAAGATATAGTTTCACCAAACAAACCAACTACAATAAATCCATCACTAAAAGATAGTACAGATGATGATTATGCAGGTGGTTATTTAAAGGATCCTATACCAGGACTATATGAGTGGGTTATTGATCTCGATTTTACTTCGCTGTATCCGTCGATTATTCGTTCACTCAATATAGGTATTGAAACGCTCGTAGGACGCATAGTAAACAACGATAAATACGATAATCAATGGACGTATGAAGAGTTGTTAAACATGAAACCTGATACTTTAGTCACTATTGAAAAATTAAAAGAAAATTTTACATTATCACGAGCACAAGTACCTGTAAGTAAAATTATTAAATTAATTGAAGATAATAAGTGGATAACAGCAGCTAGTGGAGCTATATTCAGAACAGATAAATCATCAGTAGTATGTGAGGTATTAACAGACTGGTTTAATAAACGTAAACATTATAAAAAATTAATGTCTCAAGCATATAAAGCAGGAGATTCTAATTTAGGTGACCATTATCATCGATTACAACACGCTTATAAGATTAAATTGAATGACGTTTATGGTTGCTACGCTATTAATGGATGGCGCTATACAGATGGACATAAGATGATTTCATCAGCAATCACACTAACTGGTCAACGACTTTTACAGGAAAGTATATCATATATGAATGAACATATAGATAAAATATTAAGTACAACCAATGTAGATAGGATTATAACTAGTGATACCGATTCTTTATTTATCCATGTAAAAGATATATTACTTGATAGAGGAGTAGATTTAACTAATAAAGAAGAATGTATTAGAGTAACATTAGAAATTGCTACTGAATTACAAACTGCCGCTAATAATTTTATAGGTGAGTTTGCTATGAGATCATTTAATATACCTAATGATAGAACTCATTTCTTCGAATTAAAACAAGAAGTAGTAATCGAAAGAAGTTACCATTCAGGTAAACGTAGATATGCTATGTTAATTGTGAATAAGGAAGGAGTACCTGTAGAGGAGTTAGTAATGATGGGATTAGATTTGATGAAGTCAAATATGCCACCACTATATAAAAAATTCGGACAAAATCTATTATCTGAAATAATGTCAGGTAAACCTAAAAATGAAATAGATACTAGTATAATAAACTTTAAATCATCTCTAAACAAACTACCTTGGTCAGATATTGCTAAACCAACAGGAGTAAAACAAATTGGTTCATATATAGCTAAACGCCCTTCACCTGGAGAAATATTTAGTGAATTAAAATTAAAATGTCCTATTAATACTAAAGCGGCTGTATATTATAATGACATTCTACGATTTAAACGATTAGATAAGCAATATTCTTGTTTTACTGAGGGTGATAAAATGAAATATGTTACTTTAAAACCTAATCCGTTTGAAATAAATGTAATTGGATTTAATGGGAATGATCCTCAGTTCATCACGGATTTTATTGATAAATATGTTGATAGAGAAGATGCATTTAACTCAGTATTATTAAATAAACTACAAGGTGTATATAATGATATAGGATGGGGTAGTGAATTCCCTGTATTAGATAAAATGATTTCAAAATTCTTTCGGTTTTAGTAACTACCTTAAAATCTATTTGGTAAATCAAAATAAAAATTATATATTTAAGTTATGAAAAAGTTATATTTGTTAGATGTTATTGAAAAATACCATTTAGGTGGTTTAGTAGAACGTATTAAAATTTCTGTAAATAATAAAACATTAGAATCTAAATTTATCACTACTAATAAAAATTTAGTAGGAAACATAACTGCTCCTAATATTGAATTAAATGATTGTGAATTTGGTATTTATGATACTTCACAATTACTAAAATTAATAGGTATTACAGATGCTTTACTTAAGTTAAGTATTGAAAAACAAGGTAAAGTTTCTAACAAATTATTAATAGCAGATGCTGAATATAATTTAGAGTATGCTTTAGCGGATACAATGTTAACCCCTACGATTCCTACTTTTGATGAACCTCAATATGAGATGGAAGCGTTAATTAATAGAGAATTCATTGACAAGTTTGTTAAAGCTAAAAAAGCATTAACATCTGAAATATTTACTATATCTTCTGGTACTGATTCATTATTGAATAATGCCTTACTGTTTAATTTAGGAGGTACAGAAGGATACACAAATAAAATTAATTTCCACATCCCGGCAGTTAAAACTACTGTTATAGAAACACCAGTAAAATTTGCATTAGAAGAATTTAATGAGATTCTATTAGCTAATAAAGATTTAAAATCAGGAATATTATATGTTAGTGAGCAAGGATTATTAAAAATAAATTTTGAAAATGAGGAAGGTGTAAAAGTTAGTTACGTCTTAGTAGGAAAAGAATAAAAATTATATATTTATATACAAACACAAAGTTATGAAAATTAAACCGTTACACAATCACGTTGTTATCAAACAACAAGACGAAACAGAAACAATGTATGGAAATATTATTGTTCCAGATGCTGGTAAAGAAAAAGCATTAATGGGTGAGGTAGTGGCTGTAGGCCCTGGTCTTATAAACATGAATGGAGTATTAATTCCTAACACAGTAGAAGTAGGACAAAAAGTATCATTCCCTGCATTTGGTGGACAAAAATTATCTATCCAAGGTGAAGATTTCCTTATTTATAAAGAGCAAGACATCTTTGCTGTTTTAGAAGGAAACTATTTACCATACAGACTTTCTCCAGAAACAATTGAGGAATTAGTTGGATTAAAAGAAACTGTTACTATCCCTAAAAACGAATATAATAAACTTACAAACAACAAATATGAGTAAAATAATCAGTTTTGATCGCGAAGCTAAAGAAAAGCTAAAGGCAGGTATTGACAAGGTCAATAAAGCTGTATCAGTAACAATGGGACCTTTTGGTCGTAATGTTTTAATTGAAAAAGAATATGGACAGGTATCATCTACTAAGGACGGTGTTACTGTAGCTAAAACAATCACATTGGAAGATCCAATTGAAAATATGGCAGCAACCGTTATTAAACAGGCTGCCCAAAAAACAGTTGATGCTGCTGGTGATGGTACTACGACTTCTACCGTTTTAGCGCATAATATTGCGACTCAAGCCTTAGAGGCAACGACTTACGCATCTACAAATGCTACGCAAATTAAACGCGGAATAGAGCAAGCTGTTAAAGAAGTAGTATCGGAATTAAAGAAAATATCAACCGATATTGTAGATGAAACACAAATTAAACAAATTGCTACATTATCAGCTAATGGTGATGAAGAAATAGGTAATTTAGTTGCTACCGCTTTAGAAAAAGTAGGCAGAGATGGTGTAGTAACAGTAGAAGAATCACGCTCAGGTGAAACATCACTTGAAGTAGTAGAAGGTTTACAATTTGATCGTGGTTACAAATCACCATTCTTTGTTACTGATAATAATACAATGAATTCAGTATTAAATGATGCCCTATTATTAATAATCGATGGTAAAATTAATCAAGTTAAAGATTTATTACCTATTTTAGAATCAGTATCTCAACAACAAAAATCATTAATAATAATTGCTGAAGATTTCGGTGATGAGGTATTATCAACTTTAGTTGTAAATAAAATGAGAGGTATTTTAAAAGTAGTTGCGGTTAAGGCTCCTGATTTTGGAGACCGTAGAACTTTAATTTTAGAAGATATTGCTACTTTAACAGGAGGTAGTGTTGTATCTCAGATTAAAGGTATGAAATTAGACAAATTTAATAAGGATTGGTTTGGTACTGCTCGTACAATAACTGTAGGAAAAGATACAACTACTATTGTTGATGGTAAAGGAGATGCTGATAAAATTGAGACTCGTATTTTAGAATTAAAAGCTCAAATTGATAAATCAAGTTCACCTTATGAAATTGAAAAATTACAAGAACGTTTATCTAAAATGGTAGGTGGTGTAGCAATTATAAACGTAGGTGGTGGAACTGAAATCGAAATGAAAGAGAAGAAAGATCGTTTAGATGATGCTTTACAAGCTACTAAAGCTGCTCTTGAAGAAGGTATCTTACCTGGTGCTGGTGTTGCTTTATTGCATGCTAGAAATGCTATTAATTTAGATGGAAAAGACGATAAAGCAAAAGGCGCACAAATTGTGTATAATGCATGTGCTGCTCCTTCTAAACAAATTTTAGCTAATGCCGGTGAAGATACTAACCAATGGTGGTTAAAATTATATAACCAAGAACCATCGATGGTACCTGATTTAGTAAATAATACTACTGTTAATGCTTATGAATCAGGTATTATCGACCCAACTAAAGTAGTACGCTCAGCTATTCAAAATGCAGCGGCCGCAGCAGTAACATTACTTATGACCGAATGTGTAATACACGACAAACCATCTGATAAAAAGGATAATAATCCTATGATGGATTTAGGAATGTAATATGGAAATACATTATATTTGGATAGGGAACAATAATATACCTAAAAAATACATATCAAATTACCAAAAATGTGTTGAGTTAAACAAAGGTTTTAAATTCAATATATGGCAAACGGAAGATTGTTTAAAATTGGTAGAATATTATGATTTAGGGAACATATTTAGTTCCCTATCTTTTATAAGTAAATGTAATTTGTTAAAATACATAATACTTCAAAGATATGGAGGGATATACACTGATTTTGATATTGTATGGAAGCAACCATTTACTAAAATAATGAATAATTTTAATTTTCCTAATGTTGATGTGGTATTAACATCTACAAATGAAAATACTTTAATAGATGATCCTTTTATAATAAGCAAACCTAATATTTTTGGTAGTTGTATTACATACTGTAAAAATAGAATTAATTTAAAGTATGATGGTGAAATATATAAAAAAACAAAGCAATTAGTTGTACATTCTTTAGAACCTTTTGGTCCGTTTGGATTAACAGAATGGTTAAATGCCAATCGAATTAGTTATAGCTATTTTCCACAAGAAATGTTATTAAACAATAATGGGTTTTTAGGTGTTCATGAACAAAAAAGTATTTGGAAAGCAAAGTAAAAAATATTATATTTACAATATGAAAAAAGTACATACACTTTGGGTTGAAAAATACCGTAGTCAAACATTAGATCAGTATATTGGTAATGAAGAGATTAAAAATCGTATTTCTGATTGCATTACCTCTAATGATATTCCTCATTTTATATTTGCAGGAACAGCAGGTACTGGTAAAACTACATTAGCTAAATTAATCGTTAATAATCTTAAATGTGATTATCTTTATTTAAATGCTAGTGATGAAAACGGCATAGATATGATCCGTGAAAAAGTAAAAGGCTTTGCATCATCAGCATCATTTAATCCTATTAAAATAATAATATTAGATGAAGCAGATTTTTTAACTCAACCAGCACAAGCCGCCTTACGTAATATAATTGAAGAATATTCAATAAATACTCGTTTTGTATTAACTTGTAATTATATCGAGCGTTTAATTGAACCTCTTCAATCACGTTGTGAAATTCATAAATTAATTCCTCCATCTAAAGGCGAAGTAGCAAAACACGTTTGCATTAATGTATTAGACATAGAAGAAATTACTTATAATATTAAAGATGTAGCTCAAGTAATTAAACAACACTATCCAGATATTCGTTCTATTATTAAAAATTTACAAGCTAGTATTAAAGATAATAAGTTTATATTTACAGAAGCTAATATTAATTGGTGTAATAAAATTATAGAAGTACTACAAAAACCTACTAAAGATAGTTGGATAAATATGCGACAAATTGTATTAAACGCTCAGGTAGATGATTACCAACCATTAATTGAACATTTATTTGAAAATATTAATGTATATGGTAAAGGTTATGAAGCTGAAATTACTATTGAATTAGATGAGGCTCAATGGAGATCAAGAACAGTACCTGATAAAGAAATCAATATTGCCTCTTTATTAAGTAAAATATTAACAATATTAAAAAAATAACATTTAATAAAAGGATAAACTATGTTCCTGTAAGAAATCGAAATTTCATATATTTATATACGTAAACATATATAAAATATGAAAAAAACAACATTTATATACTTAATAAAATTATTAGATAATAAAGTATACATAGGAAAAACTATAAATATAAAACATAGAGAATCGGCTCATAGAAAAACATTTGGTTCTATTATTAAATTAAATATCATAGATGAAATTGAATCTTTAGATCGTGAGGACTGGAAGCCCTTAGAAATAAAATGGATTCAATATTATAAAGATTTAGGGTATGATGTTATAAATAAAAATAAAGGAGGAGGAGGTCCTGAATTTGTTAATGATGATATAAGAAAAAAAATAGGATCTAAAAATAGATGTCCTAAACCTGATGGATTTGGAGGTAAACTATCTTTAGCTTTAAAAGGTAGGAAATTTAAAACTAATTATGTTTGTACTGAAGAACATAAAGAAGCTATAAGAAAATCTAATAGTAAACCCAACACAGAAGAAACAAAACAGAAAATATCAAATTCATTATTAAGTAATGGTGGAAATAAAAGAATTAGCCAGAAAAAAAAAGAATGGTTTGAAAACAATAAACATCCATTACTTAGACAAGTAGTACAAATTAATCCTATTAGTAATAAAATAATTAAAATATGGAACTCTAGATCTGAATTGATAAATAATGGATATACAGGAATACAATATGCTTTAAGTAAAGAAAATCACATATATAAAAACTCACTTTGGAAATATAACAATTAAAAATAAAATGGAAAATAATATTAATGTCTCATTAGACAAAACAACGGAAATTAAATGTAATCAGTGTAATAATAATACATTTATTGATGGAGTTATGTTACGTAAAGTATCTAAATTTTTAGTTGGTTCTCCCCAAGATGCTTTAATACCAATCCAAATTATGATTTGTACTAAATGTCAAACCCCACTAGAAGAAACACTACCAATCCAGTTAAAACAATTACAAAACGCAGAATAATGTTCTGGAGAAAATTAAAAATGATAAAAGCAGAATTAGAACAAGAAGTAAAAATTTTAAGGCAATACGTAATCAATCTTAAAGCAGATAAAGATAATCTAACTAGCCAACTTCAACAGGCAGAGGGCCAACTTAAAATGATGTCATTATCTTTAGAATCCCTTAATGAGGAATTGAGAATGCGTAGATCACAAGAGGAAGTGGATAAAAGATTTAATGATGATTCAAAATATTATTAATGGAAGATAAAAAAATTACTATCTGGGATCATATTAAAAACATAACCGTTCAAAAAGGAGAATACTTAGGAGATGAAGGTTTTAATAATTGGATGTGTAACAGGATATTAAGTATGAATAGAGATTATTGTGAAGTAGTAAATTATATTCAAAAAAATACATGGCAGATAAAAGGTGAGTATTTATATAACTTATATAAAGATATTATTCCTACACAATATGTGTATTCAAAGTATATTAAAGCACAAAATAAAAAGGAATATAAGGAAGATATATTAGAAGCTGTACAATTATATTTTGAGGTAAGTAAAAGAGAAGCTAAAGAATATATTGAAATGTTACCAGAAAACGAATTAAATAGTGTTGTATTACAAGTAAATGGAAAATAAATAATTAAAAAATTTTAAAACATAATATAAAAATATGAGCGTTATAGGAGAATTTTGGGAAGAAAAAGTAAACAGAGAGTATATTCAAAAACCAGAAGATGCTATTACTACATCGGTAATGGAAGATTTAAAACGTAGAGCTGATCTAGGTATTAAAAAATATGGTACTACTTTATCTTCTAATAATAACGATGATTTTATAAACCATGCTTATGAAGAAGCACTTGATCTTGCTCAATATTTAAAAAAAGAAATGTCTATTATTCCTATATTGAAACAAACAATTAATCAATATCCTAATGATATTGAATTAGGAAAAATAATCAGACAAATTTATGGCTAAATATATTAAATCAAATACAGATTTTAATGGTTTACCTAAACCTAATAGAGTTAAATCTAAAAACAAATTACCTTTATGGAAATTTATTCCTAAAGATATTGATTTCTCTTATCAAAAAGTAATATCATTTTCACAATATCAAACATATGAACAATGTAATTACAAATGGTATAAACAAAGTGTAGAAAAGGTAATACCCTTTATTCCAAATATGAATCTAGTATTTGGTACAGCTATACATCATGTCTTTCAACATTATTTAAAAACAGGTTATGAGATTTCATTTACTGCGGCAGATAAAGAAGACATATTTGGTTTATTACAAACTAAATTAACAGAGGAATATCAAACTCAATACAAAAAATATGGTAAACATTTTTCGAATCCTGAAGAAATGGCTGAGTTTTATGATGATGGTGTTGCTATATTAGAGTGGTTTAAGAAAAAACGTAAAATATATTTTTCTAGTAAAGGTTCTCAATTAGTAGGTATTGAAATGCCACTACAAAAAGAAATAAGTAAAAATGTAATATATCAAGGTTATATTGATTTAGTTATGTATGATGAAGATTTAGATAAAGTAAAAATATATGATATAAAAACCTCTACTAAAGGTTGGAATAACTATGATAAGAAAAATGAATATAAAATAGCACAAGTATTATTATATAAACAATTTTTTTCTGAATTATATTGTTATCCAATAGATAAAATTGATGTTGAATTCTTAATATTAAAACGTAAAGCAGAACCAAATGAATTTACTGATTATCCTAAAAGAATACAAGAATTTAAACCAGCTAATGGTAAAATAAAACTTAAACAGAGTCAGGAAAGATTTAATAGTTTTGTTAAAAATTGTTTTGATAATAATGGCAAACCTATAGTTAAAGAACACACTAAAAACATAAGTAAATTATGTGAGTGGTGTCCTATAAATAATACTAATCTTTGTATAAAATAATTGTTGTTTTTGTATTTTTGTATATATTTATATACATCAAATATATAATTATGAATAAAAATAAAGACATGGTACTAACTTCAGTAAAACTTCCAGAAAAGTTATTTGAAGATTTTAAAGTAAATTGCATTAAAAATAAATTTAGCATCCAAAAATTAACAGAAAGATCAATGTATTTATACATGACTAATCCTGAATTTAAAAAAGAAATACACAATGTTTTAGACACGTTTTTTACGGGTAGCTCAGAAAATTAATTAATAAAGTATATAAGTTATGGAAAAAAAAGGTTATATCCCTAAGGATCAACGTAAAAAAATACTTCTTTTATGTGACGATATTAGAATGCACTCAGGTATTTCTACTATGGCTCGCGAATTAGTAGTAGGTACAGCCCATGTATTTAATTGGGTTAATATTGGAGGAGCAATCCAGCACTCTGAAGCAGGTAAACGATTAGATTTAAGTGAGGATAGTAGTAAAATAACAGGAATTAAAGATGCTAGTGTATTTTTATATCCAACAAATGGATATGGAGATCAATCATTAGTAACTCAAATTATGAATATTGAAAAGCCGGATGCATTAATGATATTTACTGATCCTAGATATTGGGTTTGGTTATTCCAGATGGAACATGAGATTCGTATTAAAACTCCTATAATATATCTTAATATATGGGACGACTTACCTTATCCTATGTATAATAAGTCGTTTTATGAGTCATGTGATGCTTTATTAGCTATAAGTAAACAAACAGAAAATATTAACAAAGTAGTATTAGGTGAATTAAGTAAAGACAAAGTAATTAAATATGTACCTCATGGTATAAATGAAGACCATTTCTTCCCTATCACTACAGATAAACCAGAATACCTATCATTACAAGAATTTAAAAAACGTTTATTTAATAATAAACAGTATGATTTTACTTTATTATATAACGCTAGAAATATTCGTCGCAAATCAGTTCCAGATCTAATGTTAGCATGGAAAATGTTTGTTGATGAATTACCAGAGGATAAAGCAAAGAAAACAGCATTTGTTTTACACACCCAAGCAATTGATGAAAACGGTACAGATTTAATAGCTGTAAAAGAAATGTTATTTGGAAACCATGATAAATACAATATTATATTTTCAAATCAAAAATTAGAAGTTAATGGAATGAATTTATTATACAATTCAGCAGATGCTATTGCTTTAATAAGTTCAAATGAAGGATGGGGATTATCATTAACAGAAGCAATGATGTGTGGTAAACCAATTATAGCAACTGTTACAGGTGGTATGCAAGATCAAATGCGTTTTGAAGACGAAAATGGTGAATGGATTAAGTTTACTGAAGAATTTGGCTCAAACCATAAAGGTAAATTTAAAAAACATGGTAAATGGGCGTTTCCTATATTCCCTAGCAATGTCAGCTTAATCGGCTCAGTTCCAACACCTTACATTTATGATGATAGAGCCCAACCAGAAGATGTAGCTACCGAAATACAAAAAATATATACTATTAAAACCAATTCTCCTGCGGAATATAATGAGATAGCTCAAGAGGCACGTAAGTGGGTGATTTCGGATGAATCGATGATGTCTGCGCGTTTAATGTGCAAAAATTTTATTGATGGGGTTAATGAAACATTTACTAAATGGACACCAAGAGAATTATTTTCATTCACTAAAGTAGAACAATTAGATCAACCAAAACATTACGTTAAACACCCAATTTCAAAATAAGAATAAAAATATGAATAAACCATTATTTGTTATATCATGCCCAATAGACTGCTATAGCGGATATTCAGCGCGCTCAAGAGACATCGTTAAAGCTTTACTAAAAACAAACAAATACGATATCAAAATTCTACCTCAGAGATGGGGTTCAACATCATTTGGATTTTTAAAAGCAGATAATCCTGAACATAAACAAATTCTAGATTGTATTTTACCTCAACCCCAGTTACCTAAACAACCTGATGTATGGATGCAAATTACAGTTCCAAATGAATTTCAAGCTGTAGGTAAATTTAATATAGGCGTAACCGCAGGTATTGAAACTACTATTTGTGATTCTAGTTGGATTGAAGGTTTAAATAGAATGAATCTAAATTTAGTATCATCAGAACATGCTAAAGCAGTATTTAAAAATTCTAAATTTGAAGCTCGTAATCAACAAACAGGCCAAGTTGAAAAAGTAATTGAACTAACATCACCGGTAGAGGTATTATTCGAAGGAGCAGATATTAATATCTATAAAAAGTTAGATACCTTGTCTGAGAATGATTTAACTCAAACATTAGATGCTATCCCTGAAAAGTTTGCTTTCTTATTTGTAGGACATTGGTTACAAGGTGCTTTAGGTGAAGATAGAAAAAATGTAGGAATGATGATTAAAACGTTTTTAGAAACATTTAAAAATATTAAAGACAAACCAGCATTAATTATAAAAACACAAGGAGCTACTGCATCTATTATAGATAAAAATGAAATACTAGATAAAATTAGACAAATACAAGCGTTAGTAGACAGTAAAGACTTACCTAATATATATTTGTTACATGGTATGTTTGATGATGAAGAAATGAATATGTTATATAATCATCCAAAAATAAAAGCGCATGTAACCTTTACTAAAGGTGAAGGGTTTGGTCGTCCATTATTAGAAGCATCTATTTCAGCTAAACCAGTAATAGCTCCTAATTGGAGTGGACATATAGATTTCTTACATAAAGATTTCTCAGTATTATTACCAGGTCAAGTAACTCAAATTCATCCATCTGCAGTAATACAAAATATGCTTATTCCGGAATCAGGTTGGTTTACAGTAGATTATAAAATAGTCTCTGACAATTTAAGAGATGTTCATAAAAACTATAAAAATTATGTTGAAGGAGCCAAAAGACAAGCGTATCATTCAAGAACAGAATTTAATTTGGATAAAATGGGTATTGCTTTGGATAATCTTACGGATAGTAAAATTCCTAAATTAACTGTTCTTAAACTTCCTACTCTTAAACGTATTGAGCTTCCCAAAACAGATAAAATTAAATCCCAAATCAAGTAAAGTTAAATTTTTGTATATTTATTGTAAATAACAATTATGATAATTATATATGTTTTAGAAAAAAATAATGTTCCTTTTTATGTAGGTAAATGTAATAATATTAATGTAAGATTTTGTCAACATAAAAAAACATATGGTTTGGATATTAATATTAAAGTACTGGAGTTAGTAGATGATAAAGAATGGAAAGATAAAGAAAGATATTATATATTGTTACATGAATCTAAAGGATTTAAATTAGAAAATAAGAATAAAGGTGGAGGTGGTCCTACTAATTTAAATGATATATCTAGACAAAAAATAACAGATAGTAAAACAGGAAATCATTATAAATTAAAAAATATTCCTGAAGGAGAAATAGAAAAATTATATGAATATAATAATATCCAACAAATATCAGAATTATTAAATTTAACATTTCCTACTGTAAAAAAATATCTAATAAATAAAAATATTTATATTAAGTATAAAAATAAACCTTCCATAAATGAAGAAACAAAAAGAAATTTTAAAAATAGAAAACATAGAGATGGAAAACCAATAATTCAATTAGATAAAAATAATAATATAATTAATGATTTTAATAGTATATCTGAAGCATGTATATATCTTAATAAACCAAAACGAGAAGGAGATATAACAGCTGCTTGTCAAGGTAAACAAAAAACAGCTTTTGGATATAAATGGAAATATAAAGAAAAATAAGATAAATAAAATGGAAAAAATAGAAATAATCAAAACATTTTTTATTAATTTTAATTATTTAAAAGATCAATTTGTTAATAGTCTGATGACATTAAATAATGAGAGACTTTTAGTTAATGAAATTAAAAAGAAACAATATTTAGTATCTGATACTAAACCTAATCCTGAGTTATTTGATAAATATAAAAAAATCATAAAATGAAGGAACAACTAATTAATTGCCCACGTTGTAATTCAAACGCATGCTCAGAAATGTCAGATGGAAATATAACCATCTGGCAATGTATGGGTTGTGGGTTTACATCTAACACCTTCTTAACAGAAGAGAACTCAGTAAAGTATAAAGAAGTATTACCTGAATTGTATAAGGATCTTGAATTTATAGACGAAAAAGGATTACATTGGTACCCAACATCAGTAGCAATGGATGATAAATCAATGGTATTTGCTGAAGGTATTTCTATAGAAAATTGGAAATGGTCTGCAGTACAATCGAAAGATGGTAAACCTGATATGACTACTAAAAAAGAATTTGATGGAAATGATTTCCTTGAAGCTTTAGATTATGTAGGTTATTTTAAATCTAATTCAAAATAATATGACTCCTCAAGAATTTACTATCTGGCTAAAAGGATTTTTAGCTGCCATAACTCAAATTGAAAATCATCATGTAGCAAAGATTAAAGATACTTTGAAAACTGTAGGAGATAAAAAGGGCGTTCTTTTGAATCCTGAATATCCATGTATGCCAGTTACTCCTAATGCTCCTGATGTATCTAATGAAAAATTAGTTCCATATAATACTATTTGCGGATGTAACCCAACAAATGGTGGTAGTGGTATTTGCGGATGTATAATGGGTAATAAACTAGTACCTAGAAATAGCAAATCTAATATATACACTACTACAACTGATAATATTCCTTTTAATTGGCAATACGAAAATTCTAAACAAATTCTAAACGATTAAGTTTTATGAAAATAAGTTATGGTATCACAGTATGTGATGAATATGAGGAATTAGATCACTTACTTTATAGTATGCATCCTCTATTAGAAGATAGCGATGAAATAATAATTTTACGCGATATAAGCAAGACAAATTCTAAAGTCACCAAAGTCATTGAATCCCATAGAGATATATATAAAAATCAACTTATAGTAGTAGAAGCTCGTTTAAATAATGACTTTGCTACATTTAAAAATCAATTATTAACTTGGGCTACTGGTGATTATCTATTTCAAATTGATGCTGATGAAACCCCTAACCCAATATTAATTGGAAATCTAAAATCAATATTAGAAGCAAATAAAGAGATTGATTGTTATTACATTCCACGAATTAATGTTGTGTGGGGGTTAACTCAAGACCATATTCAAAAATGGGGTTGGAAAATATCTAAATTAGAAAACCATACCTCAGAAGATATACTAGATTTAGATAATCCTAAAGATAGAGATAGATATGAACTTTACAAAAAATATAATTTAATTATTGAAGAAAGTAAACTTTCCTGATATTTATAATAAATAATATCTGGGTAATTTATGAAATCTTATATATATTCTTATTTTGATAAGAAAAAACAAAAAATTTGTTATGTAGGTAAAACTAATGGTAATGAAAAAACATATAGAACTGGGAGTAAAATATTGAAACGTTATATATCTTTATATGGATATGATGTTTTTGATAATAGGTTTGATAGAAATGTTATTGAATATTATTCTATAGAACAGTTAGATAAAAGAGAAGAATATTGGATTGAATATTATGATACTTTTAATAATGGTTTAAATTTAACAAAAGGAGGTAGATATGATTGGAAACGGAGTTATTTTAAACCTGTATTACAATATGATTTAAAAGGTAACTTTATTAAAGAATGGGAATGTGGAAAATGGGCAGCTATAGAATTAAAAATACAAATTGACGGTATTAGTGCTTGCTGTATGGGAAAACAAAAAACAGCGGGAGGTTATATTTGGATGCATAAAACAAAGAAAACAATAATACAATATATAACCCCAATTGTAAGAAAACAATATAAAAATAAGGTTACTCGGATTAAAAATCAAGCAATAGAAATAGAAAACAAACAATACAAAAGTATTACCCAGGCTGCAAAAGATTTAAATATGACCTTTGGTAAATTAAATGGAAAAATAAAAAATAATCAAATTAAGTATAAATGGCTAAAATAAAAATTAAATATTACGAACCAATAATAAATTGGTGTGACCCCCAAATGCGCCTATTTAAATTAAATCAAGGTATTAAGTGGAAAAATAAAGTTCATGAAGTGTTGGAAGGACACAGTACCCTTAGTACATTACCATATGATACAGAAGATTTTTGTTTATATCATATTAAATCAATAGAAAAACAGGAAAAACAAAATAATTTTTATAATACTATTTAATTATGGCAAACGGAATTTATAAAGTAACAGAAGATTTTGAAACAGCATTAGGAAAATATACTGGTGCTCCTTATGTTATAACTGTTGATAATCAATCAAATGCTCTATTTTTAGCATTGATGTATGAAAATGTTAAAGGAAAAGAAATTACTATTCCTTGTCGTACATACCCCTCAGTACCTTGTGAAATAATTCATGCCGGTGCTAAAGTAAATTTCAAACCAGTTAAAGGCACTACAATCAAAGGAGCATACCAGTTAGAACCAACCAACGTTTGGGATTCAGCATTATCATTTACTGCGGATATGTACAAACCTGGTACTCATATGTGTGTTTCATTTACAGGTCCCTATAAACATTTTAAATTATCCAAAGGAGGAGCTATATTGACTGATAATGAAGAAGCATATCTTTGGTTTAAAAGAGCAAGATACTCAGGACGTAGAGAGTGTTCATATCATGAAGATAATCTTGATATGATAGGTTGGAATTTTTATATGATGCCTGAATTAGCTGCTAGAGGATTACTTTTAATTGGACAGTTTTATAATATGGATGGTACTAAAAAACATAATGCTGATTTAGAATTACCATACCCAGATTTATCACAATTTGAAGTTTATATAAAAGCTAATAGATGAAAAATAAAGTAGTTATACAAATATTCCCTATGGTAAATGAAATAGATTACCTAGAACGAACTTTATTATTACTTAAACAATCGTCAGTATACGTAGACAAAGAAAAATTTCATATTATACTAGACATAACACTCCCCACATCAGATTATCTTACAAATTGGAATGATTCTATTTTAAAACAAGATTATTTTATTAATAAATTTAAAAATCTTGAAAAATACGCTGATTGGTGTGATGAATATTATTTTAATGTAGATGATAAAGTAAAAGGATGTGTAGATTGTTGTATAAACAATATCTACAAGTATCCTAATGTAGATGATATGATATGGTTAGATATAGATATAGTATTTAATCCTTATACGTTAAATTTAGTTTTAGAATCATCTTTAGAAGTTAAACAAATTCAACAAAATTATATTATTACTCCTGAGTATGTTAAATTATGGGATAGTACCTGGGATTCTGTAGTTAGTGATACTTTTATGAATGAACCATATGGTTATGAAAAAACTAATGATTCTATAATTGATACTATTACTACCTATGGTGATATAACCCTGGAATCATCTGGGGTGTATAAATGGGGTGGTTCTTGGTTTACTTTATATTCTAAAAAATTACTAGACTACATCCAGTTTCCTAGAGACATAGAAGGATACAGTCCTATAGATACTTTTATAATGGAGTGCTGCAAATACATTCCTAATACTACTCAATATAAAATAAAAAATCTTGTAGTAGCCGAAGATTATAAATACATTGATAGAACATTATATAGCACCTATTTAAAATCTATCAATAGAAAACAAGATCTATCTCAGATAGGATGGGATAAAATGGTTAATCATCTAAAAAATAATATACTTAAACGATGAAAAGAGCATTAATAGGAGCAGGAGGTCATGCACAAGAAGTAAGAGCACATATGGGTGATTTTACTATGAAATGCTTTGTAGATGATCAATATTGGGAATTAAATAAAGATTATATTTTTCCTTTATCTAAATTTGATCCTAATGAATATGAAGTACTAGTTGCTGTAAGTAATAGTAAAGATAGATATAACATAGTTAATAAATTACCCAAGGAAACAAAATACTTTACATACATTCACCCTTCAGCTCAAATATTATCTCCAGTTAGTATAGGAGAAGGTTCATTTGTAGGAGCTAATTGTATTTTAACTTATAATATAACCATAGGTAAACATGCTATATTAAACAGAGCAATTCATGTTGGACATGATTGTAAAATAGGTAATTACTTTAGCGCTATGCCTGGATCTATAGTATCAGGTAATGTAACAATACAAGATTATGTCTATTTAGGTACCAATTCATCAATTAGAGAAAAATTATCAATCCATAATTCAGTAACAATAGGATTAAATTCCGGGGTAATAAAAAATATTGAAGAACCAGGGACATATGTTGGTGCTCCCGCTAAAAAAATAAAATAATGAAAATATTCGCTAATTTTCGATCAGCTGAAGAAGATGTAACATTTAATATACTAAAAGAAAAATTTAGTGATAAACCTATTACTTTCTTTTATGATTATATCCCTCAAAATATATCTGAACTACAATTAAATCCTTATAATTTTATTATGGTTCATGAACCAAATGAATTTTTTGGAATGCATAGTTGGGTAAAACAAAATCATCATTTGTTTAATATAATATTAACATGGAATAGAGATATATTAGACAATTGTGAAAATGCTTATACATTTACTTGTAATTATCAACAAGATTCTCATGAATATTATAACTCACTATTAAATACTGAAAAAATCTTTGAAGTATCATTTTTAAGTGGTACCAAAACTATATCAGATGGACATAAATTTAGAAATGAATTATATCAAATAAAAGATCAAATTCTTATACCTAAAAAATGGTTTTACGTACTAGAAGATTTTGATACAGAACATAATGTTAGACCAGGATATAATGAATACTCCAAAGATCTATCTCATTTACCAGAACATCTAAAAAAGATTCCTCAAGTATATGGTAAAAGAATATGTTATGATAAACCAATGTTTCATGTTTGCGTTGAAAATGTAAAACAAGATAATTGGTATACTGAAAAAATAGGAGAAGCTTTTTGTACTAAAACAGTCCCAATTTACTGGGGTTGTTCGAATATAGGGGATTATTATGATTCAAGAGGTATCATTACATTTGATACTAAAGAAGAATTAATAGACATAGTTAATAATTTAACTCCTGAAAAATATTATAAAATGAAACCATATGTTGATTTTAATTTTGAAGTTGCATTACATGATTCATTTACAAGTAAACTAGTTATGTTTTTTGAAGAAATAACTAAAATTAATAATATCTAAACAATAAAAATATATGACCTCTATTAAAAAATTAACCATTGAAACTACAGAATCTACATCTGAATTATGCCATATAATGGCTTCTTATAAAACAGATAAGTCCCCATTAGTAAGTCCTCTTCTTGGGCGCCTTGAAAATGATAATCGAAACTTTATGGTTGACGATTACTTTTATCCATCTGCTGAATATGCACACGCCTATACTGGTGTTTATGATTTCTTATTTTCTCCTTTTAGAAATAAAAAAATAAAATTAGGTGAAATAGGAGTTCATTTTAATCACTCAATACGAGGATGGAGAGAATGGTTTCCTAATGCTGAAATTCACGGATTTGAATGGGTAGAACAGTTTATAACAAATGCTAGAGCTGAGAATATACCTAATGTTTATTATCATTATACAAATGTATTTGAAAAAGATGCTATTGATAAATCAATGATTGAAGCTGGGGGTGGGTTTGATATTATTATTGAAGACAGTTGCCATCTTTTAGAAACTCAAGTAAATGTTGTAGAAACAGCACACAAATATCTCAATCCAGGAGGAATATTAATTATTGAAGACATCTACCCCATTATAAAAAATAAAGATGATAGAGGCCATGGAGATTACTTAGAAGAAGAATTCTCAGATGCTATAGAACCATTTAAACAATATTATTCTAATATTATATTTGTAAATGCTCAGCATAAATACAAATATACTGGATTATATGGAGATGTTAGAATGTTAGTTTTGTACAAATAAAAATAAATAAAAAATGAAAAAAGTTTTAATTACAGGAGGAGCTGGTTATTTAGGCTCCGTATTAACAGAGGTATTATTAAATAAGGGATACCAAGTAACAGTAATAGATAATATTACATATAAACAAACATCAGTAGCACCTTTTACTTATAACAAAAATTTTAAATTTGTTTTAGGTGATGTTAGAGATGAAAATTTACTATCATCATTAGTAACAACACATGATATTATTATTCCATTAGCTGCTATTGTAGGAATGCCAGCGTGTGAAGCTAATCCTCAATTAACTATTGATGTTAATTACAAACAAGTAAAAAACATTACAAAATGGGTTACCAAAGATCAAGTAGTATTAATCCCTAATACTAATAGTCAATACGGTTCATCAACTGAAATTATTACAGAAGATTCACCATTTAAACCACTTTCATTATATGCTGAAACTAAATGCGATGCTGAAAAAGCAGTATTAGATTCAGGTAATGGAATTGCTTTAAGATTAGCAACAGTATTTGGTATGTCATATAGAATGAGAATGGATTTATTAGTCAATGATTTTGTTTATAAGGCAGTAACAGATGGTTATTTAGTATTATTTGAATCTCATTTTATTCGTAACTACATTCATATTAGAGATATTGCTAATACATTCTTATTTATGATTGAAAACTATGAAAAATGTAATAACAATGCCTTTAATGTTGGATTAACCTCAGCTAATTGTACTAAATTAGAATTAGCTCATAAAATCCAAAAATTCGTTCCTGATTTGGTTATTGTTGAAAATAATTTTAAGCAAGATTTTGATCAAAGAAATTATATGGTTTCAAATACTAAGTTGGAAAGTCAAGGTTGGGTACCTACATTTACACTTGAAGATGGTATTGAAGAACTTATTAGTGGATACAAATTAATTACTAAATTTAAAAACAAAGACTTTACAAACTTATAATGGATGTTTTATTTATAACCCCCGGAAACGCTAGTGGTATTTACCAAAATTTAGCAAATGATTATGCTGCTATTGAACCACCAACATGGGCTTTACTATTAGCCGAATCTTGCCGATCAGTAGGGTATAAAGTAGGGTTAATAGATATTAATGCTGAACAGTTAGATAAAGATGAGGTAATAAATAGAATTAATACTTTTCAACCCCGTTTAATTTGTTTTGTAGTTTATGGACAGAATGTAAACGCAGGCACCGTAAATATGAGCGGTGCTACGTTTATGTCTAAGTATATTAAAGAAAAAAACATTAATATTCCTATTAGTTACTTAGGATCTTATCTTCAAGCATTGCCTATTAAAGCTATGAATGATGAACAATCAATTGATTTTGCTTTTACTAATGAAGGTGTTTATGCATTACGTAATGTACTCTCTAGACCTAATTTCATGAATGAATTGAGTGATATTAAAGGTATAATATGGAGAGACAATAATATTCCTAAAATAAATCTATCTGAAATAGTAGTACCTAATGGAAAAATGGATACTGATCTTCCAGGCTATGCTTGGGATTTATTACCATTTAAAGAAAAACCACTTGATTTATATAGAGCACCTATGTGGCATGCTGAGTATGATCAAAATAAGCGTTCACCATATGCTGCTATTCAAACCTCATTAGGGTGTCAATTTGGATGTGATTTCTGTATGATTAATATATTAAATAGAAATAATGAAGATGAAATAGGTGTAGCTGGTAACTATAGTAATATGCGTCACTGGTCACCTGAGTTTATTATAAAAGAATTTGATAAATTAGTTGAATTAGGGGTACATACAATTAAAATAACAGATGAAATGTTTTTACTTAATAGGAAATATTATGTTCCTTTATGTGAAATGCTTCGAGATAGAGGATATGGTAAATTTTTAAGAATGTGGGCTTATTCACGTGTTGATACAATTAAACATCCTGATTTACTTAAATTAGTAAGAGAAGCTGGTATTAAGTGGTTGGCATTAGGGATTGAAAGTGGTGATAAAACAGTACGTTTGGAAGTATCTAAAGGTAGATTTGAAGATGTTGATATTGATAAAGTAATCCAACATGTTCATGATGCTGATATTGAAGTAATGGCCAACTATATCTTTGGACTCCCAGGCGATAATAAAGAAAGCATGCAGAAAACCTTGGATTTGTCAAAGGAATTATGTACATTCGGGTGGAATGCATATGCTGCTATGGCACTACCAGGAAGTAAATTATATAAAGAAGCTATTGATAAAGGAATCCCATTACCTGATACCTATGAAGGATTCTCATTTCATGGTTACAATACATTCCCTTTACCTACAGAAACACTAACAGCAGCTGAAGTATTGGAATTTAGAGATAAAGCATTTGATGAATATCACTCATATCCTCCGTTTTTAGAAAAAATTAAAAATAAATTTGGTTCTATAGCAGTTGATAATATTAATAAAATGTTACAAATTAAACTAACACGTAAAATTATAGAAAATGAAAAATCTTCTAACTAAAGAACAATTAATTGCTTTTGAAACAGATATAGCAGATTGTTTTAATAATGCTATGATAAAAGCTCCTGTTCATCTATATGATGGAAATGAAGAACAAATGATTGATATTTTTAAAAAAGTCCAATCAGATGATTGGGTTTTTTGTACTTGGCGTTCACACTATCAATGTTTATTAAAAGGTGTACCTCAAGAACAAGTTAAAAAAGATATTATAGATGGAAAATCTATTACATTATGTTATCCTGAATATAATGTATATTCATCTGCTATAGTAACAGGAAATATTCCTATTGCTACTGGTGTTGCTTTAGATATTAAACGTAAAAAAGGAACTAATCATGTTTGGTGTTTTGTAGGAGACATGACATCTGAAACAGGTACTTTTTTTGAAAATTGGAAATATGCTGTTAATTATGATTTACCTATTACGTATGTAATTGAAGACAACAGCAAATCAGTTTGTACTGAAACTAAAAAAACATGGAACTCAGATAACTTGTTTTTTTCTAATGAAACAAGAAAAATTATTTATTATCAATACGAAACAAAATACCCTCACGCAGGTGCTGGTAAAAGAATCCAATTTTAATTATGAAATATTTTGATGAATTAAAGCGATCTATGGATTGGCTTAGTGAAAAACCAGACACCCTATTCTTAGGACAGGCTGTGGAATATGCTGGAACTGCAATTACTAATACATTAAAAGATGTAGACAGAAATAAAATGCTTGAAATGCCCGTAAATGAAGATATGCAAATGGGCATGACATTAGGTATGGCTTTAAATAACACAGTACCTATTTCTATTTACCCTAGATGGAATTTTTTATTATTAGCAGCTAACCAGTTAGTAAACCATATAGATAAAATTAAAATTATGTCTGATGGTGGGTATGCACCTAAAATCATTATTAGAACATCTATTGGTGCACAACGCCCACTTCATCCTCAGCACCAACATATTGCTGATTTTACACCTGGTTTTAAAGCTATGTGTGATTGGGTTGATTTTATTAGATTAGATGAACCTTACCAAATTTTTGATGCATTTAAATATGCATATGAAAGAACAGATAACCGTCCAACTGTACTAGTTGAATGGGGAGATTACTACGGAGAAAAATAACATATGAATAACTTTTATTTACCTTTAATGAGTGATAATATTGATAAAGAAGATATCAATTCACTAATTGACTTTTTAAGTCAAGATCAAATACCTAAATTAACCAACGGACCTAAAGTCATTGAATTTGAAAACAAATGGGGTGAATGGTTAGGAACTAAATATAATCTAATGGTTAACTCAGGAGCATCTGCTAATGAATTAACAATGTTAGCTTTAAATTACATACACGGCCAAGGTGAAATTATAGTACCACCACTTACTTGGATTTCAGATATTTCATCTGTTATTTTTAGTGGATTTAAACCTGTATTTTGTGATATTAATTTAAAGAATTTCTCATTTGATATTGATAAATTAAAACAAACAATCACACCTGATACTAAAGCTATATTCTTAACTCATGTATTAGGTATTAATGCTTTAACTGATGAGTTAATTCAGTTATGTAAAGATAACAATATATTATTGATTGAAGATGTTTGTGAATCACACGGTGTAACATTTAAAGGACAAAAAGCTGGTTCAATTGGTTTTGCTTCTAATTTTAGTTTTTATTTTGCACATCATATGTCTACTATTGAAGGTGGAATGATCTGTACTAATGATGAATATTTTTATCAAGTATGTAGAGCATTACGTTCTCATGGTATGACTAGAGAAATGACTGATAATAATTTAAAACAAGAAATCATTGAAAACCACCCTGATTTAAATCCAGATTTTATTTTCCTACACCCAGCACATAATTTTAGAAGTACTGAAATCAATGCAGTAATTGGTTTATCTCAAATTAAAAAATTAGATTCAAATAACACACATAGAATAGATAATTTTAATTATTTTATGAGTAAACTAGATTCTAACAAATACCATACTGATATTGAATTAGAAGGTCAATGTAACTATGCTTTTATAATTGTATTAAAAGATGGTTCATTTGAAATGAGAGATAAAGTAGAATCAACATTACGAGAAAAAGGTATTGAATTTAGAAGAGGCTTATCAGGTGGTGGTAATCAATTAAGACAACCATATTTTAAGAAAAACTATAACATCAACTATGATGATTTTAAAAATATGGATCATGTTCATCATTTTGGTTGGTATGTTGGTAATTACCCAACATTAGAAAGAGAAAAAATTGATACATTAATTAAAACACTAAACAATCTATGAGAATACCAGTACACCCAGATGTAAAGATTTATAACCACGATGTCCATTATGATTTTAGAGGTGAATTATGGACATTATGGAAAGAAGGCGAATTTCCTAGAACTGATGTTAAATTCAATCATGATAAGATTTCTACCTCAAGAAAACATGTTTTAAGGGGAATCCATGGTGATTCTAAAGCATGGAAGTTAGTAGAATGTCTTTATGGTGAGCTATATTTTGTTGTTGTAGATAATAGACCTGAATCAAAAAACTACAAGAATTGGACAGGTATGATGCTCTCAGACAAAACAAGACAATCAGTATTACTCCCCCCAGGATTTGGAAACGGATTTTTAGTAATGAGTGATCATTCAGTATTTCATTATAAATGGGCATATGAAGGAAAATACCCAGATGTTGATGAACAATTTACATTAAAATGGAATGATCCTGAATTAGATATTGAATGGCCTATTGATAACCCAATTTTACAAAAAAGAGATAAATAATGAATTTTAAAAATTTTATTAGAGAAGTTCCTGATTTCCCTAAACCAGGGGTTTCATTTAAGGATATATCGCCTTTATTGCAATCACCTATGTTTCCTTATATTATTGCACAAATAAAAGCACTATCATCTATTCCTAATTATTGGGTAGGTATTGATTCTAGAGGCTTTATATTCGCCTCAGCCTTATCTATGTCTAGTGGAGGTGGATTAGTAATGTGTAGGAAAAAAGGTAAATTACCTCCTCCAGTTGTAAGTGAAACATACAGTTTGGAATATGGTGAAGATACATTAGAAATGCAACCTGGTAGAGGTACTGTAGTAATAGTAGATGATGTTTATGCTACTGGTGGTACTATGGATGCTGTTGAAAAATTATGTATTAAAGCAGGGTATAATGTTATAGATAAATTAGTATTAATTGATTTAAAATTTCTTCATGAACCCACAAATGTTAAGAGTTTAATACAGTATGAGTAAAGTTTTTATAATAGCACTAACAGATGAAACAGGTGGTGTTGGAGAGATAGGAAATTATCCTATTATATATAGTGGTGTTGGTAAAATTAATGCTACTATGGCTGCTTATAATGCCTTTACTAAAGGATATACTGAGGTTATTAATATTGGGTCTTGTGGGTCATTAAAACATAAACCAGGAACAATAATTAAAGTAGGATCTGTATTTCAAGATATAGATGCTAGACCTTTATGTGAATATGGAGAAACACCATTTGAACCACAATATAAACAAGTAGTTTTAGATAGAACTACCCTTTCTACTTGTTTTTCTACAGATTATTTCATAGATTTATCTCAGAAAGAAAAATATTCTAAAGAATACATCAAAATGGTAAATAATTGTGATATATTTGATATGGAATGTTTTGCTTTAGCTAAAGTATGTCATCGTTTCAACATTAAATTTAGCTCATATAAATGGGTTTCAGATAATGGTGATGGTGGTGATTGGAAAGAAAATTGTAAAATAGGTTTTGAACAAGTAAAACGATTATTGAATGAGTAATCTAAAAAAAGAAGAATTTAAAAATTTTAATGTATTAATTATAGGTGATACATGTATAGATCAATTTATTTATGGTTCTGCTGTTCGTTTAGCACCCGAAGCACCTGTACCTGTATTTAATCCGTTAAATGAAGAAACTAATGCAGGAATGGCAGGCAATGTTGTTGCTAATCTAAAAGCATTAGGCATCCATACTTATTTTATATGCAACCCAGAAATTGTTACTAAAACAAGATATGTTGATGATAGATCCGGACAAATTTTATTACGTGTAGATAAAAATGATAAAATAGCTCCAATTGAACCTGGTACAATTAAATCTATAAAAAACAATATGGTTAATGGTACTAAATTAGATGCTATTATTGTTAGTGATTATGATAAAGGTTTTCTAGGAGAAGAAGATATTCAATTTATTTGTGAAAATAATACTAATGTATTCATCGATACTAAAAAAATACTAGATAAATGGTGTGTTAATGCTTCATTTATTAAAATAAATCATGTTGAGTATGAACACACAGAATATTCTTTAAAAGACTTAAACATTGAAGACAAATTAATCATTACTTTATCAAACAAAGGATGCCAGTATAAAGGTAAATTATTTCCCGTTAATAAAGTTCAAATTAAAGACGTATCTGGAGCAGGAGATACTTTCCTTTCAGGATTAGTAGCAGAATATGTTTTAACTAAAAATATAGAAAAATCAATTAAATTTGCCCAAGAATGTGCTACTGTAGTAGTACAAAAACAAGGCGTAGCAACAGTATAATTATGGTCACGTATAACATAGAATCAGTAGGCAATGTATCTTTTCATGAGCCACTCAATGCAGAAGCATTTAAATTTAAACATGAAAAATTTTCAGAATTAATTCCCAAAGGCTCAATTGTTTTAGATATTGGTGCTCACGTTGGTGGATTTAGTATTGTATTTGGGAGTTGTGTAGGTGAAAATGGTAAAGTACTTGCTTTTGAACCTAATCCTAAAACGTATGGTGTGTTAGTAGAAAATGCAAAAAATAACCCTACTTTTAATATCATTCCTCACAATTTAGCTAGCACCCCTGAAACCAAAAAATACACATTTAATTATTCAGATCCTACTTTATATAATAATGGAATGAATGGTGGTTATTTTGATGAACTAAAATATGGGGAACAAATAAAACAATTTCATGGTTATAAAGTAGAAGTAAATGGAGTAAATACTATTGATTTCTTAAAAGAAAAATATAGTGATTTAGTTGATAAAATTAACTTTATTAAAACCGATACTGAAGGGTTAGATAAAGAAGTGTTAAAAACATTAGCACCGCTTATCAAGAAAAATAAACCTGTATTAATGGTTGAAGCATTTAGAAGTTTAAATGAGGAAGAAATTGAAGATTTTTATAATGTTTTAAAATCGTTTGATTATGAAATATATGATGTATCTCCTTTGGATAATAAAACAGATTGTACTGGTCCCTTAACTAAAGAAGAATTTGGACATTATGTTCATCACGTAGTAGATAATGGTAATTTTTTCTGTTTCCATAAAGATGAAGTTCATAAATATAATTTGCCTCTTACTAAACCTGGTAAAACAGCAGTTGTTGTTTTTGGTAGAAATGATGGATATAAAGAAAAAGAACGATTTGCCATTCACTTAACTACAATGTTGGAAACATTTGATGAAGTAATTTATGTAGATTGGAATTCACCAACTCATAGTTTTTTATATGATGTTATGGATTTAATTCCTAAAACTGGTAGATTAAAACATTTTGCTATTCCACCTGAATATGCGGATATGATGACCATGAATGATCCTAAAGCCCAAGTATGTAATACAGTTTTAGCATTTAATCTAGGTATAAGGCGCACTGATGCTGAATGGATTGTATTATCTACTACTGATATTATTCCTCCAACTAAAGAAGCATTAAATGATTTTATTTTTAAAGCAAATAAAAATGCAATGTATTCGTTTAGTAGAAGAGATATTGAGTATGATGATGTAATTGCTAATCTAAATAATTTAAATGAACATAGAAAACATCTAGATGCAACCACAGAACCAAGATATTTCCCAACTAAAGTAACCCCTAATGATAATTACAGTATGTTTAACTGCTGTGGTGATTTTCAATTAGCAACTAAGAATCTATGGTTTAAAATTAGAGGATATGAAGAACCTATGTTATATGCTTGTTTTGTAGATACAAATGCTCAAAAGAAAGCTGTTTTATACGGATTTGATTTAGTACCAGTATATGATGTTCCTTTGTATCATATGTCTCATAAAGGTATGGGGAATGATGGAGCATCACCTTCAAAACAATTTTATAACGATGCTGGAGAATGGGTAGAATATTTTGACAAATACATAGAACATGATCATATTATGTTTTCACGTAATGCTGATACTTGGGGATTTTCAAATGTTGAAATTGAGTATGAGGTGATTTAATATTTATTTAAAATAAATTTATGACAAAAAATAAACGTATTTTAGATAAATCAAGTAGAGTAATAACTTTAGGTGATATAAACAACGATAATGCGTGTTCTGTAATAAATTTTATTTATGATATAAATAACGAAGATGAACCTAAAGAAGCAGACAAACGCAAACCAATTCAATTAATTATAAACTCACAAGGAGGAAGTGTATATGATGGTATAGGAATAGTAGACGTTATTGAACAATCTATAACACCTATACATATATATGTTCATGGTCAGGCACAATCAATGGCTTTTGCTATAGTTACATCAGGACATTATAGATATGCAGGAAAACGTGCAGTTTTTATGTATCATCAAGTAAGTTGGGAAATGGCTCAAGAAAAACTTATACAACATGAACAAGAAGTAAAAGAAGGAAAACGTTTGTGGAAAGTATATGATGATATTGTTTTAACTAATACTAAAATACAATTAAAACAATTAAAACAAATCCATAAGGAACGTAAAGAATGGTATCTGACTGCAGAAGAAGCACTTAAATTAGGTGTAATTGACGAAATTCTTTAATATTATATATTTATTAATGTGTTAAAATAGGAAAACTAAATAACAATAAATACAAATAATATGAACCCAAAATTAATAGTAGATATAAACAAAAACGAAACAAAAAAGGGTATTAAAGTACAATTCGTGTTTCCTGAGCAACTTCAAGGTGATCAAAAAGCTGAAATGACTCAAAAGATACAACAAAAGTTAACTCAAGGGTTAATGCCCTATAAATTAACTGTAAGTCAAGACACAGATGTACCTTATGAAAACATAATAGGATTTTTAATTCCTATATCAGACATAAAACTACTAATTAAAGATGCAATAATGGGTACCGATAAAGTACCAAATAATATGTAATATATGAAAAAAAGAAAAATACCAATTCTTAAATTATCTATATCTTCGGATACAGATTATTCTGAAATGATAAATATCCCTGGTGTAAAAGACGTTGTGATAGATGAGTTGGTATTAGCTATTAAAGAAGGAGTACTAAATAAAAAGAAAAGTATATCCTTATTTGCCTTAGCAAACACAGAATATTATATTAATGTAGATAAAGAGCAATGGAATGCTTCTTTAAACAATGCTTTAAATTATTATGTTAATATAGAAAATTACAATAAATGTATTGAATGTAGAGATATTATAAATCAATTAAGTTATGAACAACCATCCAGAAAATCAGACAAATAAAATTAAAAACACCATAGAGAATATTATAGGCGCTAATACTACTCTTAAACGCAAAAGAAAAACAGAAGAAGACGTTAATCGAGAATGCTTTGAAAAACTAATTACATCATTAGAAGAAATAGAAGTACGCTCAGTTTTATTAGAAGAAGAGTTTGAGTTAGGATTACATAAATATGAAGAAAACTTCTATTCAGTTATAAATTCTTTGTTACTTTTATACCTAGGAAAAGAGGCTTTATCCGTAGTAAATTTTTATCTATTTGATAGATTTAATTTAGACGGTTCAGAAAATCATATTACTGATAAAGAAGGGAATATAATACCCTTACAAAATCCTACTGATTTATGGGATGTTGTTCAGTTTATAAAAGGAAACGTATCTAAAAATGAGTAAACCTAAGGGATCTAAAGGAGCACCATCTAAACATTATTCAAAAGCAGATTTATTACGAGCAATGCGCTTTACTAAATCAATAAAAGCGGCTGCTCGTTATCTAGGGTGTAGTTATCAACATATAAAACCATACTTTAAAATGTATAGGTTAGATGATAGTGATATAAATTCACCTACCTTATTTGAAGTACATAAAAATCAACAAGGTAAAGGTATACCTAAATATTTACCTAATAGGCGTAAAGAACCAAATGTTAAAAATATTGTAACAACGGGTACTGGTTGGGAATCATTTAGTGAAAATAAAATAAAAGCAAGATTAATTGCTGAGGGTTATGTTAAAGATGAGTGTTATAAATGTGGGTTTTGTGAAAAACGAATGACTGATTATAAAACACCACTATTACTAAATTTCAAAGATGGCAGTAAATTAAACTATCTATTAGATAATCTAGAATTAGTATGTTATAATTGCTATTTTCTATATGTAGCCGATCCTATGTCATCAGATCAAATTAGAGATATTGAAAGTAACCAACAAGTAAAAACAATATCGTTTGATTGGGAAACAGAAAAATATGTTCCTTCTACAATAATAGATGATGAACATCTTGAAAATATGAAAGCTTTAGGTTTATTAGTTTAGTTTGGAAAAGCAAAGAAAAAATTTTATATTTAATTAAATAAAAAAAAATATGAGTTACGATTTATCAGAAAAATTTAATGATTTTACAATTCCTAAAGAGGCACTTGAACAAATCAAAACAGGTTTAATTACAATCCCTAAAAATATGCTTAAAACAATATTATTTGCAGGAGAAAATAAACTGACCAATTATGATATTGATTATTGGGTAGCAGTAAAACCTAAGCGTCAATCCGATGAAAATTTACCTACTTATAAAGCAAGACGTAAATTTCAAAATGCCTTAACAAAGTATAGACCATATCTTTACGATTACTCAGAAAACAATATAATAATATAATAAACATGAAATACTATCAAGTACAAGTACAATTTACCTTAGATGAAGGTAAAAAACAAAAATTAGCATATTTAGTAGACGCTGAAAGTTGCATCGAAGCAGAAACAAATACTGTAAAACACTTAATGGGTGCTGGAGAGCATAATTTTGAAGTAAAATCAGTAGTAGAATCTAAAATAGTAGATGTAATATATGTATCAACAGTAACAGAAAATAAAGAAGAAGAATAAAATGAAAAAAGTAGCAATCTTAGTATTATTAGCGGCAACTATTGTTGCTTGCCAATCAACAGAAAATAAAACAGTATCAACAACCGATTCAACATTTATTGAAGTAGATTCAATGGAATTTGAACCAATAGTTCAAGATACCTTCACTACAGAAGTAGTAAACTAACAATTAGGTACCACGATGCTTCCCGTAAGATCAGCACACTGTCAGTGGTCATTTAGTGACATAAACGAATAGCCCAAGGTATAAGTTACAGTCACATCCCCAACAAAGACTAGAAGACGTTCTAGAAACTGGTTGGGTTTTTTATTTTAAAACAATGAATATAGGAAGTATAGTAGAATGTATAAATGATTCATTTGATTCAAAATCAATTGAATTAATACCCAATAGACCTAAAAAAGGAAAAATTTATACTATTAAAGGTATTAAAGATTATCCTGATAAAAATTCTACAGGGGTGTTATTAGAGGAAATAATCAATGAACCTTTAATGTTACCTAATTTAGAGGGATTATTTGAACCTACATTCAATATTGAACGATTCAGAGAATTACCAGAAGTAAATATTGAAGAATTAATTGAAGAATTAACATTAACTCATGACTAAAATAGTTTTTATAAGTGATACACATACAATGCATGAAGACTTAGTATTACCTCAAGGTGATATTTTAGTCCATGCTGGTGATTTTACCGGAAGAGGTAAACCACACGAGGTAGAAAATTTTTTTAGTTGGTTAGAAAAACAATCTAAATTCTTTAAACATATTATTTTTATTGCTGGTAACCATGATATATGCTTTGAATATAAAAGTACTTGGGTTGTAGATGCAATAAAATCTCTACCAGATAACATACATTACTTAGAAGATTCTGAGGTTATTATTGATGATATTAAATTTTATGGTTCACCATGGCAACCTGAATTTTTTAATTGGGCATTCAACTTACCAAGAGGAAAAGCATTAGAAGAAAAATGGGATATGATTCCACAAGATGTTGATGTATTAATCACTCATGGCCCTCCAATGTATATATTAGATTATACTATAAGAGATATGTGGAATGTAGGGTGTTTAGCTTTATACAACAAAGTATTACAAATTAAACCAAAACTTCATGTATTTGGGCATATTCACGAAGGATATGGTGTAAAAGAGCATGAAGGTATTACATTTGTAAATGCAAGTAGTGCAACAATTGGATATTCTTTAACAAATAAACCCATTGAAATTAAATATACTAAAGAAAATATAGAATTTTTTTAATGATTTTAAATAGTTATTATATTTATTGACAATCAAGTTTGTAGATAATTAAAATATAAAACTATGATTAAAATTTTTAAAGAATTATTTAACGATAACAACTCTATCAACGAAAAAGCGGTGGTAGGTTTTATCGCTTTTTTTATGCTTGTCGTGGCATTAGGGGTAGATCTTATTACAGGTTACTTTGGTTCACCCTTAGTATTAAATGAATTCATATTTGATGGATTTATGGTTATTGTTTTAGGTTCATTTGGTATAGCATCTGTGGATAAATGGATGAATAAAAAAGATAAACGTAATGGTGAAGAAAATAACAACAGCAACAACGATAACAAAGGAGACGAGTAACATAGTGAAAATGCCTATTTCATTTGAACAATTTTCAAAAGACCCAGTTAAAGGGTTATTATTTATAGTTCTTATTGCTATTGGTTACTTATATGTTGATGGTAAAATGAATTACCAATCACAAATAGAAAAACATGAAGCAAAAATAGTATTATTAGAAAATAAAACTGAACTATTATACACAGCCCTTAAACGTAGCGATAGTGCTCTAGCAGTAACTGTTACTAAATTAGAAATCTTAACTCAAATGTCTAAATAATGAAAATAATCTCAATCTTTTTTTTAATAGCTATATTAGCTATAACAACCTCCGAACCAGTAAGAAAAAAAGAATCGGAAGTTGATGTAGAAGCAATCTTAGTTAAATGCGATAAAAACTTAATTAAAGCATCAACAATAACTAAAAAAGCAGATCAACAACAAAAATCTAAAATGATTGAGTTACATGAAACTGTAACTAAATTAAAAGAAGAAAAAAAAGAATTAGAAACTACATTAATTAAAACAAAACATGAACTACAAACTGTTAAAGAAGTTATCAATAACAATGTTGTTGATACTGGTGAGCGCTTCGACTTATTCCCAAAGGACTAGAACAATAGGCTCAGATACATTTGTAGTGTTTACTCGTGAGCAAGCAAAAGCTATTAGCGATACATTTGTATCTCAAAGACAAACCATAAAAAAATTAAAACAAACTGATAGTCTTTATATTATTAAAGAAAAACAATATAATACACAAGACAGTACTAAAAGAATAAAAGACAGCCTCACTTACTTTGAACAAATAATCCCAACGCTAACTGAAATAAAAGAGTTATTAGCAATTCAAGTTGAGGTACCATTTAGAAATAATTTTGAAATTGGAGTTGGAGTTGGGGCATCAACATATTTTGGAGCGTATCGATCATTTAATACCTTAATAAATACTAAATACTATATTCCGTTAAGTATAGGTATATTGAAATATAATTATCACAAACATTTAACAACACGGTTTGAAATAATATCTACTCAAGTATCAACAGGTCCAATCAATAAACAAATAGTAGCGGGTGCATTACTCGCAGATTATAACATTGCCCCAAACATTTATAGTATTCGAGTAGGTATGATCCCCTTAATAAGTATTGGATATACAGTCTTTGGATTACCAAATGAATCACTGATTATTGGTGCTGGGTTGAAAGGGTATTTTACATCTAAAACAGCACTTGAATTAAATATCAGATACCAATTAACAGATTTAGATAATATAGGTAGTAATGATCATTTTATATGGGGTCATTTAATGATAACAAGAAAAATAAATCATAAAAATAAATAAAAGTAAATTATTTAAAATATTTATTAAATTAAGCTTTGCTACGCAAGGCTTTTTTTGTATTATTACATAAAATGGAATTAATAAGCACACATATATGTAAAGCATCAGATATTGGTATACATAACAATATGTTTGGAGGTACATTAGTTGGCTGGGTAGATGAAGCCTCAGCAGTATATTCTGCTCAAATCTGTGATACACCTAGAATGATTACTATTAAAGTAGATGAATTTATCTTTAAAAAACCAATAAAGTTAGGAAATATTATAAAGATTTATGGGAAAGTAGCAGAGTTCGGAAATACATCTATAACATTATACATTGAAGCTAGAAAACATAATGTATATACAGGCATTCAAGAAGTCGTAACTCATACAAAAATGAAATTTGTAAGAATAGATGATGAAGGTAATCCTCTTCGTATATCTAACCGTGTAAAAGAACGATATTGGGGTCGTTTAAAAACTTTTGGTAAAGGACTTCTTTCTACAGAAGAAAAAGAATTAGAAATAATTCCAAAACTAAAATAAAATATTTAAAAATATGATGATAGTAATTTTAACAATAATAATATGGGAAATAATAAAACCATATTTAATAAAAATGTTTTATAAAATATTAGGAGAATAATAAATTTTATATTTAAAAATATGATAACATTAATTCAACAATTTAAAACTTGGCTTTGGAAAAACATTGGATGGAATATTCAGTGGATATATATGAGATTTTATAATCTATATAGATGGCTTCCAATAATCTGGAAAGATCGTGATTGGGATGATTGGTATATATTTAATATACTTCAAATTAAATTAAAACATCAAGCAGAGTATATTGGAACTAAAGATCGTCATACTAGAGCTCAATATGATGCTCAACGTATGAGAACATGTGTGCGATTAATAGAAAAAATAAAAGAAGAATTTTATCAAGACGAATATATGGAATATCATGACACTAAATTTTATTCTGAGCCAGTGGATGATCATCCTGGGTATCATAGTTTACAAATAGAAACTTTATCTGAAAACTTTGATGAATATTTCTTAGCATATCCGTTAGACTATAAAAGAGTCCTTAATGGAGCTGGGTGGTTAGATATTAATGAATGTAAGGATGATGCTGACAAAAGACATCGAATTGCTATGAATATGTCTCATTTAAGAGGACAACGAGCAAAGAAAATATTATTCCAGCTCTTAGATAGACATATTGAAGGATGGTGGGATTAGTTTAAAAGGCAAGGTAAAAATATTATCTTCACATAACTCATTACTAAATAAATAAAAATATGATTATAGCAATAACAATTTTATCTGTATTATTAGTTATTACAATATTATTTGTAATAGCAGGTATAATACACATTCTAAAAATTCAAAAAGAATTAAATTCAATAAGTGAAGAACAGTCACGCCAAAACGAGGACATCAGGAATTTAATGATTGCTCATATGACATTAGTTCAAGCATTAAAAGATGCAACAGAAATAGAACAATTAAATAAAGTTTATAATTACAATAAAATAAAAGGAGAAGCATAGTATGGTAAATACCACAGTTGACATAGACATAGATGATATACTTTGGAGTATGTCTAAGTATAAAAAACAAAAAATGGCTGATGCACTATATGATGATGGAATTATACCTACATATCTTAATGCTGATGTTGCTGTTTGGGAAAGTAGAATACCTCAAACTAATCTAGAAAAAGAATTATCTGAAATACTTGATAAAGTATGGGATAACAAAAGATTTATTAATAATGATGATTTAGAGGTATTAAGATATCTTTCGAAAAAAGGATTATAATAGGCAAAGCTCTTTAACTACATTTACCTCAAATGGTAAAAAAACGTAAAAAATGGATTCCACCAAAAGAGTTTATTGTAATAAGTGACGATGGTTATTTTGTTGGGTTACATAAGGGGGGTAAGTTTAAATGGTCATTTGAATTATCTGAAGCTAAACCACTTACCAACATCGAGCAATTTGATACAATAAAAAAAGGTTACATTGGCAAGGAAGTTTTATTAGATTTCATTTAAGAATAAAAAAGATTAGGATCGTCAAGATCCTTTTCTTATCTTTACACTATGATGAAGATCAAGTTAAATAAAGGTAGAATATTCTTTACAAGTGATACTCACTACGGTCATACAAACATATGTCGTGGTGTGAGTAACTGGAGAGATGAAAACGGTAATGTACCTATTCATCAAACTCGTGATTTTAAATCACTTGACCATATGAATGACTATATCGTTAATTCTATTAACAGTAAAGTAGGAGAAGATGATATTTTGTTTCATTTAGGTGATTGGTCGTTTGGTGGGTTTGATAATGTAGCTAAATTTAGAAGTAGAGTTAAATGTAAAAATATTCATTTAATATTAGGTAACCACGATCATCACATTGAACGTAACAAACAATTATTAAACTACTACAAAAATCCAGAAACATTAAATATAATAGAAGGAGATGCTTCCGAGAATTATTATGAGGAATATAAGTTTGGAGAATATTGGAATAATAAAGTATATGCTCAAGACTTATTCAGCTCAGTAAACCAATATCTACGATTACAAGTATATGTTTACCCAAGTACTAAATTGTATGCTGGTGATGTTGATTTAGTATTAATGCATTACCCAATCGCAAGTTGGCACAACATGAATGATGGTGTTATACATCTTCACGGACACGTTCATTTGCCTCCAGATAAAAAATTATCACAAGGTAAAGCAATGGATGTGGGTGTAGATGGAAATAATATGGTACCTTATTCATTAGGTGAGATTATGAATATAATGGATAAACAACCAATTGCTAAGTTATCATTACCTCAAGACCATCATGAGGAGAGGTTGATGGGTAGTAAAGGAAGTTCAAGTTTTTAATTATGAATATACTAACAAAAATATTATTTTTATTGTTTATAGTATTAAGTAGTTGCTCTACAGATGATAATGTTGATTACAATTGCACTCAAGGTACTATTAGAATATTAAATAAAGAAAAATATCCATGTGGTCGAGGTGGAGGATATTGTTCATTTATGTTTTATTTATATGATGGTAAAAAGGCTTATTGGTGTGATACTGATAGAGATACTTGGAATAAATATAATATAAACGATACATTACCTACATTAGTAATAACTAAAACTGTATACAATGATAAATAAAGAATTTACCCCTTACGAACAAGCATTAGCTTTAAAAGCAATTGGATTCAATGAACCTTGTTTAAAATATTGGAATGGTATTGGAGAATATTTTGACCAAAAAGATTGGTTTAATTGGAATCAATCTGAAAAGTTTGTTTCTATTCCTCTATACCAACAAGCATTTAGATGGTTTAGAGAGAAGTATAATATTCAAGGTTATATCTATTCAAGTACTGTCAGAGGTAATTCGGAAAAAACTAAACAGTTTACAGGGTACATTTGGAATATAAATGGTATTGATATGCCTTTTATTTCTACAGATGCTAGAGATGAATTACATGATACATACGAAGAAGCAGAACTCTATTGTCTTAGAAAATTAATTGAAATAGTAAAAACAAAAATAAGATGAAACAAAGAATATATTTAGATGATATCAGAACACCGATCAACCCAAACAACGAATGGGTAGATGGTATTCCAAATTGGATTGTAGTAAGAAGCTATGATGAGTTCGTAACCAAAGTAAATGAAATTGGTTTAGATAACATTGAGTTTATTTCTCTCGACCATGACTTAGGTGACAGCGCTATGAAAGAATGGCATACAAATGTATATCATAACTATAAATTAGATTACAATAACATAACTGAAAAAACAGGTTATGATTGTGCTAAATGGTTAGTTGAACAATGGTTAGATGGTAAACCAGTAGTTGATGTTTATACGCATTCAGCGAATGCTATCGGAAGTGCTAATATTATGGGTCTTATTAATAATTACAGGCATATTAACAAATTGCCACAAAATTGTGTTAGAGTACAAATTGAACATACAGTATGATTTTAAGAAATAAATTATTGCAAGCACTAACATTAGTGCTAATAGTTATGGTAGCGGCTATGGTAATCTTTAAAATAGCTGATATGTTACCTGATCACCAAGTTAAAATAACTTATAGTGTAGGTGGTGCACAACGCGTTTATATTGTAAAATCTAGTTCAGTATCACATAAAACTAATAGTGAGTGTATTACATTTACAGATGATAATGGATGTAGTCATACAGTATGCGGAACATTTGAAACAGAAATAATAAAATAAAAGAATTAATATGAAAAAAACAGTTATAGATCTTTGCGTAACATTAATAGTCATTGGTAATATGACATACGCCTTACAATGTTTTAGTATACTTACATTACCGTTATGGATATATACCCTTCCATATGCATTGTTTTTACTTTCATTATTATTTTTTTACATAAAAAAGTAATTATTATATCTAAAAATAGGGATTGTCAAAATTACTTTATTATCTTTATAAAAAATAAAGGTTATGAAAAATATTTTTAAAATTGATCCAAAAACACTTGAACTAAAACCATTTAATGTTGTTAAAAAAATATTAATAACAGCAACAATAATATCAACTATCCTGAGTTCAGTATTCTTATACTCAGGATATAAGTTAGGTAAAAGTACTTTAATTAGTCTTTCAGAAGAAGAAAAATTAATTATTATTCAAGAACGTAATAAATTTTCAGAAGAAAAATTAATTGAGAAATTAAAAGAATTAAACATTAAATTTCCTCATATAGTATTTGCTCAATCAAAACTTGAAACAGGTAATTTTACAAGTAAAATATTTCGAGAAGGAAATAATTTATTTGGTATGCGTGAAGCTAAACAACGAATAACAACTGCTAAAGGTACTGAAAATAATCATGCCTTTTATAATACATGGTATGAATCAGTTTTAGATTATTCCTTCTATCAATGTAAATATTTATCAAACATTACAACTGAGGAATTATATTTTGATTATTTATCTCAATCATATGCTGAAAATATTAACTATGTTAGTATATTAAAAAATATGATTAATAAAGAAAATTTAAAAGCTAAATTTAGTTTATCAAAATAAAAATATTATATTTACAAAATTAAAATAAAATAATATGAGTGGAGGATACTTTGATTATAAACAATGGCACATCCAACAAATTGCTGAGGATGTAGAAACTATTATTGAGAAAAATGGTAGGAAAAAAACAAATGAAGAAATCAAAAATGAAGGAAGGTATGACCCTGATTGGTATAAAAAATACCCTGAAGATCTCTATCATTATCAATACCCAGATGAAGTAATTGAAAAATTTAAGGAAGGTTTAGTTATACTTAAAGAAGCAGCTATATACGCTCAACGTATTGACTGGTTATTATCGGGTGATGATGGTGAGGAATCATTCCATAGACGACTAAAAGAAGATTTGGATAAAATATGAGTAAAAATTTAAAAATAATATTTTTGGATAACGATGGAGTAATATGCCTATCCAATAATTGGGGCAGTCGTGTTAAAAAACGAAATAGTTGGAGCGGTTTGAAACTTTCAATGAGTTCAAGAGAAATACCTGTTGAATATCGTTTCGATAACTTTGATGAAAAAGCTATCAAAGTATTAAATGAAATCTTAAAAGAAACTGGAGCAGAAATAGTAGTTAGTTCTGATTGGAGACATCATGCAACATTAGAAGAGTTAGGAGAATATTACTTATCTCAAGGAATAATAAAAGCACCTATCTCTGTTACTTCCGTAACTAGTGATATTAATCCAGAGCTTTGGAAAGTATTAAGACACAGAGCTGATTTAGAATTAGAACGTTCTATTGAAATATTGAATTGGCTAGATAAGCACCCAGAAGTAACGAATTGGGTTGCTGTTGATGATTTAAATATGTCTGTTAAGTATTTATCTGATCGTTTTACTCATAAAGATGGATTAGATGAAAAGCCGGGCTTAACTAACTTCGTTCATACAGTAAAATCTAATGAAGGGATAAAGCAAAGTGGTATTAAAGAAAAAATAATAAAGTATTTGATATGAAAACAATAACGCAACAAATACAAATAAAAAAATAACATGAAAGAAACACATATCGCATTATTACAATTATCGTTTGGCAATGATATACTTAAAACAATTGATTATATTAAAGAAGCTGGAGTAGAAACGATTATACTTTCTTCTGGAGAAGAAGTGGCTTCGGATAAATTTTGCAATAACATTAAAGAGTATTATAATTTAACACACTAAAACAAAACAAACATGAATTTAAAATTAAACAGTTGGTATGTATGGTTATGGGATTATACATATTCAGAAAGAGTTCCAAACAATCTTTGTCCTTTATTTTGGAAATTAGTAGTAGCAGTATTATTATTTATTCCAAATGTTATTTTTAGAATACCTACAGTAATAGTTAATTTATTTTATAGTAAAGGAAATAAAATAATTGAAGGTAGAACAGGTATAGGTATATTAATTTATATGTTTTTAATTGCTTCTGTATTTGTATTATATTCTATATATAACTATTTATTATGGTTATTTGAAGCTTATAGTTATGATAAAGACTGTGCTACTTTTGGAGGGATTGGTTTATGTGTAGCTTTATTCTTTCTTATTAGATATTATTGGTTAAAGAAAGATGTAGGATATGCTATTAAAGAAACAACAACAGATAATATAATAGTAAATTATGCTTCATCTTGGTATAACAAACATTGCCCTAAAATAAATTGGAAATAAATAACATGAAAGGATTATTAAATAATAATGAAACATCGTTTGTTAATCCTGAACAAAAACAAACAGCAGTTGAATGGTTACATGAAATTGCAAAACAAAGAGAACCTGATAAGTTTGATTGGCAACAAGCCAAAGCAATGGAGAAAGAACAGATAATCAAAGCTATTGACTATTGTAGAGATAAATACATTGATTCGGAAAATTACTACAACGAAACCTATGGAAAATAAAATAACAGCAATGCAACAACTACTTACTCAACTAAAAGACGAAAGAGCAAAACTTCCAATACTTATTGAATGGGATAGATGTTATCAAGCTATTGAGATGGTAATACAAAATACTTATTTACCAATCGAGAAGAAGCAAATAATGTGTGCTTATGTTGAAGGATGTAGTGATTCTATTTTAGACGAATCAACAGATAAAACACGGTCAGAAGATTATTATAATGAAACATTTGAAAAAGAAGTAAGATGAAGAGAAATGAATTAAGAATTGGTAATTTAGTTGATTTAGGTAATAGAATTGCTAAAATTATTGAAATAAGTAATTTATCTTGTGTAGTTGTTGATTTAGAAGAAACACAAGATACAATAGAGGATTATGAACGAACAAAACCAATACCATTAACCGAAGAGTGGTTGTATAAATTTGGGTTTAAGGATATAGATAAAGGTGATCATGATTATAATACATATACCGATTCAAACCACGACTACTATTTACAAATTGATGTTAGGAAAAAAGATGGTAAATATAGTATTTTAGATAATTCTTTTGATGATTTAAGGGATTTTTCAATGGTAGATATTAGTTATGTTCATCAACTTCAAAACCTTTATTTTGCTTTAACAGGTGAAGAATTAATTATGAATAATAATACATACTCAATACCCATTTACGAAAACGGAATAAAAACAGAATGGAGTGTTGATGGTATTGTAGGTGATGAAAAATATTATCAACTATTAGAATTAGGTAATGGAAAAGATTTACCTGATATGATTAACACAACAATAAAAGGATAGAAAGTTATGAATAAAGAACAAGAAGGTATTATTGAGTTGGTTGGTCAAGAATATACTAAATGGTTTTATGATAATGCGGTTCCATCTGTTAGTGGTAAGCCTATATTAAATGGGGAATGGATATTAACTAGATGTGAATTCATCAACAAATGTAAAAACGATTCTGAGTTCTCTGAAAAGTGGGGATTAAAGATTGAGGAACGAGAGTTAGATATGATGGAAAGATGGGTGATAGCAGATTTAACACCTAATATGGAAGAATTTGATTTTGCTAATTATATGTGCGATAAACATAATGTCCCAACCAAACTAATCACAATAACATATAAAAACGAAAGGATAGAAAGTTATGAATAATAAAATCAAAAAAGGAAATCTGAATTATGACCAATCAGGTAGAGCATACCCCGATAATCCACAAATAAAAGAAAATTGGAATTGTATTTGGGAAAAAGATGGTAAACATTATAAGTTAGTTAGTGATAATGAGCATAAAGAATGGGAAGAAATAGAAAAACAATAGAAAGTTATGAATAATCTTAGAACTATAACTCTTACAAATCCATCATATACTTTTGTTGGAATATATCCTAAACTTATAATAAATTTTGATACAGATAAAAATGATACTGAATTAGATGGGATGATTGTTGATGGTACTGAAACTACACTTAATAAAGTATCTACAACCGTTAAATGTAAATTATCATATAAAGATGGTAAATTAACTGGAGAAAAAATAAAATAATGAATAAAAGAAGAGACCAAATAGAATCACTATTAAATATGGAAGACCCAATAACAAAACAAAATTGGATGGGTTGGGATAAAAAAGACTGTTCAGAAGTAGGGTTGTGCGAAATCCTATTAGCACAACTTATCAGAGAACATAAACAAGAGAATGGTGAGTGGTATGATACCGATTACGATAAAATAAAATTAAGATACAATGAACAACCTAGATAAAACATACACAGCACTCCTTCAAGACATTCTTGATAATGGATTTTTCCGAAGATAGATAATGTTCCTGTATTTTATAATATTTATAATAAAAAAATATTATGAAAGCATACATTTATAAAAAGACACTACTTCTAACTGGAAGATCATATATAGGTCAACATAATGGAAATGATCCTAACTATTATGGAAGTGGAGTAGATTGGAAAAAAGATATTAAAAAATACAATATAGACTGGAATCAGGATATTATAACTGAAATTTTAGAATACGTTGAAGATATTAATCAATTAGATGAAAGAGAAGAATATTGGTTAAAACATTTTGATGTAGTCAATAACCCGTTATATTACAATAAAACAACAAAACCATTTGGTCCTATTACTCATTCTGAAGAAACAAGAATAATAATATCTAATAAAAATAAAGGGAAAAAAAGAGAAGGAGAAGCATTAGATAATTTAAGAAAAGGACATAAAAAACGTATTTTAAATATAAATAGAGAGAAGATATCTCAAACTAAAAAAGGACATGAGTGTTATAAAAATCCTGAAAGAGCAGAGAAAATAAAAAAAGCTAATTTAGGAAAAAAAAGAACAGAAGAAACTAAACAAAAAATGAGCAAAGCTCTTCTAGGTAAAAGTACAAAACCTAAAAAACAAATAAAAGAATATGATTTAGAACAAAATTTCATCCAAACTTGGAATTCAGTAAATGAATTAATATCTTATTATAAAGAAAATAATTTAGGTTTTGATTATACTACATTTTTAAAAAAACAAAAAGAAAATAAACCTTATAAAAACCGTTATTGGTTATGAATAAATTAGATTTAGATTACCAAAATTTACTAAAAGATATTTTAGAAAATGGCATAAAAAAAGAAACTAGAAATGGTGGTACCATTAGTGTATTTGGTAGACAAATACGTCATAAAATGAGTGAAGGATTTCCACTTCTTACAACCAAGAAGATGAGTTGGAAATCAATTGTAACAGAGTTATTATGGTTCTTACGTGGTGAGACATCAATAGAATATCTCTTAAAAAACGATTGCAATATCTGGACAGGAGATGCGTATAAGAATTATTGTGAAAATATAAATCTTCCACCAACACGAACATTACCATTGGGAACTAAGGTAATTCCTACATTATACACACAAGAAGAATTCATCAACAAAATCAAAACAGATGATGAGTTTGCTAAACAGTGGGGTGAATTAGGTCCGATTTATGGTAAGCAATGGAGAAGATGGAAAGGTAAGTTAGTTGATAAATCAATAGAGTTTGATGCACATACTGCCTGGGTACCTGAGCAAATAGATCAAATTGCAAACTTAATCAACGACCTAAAAACAAACCCAGACTCAAGACGATTAATGGTTAATGCTTGGAATGTAGGTGAATTAGACCAAATGGTACTTCCTCCTTGTCATTATAGCTTTCAAGTTTATACAAGAGAGTTGAGTAAAGATGAACGATTAGAATGTCTAAATAAGATAAAGGATAAAGATGGTTTGTTTATCACAAAGTTACCACATAAACATTTACGTGAGCTGTTTGAAAAACATAACATTCCAACCAGAGCAATCTCTTTAATGTGGAATCAACGTTCAGTAGATACATTCTTAGGTTTACCATTCAATATTGCTTCTTATGGATTGTTATTAGAAATCATTGCTAAAGAAGTTAATATGGTTCCTGATGAACTTATAGGTAACTTAGGCGATACACATCTTTATTCTAATCATATTGAACAAGCTAAAGAACAAATTGGTAGAGAACCATATCCATTACCAACATTAAATATTTTTGAACCAACAATTGGTAAAAAAATATCTATACTTGATAATTTACATATATGGTCACCTAATTGTTTTATTATAGAAAACTACCAATCACACCCAACAATTAAAGCACCTTTATCAAATTGATCGATATTTATATTAAATAACAAACATAATGAAAAAATCAGAGCTAAAACAAATTATTAAAGAAGAAATTAGTAAGATAATAAACGAATTTAAATACGAAATAATTGATCCTCAACAATCAAAATAATCATTAAATAATATATTAGACGCAATAAAATTACTAAATAACAATGGATTGAAATTAACTCCTGAAGATAAAAGTGGTCATTATTCAGGCGGATATAATCATATCAATTCAATGTATGTAAATAGCCCCGTTCCTTTTGATGTATTAATAAGAAAGGCTAATGATATATTAGCTCAAAACGACATGGAGCACTTAAAGATTATTGAAGTATAATAAATGAATAAAACTCCTCCTTACATATCAGATGATTTTCAAATAGGACCAGATGGTGCGTTTGAATACATTGAAGATGATATTGTTAGAAATAGAGGAAATAAAAATATGAGTAATAAAGAAGATAAAATATTAAGGGAAATATACAAACGTGCTTATGCTGCTGCTACACCACCAGCCGATTTTGATATATTAATAGCTAATGCTACCTTAGACGAATATAATAGAAAAGTAATACCATATAACGATTATGAGTTAGAAGATGGTATTGCCCAACAAATAATAGATGATGTAATGAAGGAATTTAAAGTAGCGAAATGGAAACGTCAATTGTTTAATAATACATATTGGTTAGGTTGTTCACCTAAGAGTAAACAAGATGATTTATCAGATTGGAATGTTACACTTAATGATGGAATCTCTATAATAAATTAAGGCTTGGCAGAGTCTTTTTTGTATATTTATAAAAATAAATTTAACATGGATGATATTGAAGAAAAAAATTATCGAATGGAGTTATTTAGGAATTCACCTAATTACAAATGGCCTAAAGTAGATTCAGAGGAAATGATTAAACCTCATTCAAAAAAAGGTCGTAAACCAAAACCCTCTAAACGTATTATAAATAAATCATCTGAACATTATAAATGGTGGAGAGATTAATATGATAGTAACAAATAAAACACAAGAAGTTATAGAAGAATTTGGTGTAGACCTGGTTTATGAAGTAATTGAAATAGTGTCAATGTCAGATGCTGATGGTGCATATACAATGTTTGGGGATATGGGTATGTTTGATCATCAGGCCTGTGTTGAAATGTTGTATTTCGAATAAAAAATTATATTTTTAATTGTATAAGATTGGGACTGTCAAAGTCCCTTTTTTATCTTTACACCTGTTAAACGTCCGATGATAAACAATCGTTTTAATGTTGTTTATCATTTGTTATATTTAGTTTTCGTTTAATTTACAAAATAATAAAAATATGGAAAAAGAAAAATTTATTGATGATAATGGTAAAGAAATATATGAGATTTCTTGTAAGACCGTATATAAGGAAGAGGATTTATCACCACATATTGTGTGTAATTTCACCTTAAAAAATATTGATGAAAATTGGGTAGTCAATATGAAAGAAGAAGATAGAGAAGAATTCATAACTGATGCTTTTTATAAGTTAAAATATTTTTTAAGGGGTGAAATTGGTAGTATTAAAAAATTAAACGAAAATTGAATATAACGATTCGCAGGTATGAAACGTGCCAACACAAATGATAATTGAAACAATGAATTTGAAATTAACATAAATACTAACTTAGATGCACCAAGGGCATGTTTTATACTTGCTGTTAGGCATCTGTAAAAATTATGGATATGAAAACGAAAAATTACATTAAAACTTATTATAAGTTATACTTTACTGAGTGGAAATGGGTAATACTTGGAGTTGGTGCATTACCAATATTTGTACTGATATTGTTATCAGGGATACTACATGACATTACACACCCACTTAGTAATTTTTATTGTGCATAACGGCTGCGTGTATGAAACGTAGCCACACACAACACTTGATATAAACCACAGACCTTAATTGGCTATGTTTTATACACGTTGTTATAAATATGGTTTTAGGTGGCGAAAGCAGTAGCACCATCTATTTGAATGTATTTGATTTAGTACTGGCGAGGGAAAAGTTAGTCATTCACACCTAAAACTTGTTTATAACGTTTTGCGTATTGGCGTTGTTGCCAACACTAATGTTAAATTGAAAAAATAAATTTGAAATATATGGAAAATATTGATTTGAAACAAGAAAGCAATAATGCTAATACGCTGTTATCGGCAGTTTCTCGTCCTGTTGCTAAAATGAAAGTACAATGGCATGGGTATGATTGTATTATACAGAAACTACGATACAGAGATAAGGTTGCTAAACTCAAACCTGATTATAGTGGTAAACCCATGCCATACGATTATTTTTGGGTAGATTTTAATGAAATCGGTTTTTGAAATTGCCGATAACGGTTTGCGTGTTTATTTAGTTGCGATTTAAAAATACAAAATTATGATAAAAGAAAAAGAATACTTAGAAGCAAAAAAGATTGTTGAAACCTACGAAAGCGAGCAATTGAATAAACACGCTGTTAGTGGGCAAAGCGAACAGTTACCAAACTCTTGCGAATGTGATAATGTAGAAACATTCAATGGCTGGGGTAACGAAAAATGTATTAGATGTATAGACTGTGGCAGAGTTTGGTAATTGCCACTAACTATTATATATACTTAACCATATTTTCTTACCAATAAAATCAATAATTTAAATATGAAAATTCTTAAAGTATTTGAAGAAAAATTAAGATACAAAAACTATTCTAATAACAGTATCAAGTTATATATTTCTTATTTAAAACTTTTTTTAGAAACGGAAAAAATTAAAGACCCATATCAAGTAAGAACTCAACAGATAGTCTCATTCCTTGAAAATTACCCATATACTTCTTGTAGCCAACAAAATCAATATATAGGTGCTCTTAAACTATTTGCTAAATATATCTTAAATAAAAAGGATATTCATTTAAGTAAAATAGAAAGACCTAAATCAGAAAAGAAATTGCCGAAAGTGGTAGATGGAGAGCTTATCAAAACACAACTACAAAAAATAGAAAATATTAAACATAAAGCAATTCTTAGTTTAACCTATTCAGTTGGACTAAGAGTATCTGAAATAGTTAATCTTAAAATCGAAAGTATCGATTCTAAACGAATGTTGATTCACATTAAAAACGCTAAAGGTAAAAAAGATAGAATTGTACCCTTATCACCAACTGTTTTGAATCTACTTAGAGAATATTATATAGAATATAAACCAAAAGAATACTTATTTAATGGTCAAAACTCAAATCAATATTCAATAGGTAGTTGTCAAAAAATCTATAAAAAATACATTGATGAGAATAGTTCAATACATAATCTTCGACATTCTTCATTTACCGGCTTATTAGAAAACGGAACTGATTTAAGAATAATTCAAAAAATAGCAGGACATTCTAATATCAAAACTACTGAAATATATACTCACGTATCAAATCAACTCTTAGGTAAAGTGAATTTAGTTATTTAGAAAGTCAAATCTTCTTTATTATCTTTACAATATGAAAAAAATTTTAGTAATACATCCTGATGATAGGTCAACCGATTTTTTAAAACCAATATATGAAAATCTACCTAATATAACTGTTATTACAGGGGGTATTTCATATATGAATGTTAGACAATTAATAAAAGAGCATGATAGAGTAATAGCCATGGGTCATGGTTCACCTTACGGTTTGTTTTCAATGGGTAAATTTCCTAATTCAGGTGGTATGATTATTGATTCAATGATGGTAGATGTCTTAAGTGAAAAAAATAACAACATATATATTTGGTGCAATGCAGATCTGTTTGTTGATAGATATAAATTAAATGGTATATACTCAGGTATGTTTATTTCTGAAGTAAGTGAATCAATTTACTGTGGAATACCTTCAACTCAAGAACAAATAAATGAATCAAATAATACATTTGCTAAAGCATTAGGAGAACAATTATTAATTGAATCATCACTTGAACGAGTATATGATAATACAAATCAAGCTTATCGCTTATTATCTGAATTAAATCAAGTTGCTAAATATAATCAACAACGATTTTATTACGCTTTAGATTAGAAAAGGCAAAACAATTTTATTATATTTAAATAAATAAAAAGATTATGTATAAATGGAAAGTTACATTCACTACACCAACAGCAGGTGGACGTTCACTCACAGAAATAATAGAAGCACAACAATGGTTTTATGCTAAAGCCATGTTAGAGTCAAAGTATGATAAAATTAAAATTCTTCAATATACACCTATTAATAAATAATATGAACGCAATAAAAATAGTATATTACTCAGAGGTTATAAATAATATGGGTAGAACAGAAAGCTCTGCTAAAGGACATAATATATTTTCCGTTCTGAACAACCCATATGAGTGGACTGATGATATGGAGTTTTATGATGAAGGAGGGCAAAAGTACTTTATTGATGACCTTATAGGTAAAGAAGTATCAGTACCGGATATTGGAATATTTACTGTAGAAGAATAAAAATTTAAAATAAAAATAAATATGACAACAATAGCACAGCAATTAAAAATTAAAGAATTTCCATTTTTTATTAAAGACTCTAAAGGAAATTTAATCTACTATGAAAATTCATATGGTTCTTGGAGTAAATATGAATATGATTCAAATGGAAACGAAATCTACCGTGAAATATCAAACGGATATTGGAGTAAACGTGAATTTGATTCTAATGGAAACGAAATCTATCGTGAAAATTCATATGGAACAATCATAGATAACAGACCTAAAACAGTTGAATTAACAATGGATGATATTGCTAAGATGTTAAGAATTGACGTTAATAATTTAAAAATAAAAAAGTAAATAATATGAGCACATTTAAAACATTACCAAGTAATCAAATCAATGATGGTATCCAGTATTTAGCATTTTATCCTAATGGGTATGGCGCATCAATCGTTCAACATAGATTTTCATACGGGTACGATCAAGGCTTGTGGGAATTGGCGGTAGCTAAAGGTACTGAAGAAGATTGGAATATATGTTATGATACTCCAATTACGTCAGATGTGTTAGGTTACTTGTCTGAGGCTGAAGTAGAAGATGTACTTCTTCAAATAGAAGCTTTAGAGGCTAATCCTAAAATAGTACCTTATAGTGAAGGCACAGTAATATTAGATAAAATATAAAATATAAAATATGTCAATAATGAGTTTATTAGGTATGTTATTTTTAATATTAGCATCTATACCAAAAAATAAAATTACCAAAACACCCCATAACGAAAATCTTATTAATTTGGTTTTATCTATTTTGTGTTTTGTATCATTTATATTATCAATGACGTTACATTAGTTTGTATAGCAAAATTATTTTTATATATTTAACATGAAAAACATACATTTATTACCAACATCAAAACCAAGTAGGTTAGTATATTCAGGTAACAATAAAAATTTGTTATTTTCAAAAGAACCTATTTCATTTAGAACATTTGAAAGAAGTCCACAAAACATCTACATCACTTCTGATGAAGAAATTAAAGAAGGAGATTATATTATTTCCTTAGTTGATGATGAATCATTTGAAATGGTATGGAAATGTGATAAATCTCAAATCAAAAATATGATTGATTTTGATTTAGAGTTTAAAAAAATAATACTAACAACAGACCAAGACTTAATTAAAGATAATGTACAATCTATTGATGATGAGTTCCTTGAATGGTTTGTAAAGAATCCAAGTTGTGAGAGTGTTGAGGTGAAAATTGATTGTGATATATGTGCTTTAGAGTGTACAACAATTAAATGTCCTAATTTGTTTTACAAAATCATCATTCCACAAGAAGAACGTAAACAAATTAAATGTTATTGTGGTCATACTATAACTTGTGATTGTGAACCTTTACAAGAAACACTTGAAAAAGCTGCTGAAAAATTTTGGGATAAGTTAAGTTTTGACGATGCTTTTAAAGCAGGTGCTAAATGGCAAGCAGAAAGAATGTATAGTGAGGAAGATATGATTGAGTTTGCAGAGTTTGTAGCCACTTATCCTGATAAAAATAAAAATATAAATGGTCAAATATTACATGCTAAATCAAAATATGATGGCTCTGAAAGAACAGTTGATTTATTAGAACAATTTAAAAAAAAATAATATGAATAAATATGACACTCAACAACATATAATAGTATGGATAATGATACTAATACCTTTATTATGTTTGTTTTTATGTGATTAAGGTTTGAACAATTTAAAAAAATAAGACTTATGGAATCAGTAAAACAAACAGCAGTAGAATGGTTAATAGAACAATTAACCCCTTCAATATCATTGCAACAAAAACATATTGATGAATTAAAAGAACAAGCCAAAGAAATGGAGAAACAGAGAACAATTTCATTTGCTTTACTTTGTATGCTTAGTAAACAAGACGTACACATTAATTTAAGAAATGACCTTGTTAGAAAGTACAACGAACAATACGGAGGTAACAAATGACACCAAAAGAAAAAGCTAAAGAATTACTTGATAAGTTTGATTGGCAACAATCGCATTAAAAAAGATGCTAAAAGAAGGACAGCCTACATCCTTTGTAGTAATCAGGCTTATGATTTTAAAATTACATTTAAATAAAATAAATTATGAGTAAACCTAGTTATGAAAAATTATTTGAAGAAAATTGGAAATTAATAAAAGAAAATGTTTGGATTAAAAATAAGTAATAAAATAGATACTAATACCGGTATATTTCCAATAACACAATTTAAGTTTGATGAAAAAACCGGTTGTCATTGGGCTAGTTTAGGTAAAATTTGTGATTTAAACTATGGTGAGCGAGAATGGTTAATTTCCTGTCCTGAAGATGAGGGTTGTTGGATAAAATCTAAATGGAAAAAATTACATAAAATGGAAGATAAAATTACGAGCACAGTAAATGCGCTAAAGAAGCAAATAAATGAATAAAGTTAGGTAGCACGAAAATGTAGTTAAGGGTGACAAAAACGATAGTGTAGGGAAACCGAAAAGAAAGTTTCGGGCGCCCGAAAAATAAGGTTAGGGTGACGGGTGGAATGAGTTTAGGTGATTGGTGGGGGTGTGGTGGTGCAGGACGAGAAAATTATGCACAACACCACACCAATTCACAACGACTCATATATCAATATATATTATTCGCACATTTTGTACCAATTTTTTATGTTCTTTTGTATTTTTTGTATGTTTTTGTTTGTTTTGTCAAGGCTTTTTACTTATTTTTACCTAAACAATAAAACCAACCATGTCAAACGTAAAAATTAAGTCTATTTTTGAACAAATCTCAGAAATAGCATTCAACACAGCCGATTTAGGCTTTGCAAAACAACACACAATTGAATTTGTTTCATCAAAAAACATCAACGACAAAGACAAACAATCAATTTTGTTCAATATTAATGAATGTAAAACCCTCTACAAATTTCAAAACTACATTGCTAATGCATTACTTAAATATGAAGGGTTAGGGGCAGACAGGATGGCGAATGAATATAAACAACACAGATAACGCAAAGTAAACGCGCAAAAACACTATATACGAATAACTACAACATCCGTAAACCAGCAACATAAGTGGAGAAAAATAATATTAATTAAGATATACCATACATGGTAATATCAGGCGTTATTAATATGCTGTTTCGTATATTTTTTTACCTAAATTAGACAACCACTCCGGTTGTCTTTTTGTGTCCTCATATATTTATTGTTGTTCAAGGATGAATTCGTCTCAGTAGCCAGTGAGTTACTCAACCTAGTAGCACAGCCCTTTGTGGCACCGCCAACAGTTATAGTCTAGAGAACAAAACAACTAATGGAACTGTATGATATCCAGATAACGCATATCAAAAACAAAATGTAGCAACTGTGGGAACTCCAAAAAATGAATCCAGCACGTATGGCTCAGCAGTAGTGTAAAACTGAGATAAGACATAGAATAATTTTTGAAAACCTAGTACTTTTGTGCAGGCTATCTTTGTGCTCGGCACAGCTTTTTTTCGTATCTTTCCACCAATTTTATTTTAAAATTTTTACTAATTGGAAGGCACAATTATTTTTTGTATCTTGTAGCTAATGCTTTTTTACCACGAATTTTTTGTCAATTGGTAGGCATTATTCTTTTTACTATATTTATATAAAATATTTTTACAATGACAAAACAATTAATAAACGAAGCCAAGCGATTCCAGGAATTAGCAGGCATTAACGAAGTTAAAATTCAACTATCACCTCTTAGTATAATTAGATTTTTGGAAGAATATGATGATGAGGTTTCTAAGAAAATATTCGAACCCCTTATGCAGCAATATGGTATACCTAAAGAAATAGCTACATATTATGCGTGGACTCCAGCAGATTATATGTATGGTGAGAATACAGCTGAGTGCTCTATTGAGAGTGAAGATGGGCAAGTATCTATTGTGGCTAGTCTTAAACCTTACGATACGGAACTTGAAGAGTTAGATCCTGAATATTCTAATAGTCACCCATACAATATAGCAGGAAAAAATGTTTATATTATTGATACTGATAATTTTTAATTAAAAATAAACACATTTTAAATTAAAGCGCTCACTACGAGCGCTTTTTTTTTGCCTCACAACAGCACTTGTTGCCTGGCAAAACCTAAATCGTATATTTACACCAATTTCTTTTTATCACAAATTTTTTTTGAAATTTGTATTCTTCTTGGTAGGCATTATTCTTTTTACTATATTTATATAAAATATTTTTACAATGACAAAACAATTAATAAACGAAGCCAAGCGATTCCAGGAATTAGCAGGCATTAAAAAACTAAATGAAAATATCTCCCCTAGTGGTAGAGCAGTTTGGATGCTCCAAAATCCAGGTAACCCAAATGACACAATCCGAGAATTAGAATACGATGATAATACGGGTGAATTTGAGGTTTCTGACGATGGTTTTAAAAAAGGACCAATATGGGAAGCTGAAAGTGGGTTATTTGATGATGTTACAGCTATTGGAAAATCTGATGGTAATACTTGGATATTAAAATTTGGGAATGCTGATGGTGAACCAATACTAGATGGATTTAAAGAAGGAGAGGATTTTATTTTTGTACCAAAAAGTAAATTACAACCATTAGAAACTGCATATTCTGGATTTTCTGGTGATGATATGGAGGGTATTCATGGGTATTTGAAAAATAACGACTGGGAATTAGAAACAGGCACAGAAGAATGGATGGATTTAGCCGATATAATAGGTGAAGAAAACATGTCTGAATATATAGATTTTATCGAGAATACATTAAAAATAAACATATTTTAATTTAAAGCGCTCAATACGAGCGCTTTTTTTTACCTCACAACAGCACTTGTTGCTAGGCAAAACCTAAATCGTATATTTACACCACAATAAAATAAAAATAAAGGTTATGGAAAATCAATTAGAAAAATTAGACGGATTTATGGGCACAGAAAGTGGTAAATCCTCAAAACGTAGGGGCCGTCCAGCAGTTGAAGGCTCAAAACGCCAAGCTGTATTAGCTGCTCGCGCAGAGCGAGCTGCAAACGGAGCAGAAATTAAACGTGGTCGTCCGGCTTCAGAAACATCAAAGAACAACATCAAATTGCAAGAACGTGCTGAACGTATTGCTCGTGGTGAGGTAATTAAACCCGGTCGTCCAAAAATTAAAGCTGAGGTTACTGCTTAAGGCAGTAACTTTTTACTAAAGGACCTGCGAATTTTTTGTTTGCAGGTTCTTTTTTTTGTATATTTATCTAAAAATTTTTAACCATGAATAAAGAAAAAATACTAAAACATTTACGCAAGGCTGAAGAAGAAGTAAATAATATCTTAGATGATGCTATGAGCAATAATACTAGCATTACCAACATTGATTTAGAATACATGAGTCAGCAAATTAATAACCTTATTTCCGAACTAGAGGAAATTGATGAATTAGAGTCTGACCTAGAGGAGGACCCGTGGGAGGATATTGAGGATGAGGATGATAAGCTGTTTGATGATTATTAATGTATTAAATTAAAGCGCTCAATACGAGCGCTTTTTTGTGCGGGAGGGAGGGGGGGGGAAGGGAGGATCTGGAGCCCCAGAGCCTGAAACCTCAGACACCCGACACCCTAGAGGGAGGATCTGGAGCTCCAGGCTTTCATCTACTAAAGGCGCTATTCTTTTTTAAATATTATTACATAAAAATATTGGAAGGCAAGATTATTTGTATTATATTTACATCACAATTAATAAAAAACAAAAAAATAAAGGTTATGAAAAATCAAAATGGATTAGCGTTATTTAACGCAATGAAAGAAGAAGCCAAATCATTAGGTATTGATGTTACAGGAATGAAAAAGGCTGAAATCGAAGCAGCAATCGTAGCTAAACAAGAAGAGTTTGTTACTCAAAACACAGATGATGTAGACCCTCAAACGGATGATGTTGTAATTAACATTACAAATGAGGGAGTAATCAAATCAACTAGACCAGGTAGACCAGTAAATTTAGACAGTGTAAGACAAAAGACGCTTGCTGAAAAGCAAAAGTTACGTGAGGAGGGTTTATTGAGAAGAGGTAGACCGGCTGTAGAAAATTCAGCTCGCCAACAGAGAATGCAGGCGCGTGCTGAAAAGTTAGCCGCAGGTATTCAGGTTAAACCAGGACGTCCTAAGGCTGTTAAAATAGAAGTTGTTTCATAGTTAATAGTTGTTTTATTTAACATAGCGTCTCAGAAATGAGGCGCTTTTGTTTTGTACGTCAAAGTAATTTTGTTATTTTTATATCACAATTAATAATTAAACAATGAAAAGACAAGTATCAGACATTTTAGAGGCAGGATTAGGACCTGTATCTTTTTTACAAATTAATCACAATAAAGGTACATATATGGGAGTTTGTCCTTGGTGTACAAAGGATTTGAATAAAGTAAAAGCAATTAATTTTGGTGATTTATATATCAATTTAGTGACTATCCAAACTGATCATATGGGTGTTTGTAAAGAAAGAAGAGCAACTAAAATGAAAGTATTTATTTAATTTTATGTGGCGAGTCAAGGCTCGCCACTTATCTTTATATCACAATTAATAATTAAACAATGAAAGATTTATTAAAAAAATTTTTACATGGTGAAAAAGAAACACCAATTATTTACAAATCAAGACCAAACAGAATTTTAGCTCGTTATGAACGCGTGCAACGACTTAGAAATATTGCATTAGACGAAAACACTTTTTGCAAAGTTTATCAAGCTAATAGGTTACTTAGAGAGTTAACAGCACAATTAAATCAAATCAATTCTTATCAAATTTTGAGTATAAACTAAAAACACTTTTGTGGCGAGTCAAGGCTCGCCACTTATCTTTACATCATGAAAACAATTATTATAAAATTATTCGTAGTATTATGCTGTAGTGAATATAGCGATGGAAATTATTATTATGAGACTAAATCATTAAATGATAAACCAATAACATATGCTGTATATAGCACGTTAAAATATAATATTGGGGATACAATTCAATATAAACTGAAATAATTTTGTTTAGTCAGAATTTGTTGTTTATATTTACATCACAATTAAATAAAATTATGAATAAAGAATTTGTGCCTTACGAACAAGCATTAGTTTTAAAAGAATTAGGATTTGACGAGCCTTGTTTTAGGTGGTATGATGAGAGATGGGGTGATGATTTACAACAAGATAAATTTAACACTAATAAGGATTTATTTATGACTGATTTAGATTGTTCAGCCCCACTCTATCAACAAGCCTTTAGATGGTTTAGAGAGAAGTATGACTTACATTGTTGGCCTGAACCAACTGGTTCTAATAGGTACTGTTGTAAATATGATGGGAATGATGAAACGGGATATAGATGGGTCGGGTATTTAAGAAATGATAACAAAGAAATTTTATTTTACCTAACTTACGAAGAAGCAGAACTCCATTGTCTTAAAAAATTAATCGAAATAGTAAAAAACAAATAAATAATCATGAAATATATAGTAATAGATCACGAAGTAAATGTTAGTATTATATGTAATACTCAGAAAGAAGTTATTGAGTATTGTGGGTATGATGTCCACGAAATTACATTTGAGCAACTAGTGGAGGATATAAAAGGCATTTATGAGGTAATTGAAATAGAGGGTGATATAAAATGCTTAAATAGTGTGGGGGAAGATGAATTAATAATGGTCTTAGATGATATAGACGGGGAAACAATGGAATGTGTTATTAGAGATGTCGGAATGGAAGATCAAATGCTCCGCCAACTAATAATGACAATGCCTTTAAATCAAATTGAGGAATTAATAATTGAACGAAAAGAACTTGATTGTCAAAATTAATTACTTATATTTACATCACAATTAATAAATAAAACGATATGAAAATTTTTAACGGAATCATCAGTGTATTATTAGGATTAGTATCACTGTATTTAATGTTTGTTAAGTCACAAACCGATCAAGACCTTATTTTAGGATTTACTGTGTTGTTAATGTCAATTATATTCATGTGTTTCATGATTATGGGTGAACAAAAAGAAGACATTGAAAAACTAAGACATCATATCCTGAAGGTAAAAGGGATAAATTAAGATAATTAATTTGGTTTTAATTGTTTAAGTATGTGGATGGGCAAAGCTCATCCACTATTTTTATCTCATAATAATTAAAACAATGAAAATAATTTTAGAACCACAAGAATCAGAAGAAATGTTCCACACTGCATTATGCAACGGATTGTCTTACATTTCAAGTCACGGCTTAACTTTAGAAGCAGATGAGCAAGACTATCAAGCCGCTAAGCAGAGCCTAAACTCAAAGAACCCCGATCGAGGAATCTGCTACGAGGATGTCTTATTAGAAGTACTCCGTATAGGTAAATCATTAACCCTAATCGATGAAGAAGGAGATGGCGATAATAATAGCACAATTAGTCTCTCAGATGTTCACGAGCGAGTATCTCAAACACCGATAGACCATCTGACAAACATGATCACTGAAAACGATGATGCTGAAACTGCAGACGTAATTATTCAAACCGTATTTTATCAGGACATTATATTCGGATAATTAAAACCTGCGATTTAAACGCTCGAGCGCATGCAAATACATAAGCATGCGCTCTTTTGTCTCTAGCGCATATGATCGCATGTATGCTAATGTAAAGCGACATTTACGCGAGCTAGCGCGAGCGATAAAAAAGAAACACCCGGATGTGAGGGAGTGAGGGGAGTACAGGCCCTAGCGGCCCGCTAGCGGATTGACAGCGGAATGATCCCATACCACCCGCGATCCATGTGCGTGGCGGGATTGGCGCAAAATAAAATGTGACATATTCACAACTCGCACACGTCTTTTCGCCATCGACAATATATACATATATCCCAACTTTTTGCGTTTACATTTTCGGAATAACCCCTTTTGAGAAAACTTGCAGAATATCAAAGAACACTTTTAAACGAATTTTTTGCGTCGACAAAAGTATATACTAATATATTGGCATACCAGAGCAAGTTGGATTGATAGTATGCCCATTATAAAGATGACTATCTTTTGCACGCCTGGGTGGATTCGAACCACCAACACTCGGATTTGGAGTCCGATGCTCTACCAATTGGAGCTACAGACGCATGTACGGGTCTTTCCCCGTTAGTCACCGCTCGCATTTTGCGCATCAACTTGGACTTGCTTCCAAAAAGCTTTTCCTCATATCTATTATAGCTGCAACCGCGGTTCTCACTACTCGTAGTCAGGACAGGATTCGAACCTGTAACGCTTCCGCACTTCTGCGTTGATACCTTTTTTGTTTAATGTGAGGTTCGGACATACCTCATTACAGTTTTTTAGTGTCTAACCAATTCCACCACCTGACTAACCATTAACTATACTCCTCAAGACATCATTTCTGATTTACTGCTAGAAGCCAGTCATTCATAGTTAATATTTACCCCACCTTGAGATTACTGGTAAGTAGTTATTTGGGTTTTCTATTTCTTAAAAACCTCCGAGGCATCCCTCATAAAAACATCCAACACTACTGGGAGAGATTGTGTCAGTCCCTTTATCCCAAGACGTCCCACTCGCGCCGTAGACATTCTGCGAGTTCATTGTTTAAGTCTTGAACCAAAGACTCTGAGTACCTCTTACTCAATACGATTTTAATCTACTTTGTGTATTTCATTAACTAATTGAATGAACATAGATTTTGTTATATATTCTTGTTTAACCCACATAAAAATTAAAGACATTTTTTCTTCATATGTTTTTTTAGATTTTAATTTTTCAATGAGTTCTTTTATCATAATATATTATTATCTTAACCCCATAGTAACATACCAACAACCAAATTGGGAATCATACTCAATTTTGGCTATATACTTATCGTTGTAATACTTACCATCAGAGTATTTAGTATAACCAATTTTATATAAACTTTGTTCATAATCACTAAAACTAACATTTTTTAATGTATATACATAAGCAGAGCAAATATTGTTTTTTGTAAAGTAATATACCTTATATTCTGACAATGTTGTTGCTGATAGATAATAATCACCATCTTTGTCATATCCTTCAGTAAGAATATAACCCCTTTTATCCATTTCACCTTTAATATCCCTAAAAGAATAACCAACAAAGTTCTGTGCTTGAGTTGATAATCCAATTACCAACATCAAAAATAATAATAGTTTTTTCATAATTTTAATTTTTTGTATTATATTTTAATTAATTTACCACACTTATTACATTTATAATAGTCCATACCGATAAACCATCCGATATGATTTTCATGCTTACAAAATAGCTGTTTAATAAACTTTATCATTTTACTTTTTCGAACTCAGAGCGGGATTCGAACCCGCATCTCCTATACCAATATAGGGCGTTACCAATTGTGGTATTCATTTCCACTTACGCCATCTGAGTTTTTTACACCTTATTCTAATACCCTTTTATATCGGTGCAAACCTGCTTATCTATCAGGGACTAATAGGAATTTACTACTAGTTTGAATAATACGAGTTTTTCAAGGGTACAGGTTATTATAGTCAGGACAGGATTCGAACCTGTATTCAGGGACTTGGAGTAAATTCCCCCTCCGAGTTTGTATGGTAACCAACACACCACCTGACTGTAACACCGACGCCTTTACTTTCACGAGGACTTGCATATCTTTTTCAACATTTCTGTTTTAGGACTCCATCGGTATTTTTGCAGTCAGGACAGGATTCGAACCTGTACACTCCATTACAGAGTAACCCCATAGGTGAGTTATGTCCTCGAAAGCGTCTACCATTCCGCCACCTGACTATTTGATGAGGTTGGAGGTCTTAAAAATTTACCCATAAGTACTCATCACCTATTCTGCCCGATAGGACTTAACATTCATGAGAAGCCAAATTTCTCCAATGTCTGTTACTTTATTATTTGACATCAAGTAACCGCTGTAGTTAGGACAGGATTCGAACCTGTACCACTTTCAGAGGAGCTGGCTTGCCTTTGGCTTCCCATGTTCTAGACCATGTTGCTCTGTGGTGTACTGTATCCAGCGTTTACCATTGTAAGCACATACTATTACTCTTTGTACTTGACATTCCGCTACCTAACTTTTATAAACATAATATATTTTCTTTGACCTCCCAAATATTTATTAATATGAAAAACTATTACGAAGAATTGTTCCAATATATGTCAAATAATCCTGATTTAGTTGGTCCATTTAAAAAACTCCAACAAATTAAAGATAATCCAATTGAAGTTATTAAAATGTATAATAAATATAAGGAGGAAGTTATTAATTATACAACTCAAAAGAAACAACATGATAAAATGAGGTTACGTGAGGTAAAAAAATTTACAATTAAATCTGAAGATAAAGCAGCATTTATTAATCGTCTTGAAAAATTAGGGATAGCTATTGATAGTTATGATGTTGTAGATGATAAATTAAATAGTTCATTTTCAATTGAATTTAATGATCCTGAAGTTATTAATATGGTTAATCAAGTATTAAAACGTTCCTCTAAAATAAATCAAGTTAAATCATCTAAAAAAGTATATACGGATAAAAAATCAAAAAGTAAGGACACTTTAGGAGAAAATAAAAATCCTATAGATGTCATAAAAATGGATGTACCTTTATTTATTCGTTTGCTTGAATATGCTCGTGAAGATGCTAAAACAGATATGGATCTTCATGATGTGGCTGAAAATATAATTAATATGTCTTCTAAAGGACGAACATTAAGTATGAACGATTATAGTAAAATTGTACTTAAAAAAGTAATGGAGAATTTTAATCCTAGTGATTATGAATGGGAAAGTGATCCTGAATTTTTAAAAGTAATGCCTGAAGAATTATATAAGGGTAGCTCTGTTAAGTGTAAAATATTAACTGTAGATGGAGAGGAAGAAATATTATATTTTAGTTTAGAGGATATAGGAGAAGAAGTAGGTATAAATGAAGAGGCAGAAGGTATTTGTAGGGCTAGAGATAGCAAAGGCGTTATTTATGAAATGGAATGTGCTGTAATGAATACAGGAGGTGATGGTTATTATATTGTTGATGTTAATGGTGATACACTTACTACAGCTGATTAAAATAAAATTAAATTTTGTAAAAAGTTTGGATATTTAAAAGAATTTTTGTATCTTTAACCTACGGGTTTAGTTAAAAAGGTAGAGAGAGAAAAGGAAGAATGGTAGGAAGAGGGAATGGGGATATAAAACGTCGTATATTTATATATAAACATATACAATTATGAGATTTAAAAATCAAATTATAGATGGCTTAACACAAGCCCAAAACATAGGACAAAAATTACAAGTTCAAGTTAATCGCGGTATATCTCAAGAAGAACTTATTGAAACTGTAGATCATTTAAAAGAACATTTAGAAAGAATTAAAGAATTGGTTAACATCGAACATGAAGATTTTGACTTTACTTTTAACCAAACATACAACGGATAGTTATGGAAATGTTTTTATGGATTTTAGGAGTACACCTAATTGAATTAATAGGAATAGGAATATTCTTTTTAATTAAAAAAAATTCTAACTTAGAAAAAGTTGTTAATCAACAACAACAACATATAGAAAATTTAGACTTTATTACATCTCAGTTAATATCTAATTTATCTAAAATAGATGAACGTGCTCACGTTGAGGGTGATGCTGAGTTAGAAGAAATATTTAGAAATACAATTGAATTAAGAGAACTGTTGAAAACAATTTCTGACAAATAATTTGTTTCCCCCATTTTTCTTTATTACCGTCGTAATTGATGGAAAATAATCAAGACAAAACAGGTCCTAGTGTGTACTTTACCCAAGAAACTGAGGATGCTATCGTAGAATACTTACAAACTTCAGACGAATCTAATAGAAATAAAATTTATAATAGTAAGATTAAATATGCTTTTTACAAACTAGCAGAAAATATCATACATACATTTAAATTTTACTATACAGATATTAATACTATTGAAGATTTAAAACATGAAGTAGTTACATTTTTATTAGAAAAATTACATTTATACTCTCCTGGAAAGGGTAAAGCATATTCTTATTTTGGAACTATTGCTAAGAGATACTTAATTATCTATAATAACAATAATTATAAAAAACTTCAGAGACATGGGGAGATGGATGAAATTGAAGAGGATAAGTCATATTTAGATAAAACTATAAAAGAATCTGAAGAAGATATTAATTTGAATTTGTTTATAACTTTATATATAAGATATATAGACAAACATCTTTATAAATTATTCCCTAAACCACAAGATGCTAAAACGGCAGATGCTATTATAGAATTATTTCGAAAAAGAGAATCATTAGAAATATTCAATAAAAAAGCTTTATATATATACATTCGTGAAATAACAGATGTTTCTACTCCTCAAATAACTAAGATAACTAAAAAACTGAATAATTTAAGGGTTAAGTTATATAACGAGTATTATTCTACAGGATACGTAAAATTTTAAATCCTTTATATTTATATTAAATAATAATTATGATCAATTTTAATGACGTAACACTTTTTGGTAATACATCATTATCAGATATATTTAAACAGATACATAAAAATAATAAATCTGTTGATAATCAAATTAATGAACTTATTGGAGCCCTTAAACCCCTTGCTTCATCTAATGCTGGTTCAGCAGTAATGTTGATGCCTACCGTTAAAGATTTAATTGACGTTAACGTAAAAAATAATGATCAATTAATTAAAATGGCAGGTATAGCCCAGCGAGCTACTAATACACATTCAGCTAATGAACCCTTATTTGATATGAGTGAAATTCAGTTATTATTAGAAGAACAAAACGCTATTAAAGAAGAAGGTACAAAACTGTTAGAAACAGCTCAAAAAGATTTACAAAAACGCTTAGAATAAAATGGCTTTAAAATACGGTTTAAAAGGTAGTAATCAAATAAGTAACCCCATAAAGAAAAAAACCACAGGACAAGGTAATTCTTTTGCTTTATCTTACGGAAAGGTTTTTGGAGTAGTTACAGGTATTAATTTACCTACCGTTAAAATGTATGAAAAAGCAAATAAAAGAATAGGAGCTATATTTTATAAAGACTATTATGTTAGTCGAACTGAAGACGGAAATTTAACAGACAGTTTTTTAGATACATGCGCTATTGCTTATCCTTTCTATAGTAGTGTCCAAGATTATCCTTTATTAAATGAAATAATACTTACATTACCTGGGGTATCTATAGGATCTCAAACAAAAAACGATATTAAAGGTAATATAAATTATTGGTTATGTACTATTAATCTTTGGGGAAACAGTGAACAAAATGCTCAATCTTCTAATAATGGTTCTCCTTTAGGAAAAACATATAATGAAAATGGAAATATAAAAAATTTAATAACATATGAAGGAGACTATATATTATCTGGCCGAACAGGTCAATCTATTCGTTTTGGTAGTACCGTTGGATTGTATAGCAATCCTGCTAGTTTAAATTATAATGAATGGAGTAAAATAGGAAATAATGGAAGTCCAATATTGATACTTTCTAATGGGTTAAATTTTAATAGTACCCCACAACTTTTATATTCAGAACAAATAAACAAAGATGCTTCTTCTATTTATTTAACTTCAACTCAAGCTTTACCTATAGAAATAGATTCTACTGGTTTAAAATCTCCATTAATAGGAGAGCCAGTATCACCTGAATCTTATAATAACTCACAAGTTATATTAAATGGTGATAGAATATTAATTAATTCTAAAAAGGATGAAGTAATGTTATTTTCTAAAACAAATACTATATTAAAAGGAAATGGAATTAATTTAATAGGAAGTTCTATTGAATTATCTTCAAATGATATATATTTAGGTAAAACATCAAACGGAGAGTTACCAAATGAACCTATTTTATTAGGTCAAAAAACATTAAATATGCTTAGTGAATTGTTATCATCTATGCAAACGTTTTTAAATAGTATTTCGTCTGCAACTGATAGTAATGGTGTTCCTATAGCTGCTATAAAAATAGCTGCTGATAAATTTAACCAAAGCTTAGAAAAAATATCAGAACAATTAGATCCTGATAATACAGATAAATTTATAGCATCTAACCAAGTATTTGTATCATAATGAGTAATGTATCTTCATTAATATCACCAGGAATAACTAAAACTTTAAATAGTACAGGTTTACCTAGTGCTTTTGGTAACCAAGTTAAAGAATCGGCAAAGAAAAAAATAATATCAGCTGCTTTAGGACAAACCCAAATACTTCAACAAAAATTAGAAGATGTAATAAAGAAAAAATTAGAATTAGAAATAACTCATACTTTTAATTTAAAAAAATTAGATTCACAATATATTCCTAATAAACCAGAGAAATCAGTTTTAACTGAAGAAGAATATAATGTTGCTGTAATAATTGAGAACGCTAGATATACGGTTGAAAAAGAATTATTAGATAAACAACAAAAAGATATTGAGATTCAAATACAAAGTATAGTTAAGGATCCTAAAATTAAAAGAACAATAAAACAAAAAGCATACAAATTAAAGGTTAAAAAAAATAAAGCTAAAAATAAAGCAGAAAAAACTAAAGCATTTAAAGCATTACTTTTAAGTACTGCTAAATCTGTAGCTCCTTTATTAATGTATTCTAGTCTTAGGATAATAGCTAGGTTAGCTGTTCAAAATAGTAATCTTAAAGACTTAGTAGACCAAACTAATGCTATAATTGAGGCGGCAACTACTCCAGAACAATTAGAACAAGCTAGAGTAAGTAGAAATACGGCGTATAATGTATTAAATAATAATGAAAGAAATTTAATAGATATTAAAGATAAGTTAGAATTAATTACTTTAATAACAAGTACTCTAACAATATTAAGTGATGTATTAATTACGTCATTATCACCTCCTGGTACTCCTGCATCTGCTTATAAACCATATGAAACTATATTAAAAACATTAGAAATATTAAATAACAGTTTACTTGTTTTAGTACCTATTTTAGATATATTAATATCTGAATTATCTGATTTAAAAAAACAATTACGAGAAATCGACAATAGATTAGATTTACAAACTATAGATAGTGGTAATTTAGAAGCAGTAAATGTATTATTAAATAATATTAAACAACCAAAAGACGAAACTTATAAAGGATTTAAATTAAAAATTAAAGAAGATCAAGATCCTCGTACTTTTGTTAAAGATAGTATTAAACGTCATTATGCCGTTGCTTTTGATAAAGATAATGTAGAAGTAATTAAAAGTGAATATTCATATACATTAGAACCACAGATATTAATAGATCAATTAAAAATAATTATAGATCAACGAAATTTACAAGCTTAAAATATTTATACACATGAATGTAAAAACATTTAAAAATTTAATAAAAGAAGCGGTAGCTGAAGCAGTTCGCGAAGAGTTACATGCTATTCTAAATGAAAGTAAACCAACAAAATCATTACAAGAAAATAAAACATTTAATTTTACTAGTAATGATGTATCAACTGTAGGTGACGTAAGAGCTCAACTAAGAAACAAAATGGGAACTATGTTTGGTTTTGAACAACCTACTATATCTAATAATGGAGTACCATTAGTTGTCGATTCAGCTAATGAAAACCCATTTGCTAACTTTATAATGGATGCTGCTCTTAACATGACGGCTCAAGATAAAGCAGGATTAAACAATTTAGGATAAAATGCCAATACCTCAAGTAACACGTGTAAATCCTTTAGATTTGCAAAAAAATATTGCAATTGGGATATCTTTACCATTTAACGGACCTGGAGTATTTAATGAAACACATAGTACTAAAGAACAAACAAAATCTAATGTTATTAATCTTTTACTTACAAATAAAAAAGAAAGAATAATGAATCCTGATTTTGGAGCCGATATTAAAGATTTATTATTTGAAGGAATGACAGAAAATCTTAAAAATATTATTCAAGATAGAATAGCTACTTCATTTTCAACTTATATTCCACAAGCAAGTCTAGATAAAGTTGATGTAGTTTTTAGTGAAGATACTAATACTATAAATATAACAGTCAATTATACATTAAATATTTCAGGTACTCCAGATCAAGTTACTATAGAATTTCAATAAAAATGGCAAATAACGTATCATATATAAATAAAAGTTTTAGTGATTTTAAATCAAATCTAATAAATTATGCTAAAACATATTTTCCTAACACATATAACGATTTTTCGGATGCCTCTCCAGGTAATATGTTTATTGAATTAGCTTCTTATGTAGGTGATGTAATGTCATTTTATTTAGATACTCAAATTCAAGAAAATTTTTTATTATACGCTAAAGAAAAAGAAAATTTATATGCTATGTCTTATGTTATGGGATATAGACCTAAAGCATCTTATGCTGCATCTGTTGACTTAGATATATATCAAATAATGCCCTCTACAATAAATGTAGTAACAGGTGAAACAATACCTAATAATGTAATATATGGTTTAATAGTTCCCGCTAATACTAATATAGTTTCAACATCCACCGGAGAAAATTTTATAACAACAGATGTTGTAGATTTTACAGATTTATCAGGAGCTGAGGTAAATTTTATAGATAGTAACTTTTTTTTAATTAAAAAAACAATTAAAGCTATATCAGCTGAAATAAAAACATCTACTTTTACTTTTACTACTCCACAAAAATTTCAAACTATTACTTTAAATGATACTAATATATTACAAATTTTAGATATAACAGGAAGCGATAGTAACCAATGGTATGAAGTACCTTATTTAGCTCAAGGAACCATATATCAAAAAACAACTAATACAAATTCTGACTCTTCTCAAGTACCTTATTTATTACAATTACAAAGAACTCCAAGAAGATTTGTATCTAGATTATTATCTAATAATACACTACAATTAGAATTTGGTGCTGGAGTATCTAATACTTCAGATACTAATATTATTCCTACTCCAGATAATATTCAATTAGGATTAGTTCCAGGAATTTCAGATTTATCTAATAATTATAATAAAGCATCCGTATTTTTTACTAGAGAGTATGGATTAGCTCCCTCTAATACAACACTACAAGTTAGATATTTAGTTGGGGGAGGTATATTATCTAATGTACCATCAAACGATTTAACACGAATAGACACATCTGGAATATATTTTAAAAATGGAACTCCACCTGGTATAGGTTTACCTACTCAAGTATTACAAAGTGTAGTTAGTAATAATCCTATTCCTGCTACGGGAGGTAGAGACGGAGATCAAGTTGAAGAAGTTAGAAATAATGCGTTATATGCTTATTCGTCTCAAATGAGAGCTGTAACTAAAACAGATTATATAGTAAGAGCATTATCTTTACCATCAGAATATGGAAGTATTGCTAAAGTATATGCAACTCAACCATTAGCTTCAGATAACAGTAGTAAAACTTCTAATACATTAGCATTAGATATGTATATTTTAGCATATAATTCTAGTAAACAATTAATCAATGCTACTAATAATTTAAAAAATAATTTATCTACTTATATTAATGAATATAAAATAGCTACAGATGCTATTAACATTAAAGATGCATTTTATATTAATATAGGTATTAATTTTGATATTACTACTGCTGTTGGGTTTAATAATAATGAAGTAATTAGTAATTGTATATTGTCTTTAAAAGATTATTTTGATATAAATAAATGGCAAATAAATCAACCTATTATATTATCTGATATAACATCTAAACTATTAAAAATAAAAGGAGTACAATCAGTAGTAAAGATTGAAATAATAAATAAACAAGATTCAACTGGAAATACTTATTCTTTATATGGTTATGATATTTTAGGAGCTACTAGTAATGGAGTTATTTATCCTTCATTAGATCCTTCTATTTTTGAAGTTAGATATCCTAATACTGATATTTCCGGGAGGGTAGTTGTTTTTTAATATATTTATTATAAAGTAAAAATATAATTATGACATTTACAAGAGAACAAATTGAAGCAGCAGTTAAATTAAAAGGATATGTTTGGTTTGAAGGTGCAAAAGACTACGATTTAAATATTGTTGGAGTTAGAAACTCGGCAACTGGTAACAAAGTTACTAATGTTTTTGATGATACTATGACAGTGTCTTATAAACTAAATGGACAGTGGGTTTTTAAACAATGGATGTGTACAACTGACCCCGGTACTAAAGGTGTTAAAGAATTTCATAACGCAGCTGGGGTTGCTCGTTTAGTAGAAGGACAATACAGAGGTTCACATTCTATCGGATTACATCAGGGTAAATATGAAGCTTTAAAACAAGCTAAACCCGTTAAGGTATATCGTGATGCTAATAAAGACATGACCTATGATGAAAGTAAAACCGAAACTGGTGTTTTTGGTATTAATATTCATAAAGCGGGTGCTGATTCAACTTATGTTGAAAATTGGTCAGAAGGATGTCAAGTATTTAAAAAATCTGCTGATTTTGATTCATTCATGATAATCGCTAAAGAAGCAGCAAAAATACATGGCGCTTCGTTTACTTATACATTAATTGAAAGTGCTGATATAAAATAGTGAGAGGAGCTTCAGACATAACTAAGTTGAAATTTGAGTATAATAATAAAAAAATAGTACCTATTTCAACTTGGTTATCTGAACTTAATATTATTTATATAAAATTTCAAAAAACAGATAATACAACAATAAACATTGCTTATAATGATTTAACTAAATATATTAAATTAAATAATTAAGTTAAAATAGTAAAAATATATAATTACCATATTTATATGTATAAACTATATCTATGGCAATTTATAAAATATTCCCAGAAAAAAGCGCTACTTTATATTCATATTCCTCTAGTCTTAATTCAGGATTAGATGAAATACTAGAATTAAGCACATTTTACACAGTGACTAATGAAGTATCACGTGTATTATTAAAATTTCCACAAAGTGAAATCACAGATATAATAAATAATAAAGTATCAGGAAGTACTTATGATGCTTATTTAAAGTTATATTTAGCTAATGCTACTGAAATTCCATTAGATTACACTATATTTAGTCACCCTATATCAGGAAGTTGGAATATGGGTACAGGAAGAGCAACTAATTTGCCTATTACAACAGACGGAGTTAGTTGGAAATTTAAAGATCAATTAAGTGGTAGTGCATGGACAACAGGAACATTTCCAGGAAATACAACCGGATCATATACTGGTTCAAATGTTGGTGGTGGTGTGTGGAACATTACTGCTTCTTATGCTTCTAGTCAATCATTCACTTATATAACTCCAAAAGATATTGAGTTAAAAGTTACAAATGTTGTGTCCGCCTGGAACAGTGGTTCCATTAGCAATGATGGATTTATATTAAAACATAGCTCATCATTAGAATTTACATCAGCCTCTAAATTTGAATTAAAATATTTTTCAGGTAATACTCATACTATATATCCCCCATGTCTAGAAATTAGGTGGAATGATTCTATTTATAATAGTTCTTTAACTCAAGTAACATCCGATTTAATAGTAGCTACTATAACAAATAATCAAAGCAAATATCAACAAGATTCAGTACAACGTTTTAGAGTAAATATAAGAGATAAATATCCTACTAGGATTTTCCAAACTGCTTCATTATATTTAAATAATAAAATATTACCCTCTTCTTCATATTGGTCAATAAAAGATTTAGATACTGAGGAAATTGTTATAGATTTTGACACTAATTATACAAAGATAAGTGCCGATTCACAAGGTAATTATTTTGATGTATATCTATCAGGGATGCAACCCGAAAGATATTATCAAATTTTAATTAAAACCATATTAAGTAATGGTGAGGTATTAATATTTAATGATAATTATTATTTTAAAGTAGTAAGATAATGTCAAAAATAGCTATACAAAAACGAATATTTGATAAAAATAATTTCCCTAAAGTAGTAGACACTCAGTTTTCTCAATTGATTAATACCACACAAGGAGAAGATACTCTTAGTTTTACTTTAGAGGATTTTTTTACATTATATGAACAACTATTTTTTCAAATTCCTAAAGAAGGAGATACTAATTCTCATAGATATATTCTAGAAAAAGAAGCAGAATATTTAGGAATTAATTTAAATACAGATGATATTCAAGCTTTGTTATCCGAAATAACTACATTAAGACAAGAAATATTAACAACACAACAAACAATAAAAACATTAACTTCAGGTTCAAATGGCTAATAATATTCAAATAGTAGGAAATATAATAGATACTAATGTTGTTAGTAGATATTCGTTAGATGATATTAGGTTAATAGGAACAAATGAAATTCAAAATTATTTTGACCCTAATACAGACTATGTAGAATATTTTATATACGATATTAGTGGAGTTTCTTTATTAGGATTAGATTATTCTTATCAAAATTTTAAACTTCCCGTAGATTCGGGTTTAACTCCATCTGTTATTCCTGCTCCTAATATACAAAATCAAATAACTAATAGTGATTTAGGAACATTAAATTATAACACACCAAGTACAGGTTCATCGTTTACCTCTATTGAAATTGACCCTATAAAAGATCTACAAAACTCAGGGTATAGTTCAGGTGAGTTTAAAATACAATATAATTTCTTTAAAAATAAAGCAGGTTCGCCAAATGATACATTCTTTTTAAAAAGAATATCAGCTGACCGAACAGAAATTAGTATAGCTTCTACTTCTAAATCAAATGATGAAATAGAAAACATTGCTAATAATTTAATAAATGAAATAAATTCATCTTTTTATTTTGTTAATTATCTTGTTAATTTTGGTTTAAATACTCAAATAATAACAGTAAACGTAGCTTTAGATAAAATAAATTCTGGATATGAAATATTATTTAAACTTTACAATCCATTACCAGATAATATTATTGAAAAAGCAGATTTATGGGTAGTTGAAGAAAAAGTAAACCCATATATTTTTAACATTAATTTAGATACTTTAGTTTTACCTCCGGCACCATTAATGCTAAAAGGAGCTAATTTTAATATTCCTGTTTCTAAAGAAATAAATACTATATCTACTCAATATACTGGGTATAATGATTTATTTTCATCCTTACAACTTACTCAATCTAATACTTATAATAAATTATCAAATACATTAACTTCAAATAGTATTAATATTAATGTTGATTATACTGATTATAATAATTTTAGTTTTTTTGGTTCTGTAGAACAACGATTAAATGGATTTTACAATAAAGTAAAAGATATAGAAGACTATAATAATACTATTTTAAATTATTCGTCTAGTGCTTCTTTTAATCCTTATCTTAAATTAGAAATTAACAAATACTCAGCTAGTATAAATAATATTATTTCTAATTTCGATGGATATGAAACATATCTTTATTTTGAATCTACCTCATATGCTTGGCCTAAATCAACTTCAACATTACCCTATACTTTATTTCCGACAGGATCAACGTCTGCTTCGGTATGGTTTGCTAATAATACTATTTCTGCTTCTACATATGATGAGTTAAATTCAAATAATTTAATTAATGGAATACCAACATATTTAAGAGATGATCCTAATAATAACCAATATTTACTTTTTTTAAATATGATAGGTCATTATTTTGATAATATATGGATTTTATTAAAATCAGTAACCGATATTAATTTAGCTAATAATAATTCAAATAAAGGAATATCTAATGATTTAGTTTATCAAATTTTAAAATCATTTGGAATAGAATTATTTAATAGTAATGAAGGTAATAATATAGAACAATACTTAGTAGGTAATAATACAGGTAGTTTTACATATAGTGGATCATTAACTGACTTTTCAGCTACTAGTAGTTATTTAAATAATATTCCTAAAAAAGATTTAACATATGAATTATATAAACGAATATATCATAATTTACCTTTATTAGTTAAAACTAAAGGAACAACAACAGGTTTACAAAATATTGTAACTATGTTTGGTATTACTAGTAGTATTTTAAATGTTAAAGAATATGGAGGAGAATTAAAAACTGAATATTTAAAAGGATATAGTACAAACAAGGTTAGAGTTTTAGACATAATAAGTACAGGAAGTGTTTTATCTCCTTTAACTACTATTCAACAAAACCCAACATCATCTGCAGATTATTTAGATAATGATTTACAATTTGTAGATATATCGTTTTCACCCCAAACACAAATAGATTTATATATTTCTCAATCTATATCTTCTGTTAATACATCCTGGGATATGGATGAATATATAGGAGATCCTAGACAACAATATTATAGTAATTATCCTAATTTAGATATTCAACGTAAAATATATTTTGAACAAGGAACAGGTTCATATTCTGGATTTGTTTCATCTTATTTAGATTATAATGGGTTTATACGTCTAATCCAGTTTTTTGATAATTCATTATTTAAAACATTAGAAAGTTTCACACCAGCTCGTGCAAGTCTATCTACAGGTATTACAATTAATTCACCTGTTTTAGAAAGAAATAAATTTGCCTATGCTAATCCTACTACAAGTACAACAGAAAGCATACATGAAGGTGAAATTAATAGTGGAAGTATAGGATCAGAATATGGATTTTTATATAATAATCTATCAGATGATAAAGTAGCATATTATAATGGAGAAATAAGTGGTAGTGAAGTTAATTTATATAATACTTATTTTATACCAAGTAACGAAAATCCATATTTAATAGATATAGATGTTTGGAATTCACAACATAATATTACAGAAAGTATAAGTCTTGAAAAATTTAACTTATCTGATCATAATGTATTATTTAATAATGTGTCTAGTAGTGTAACATCTAGTACTAGAAGAATAATAGAAAATCCTGGTCTACCTGATATTGTTTTGGAACAAAAAACAAGCTCTATATCGTCATCAGCTGAATTACAAGATTCATATTTATCTTTAACTTCATATAAAAATTCTAGGTATGATGGTAGCAAAATAATATCTTCTAAATATAATGAATTTACATCAGGTGATTCAGGTTCTTTTGGTAAAACATCAGCTATAGATAAATTTCAAACATATTTTTTAACCTTTAAAGAAATTAGAGGTGCTTATCCTGAATTAGTAGGTAAATCTACATTATGGATTAATAGTTTAGTAGACAAAGACGGAAATCAATTAGCAACAACAGATAACACCAGTTCGAATTATTATAATAATTTAATTGATAATTTTGGAAAAGATAGCGCTGTTAATTTACAAATAACTACATTTTTAACAGGTTCATCTCAAATAGATTTAAATCAATCAACAACTGTTTATAGACCTGCTTTATTATGGCCTAAAGTTATACTAACTAATGAATCCGGAAGCCAAACAAATTTTGCTGGACAAGGTACATTTATAAAAGAAAATATATATCTTATATATAACTTTGAAAACCCTAATTTTAATCAGATTCAAACATTATCACTAAAAATGTTTACGTCATCTTTATCTGACCCCAGATTATTAACCTGTAGTGCTGATTTATCTCCACTTTGGTTTGATGCTAATAAATCTAGTCCAACTAATTCTAGACAAGACAACACTAGAGCAGGAACTGGCGGATATGGTGGGTACGATCCAGCAATTAATTTTAATCTTAAACCAGGATATGAAATAAGATTTAATCAAGACGAAAATGAAGTATATACAATGACTAATATATACCAAAATTCTTCTGGACGTAATAACCCAGTATATATAACACTTGATAGAGATTTAAATTCAGCTTTACAAAGCTCAATGAGTCTCAGTACTCCAACCGGTTCTTTCCCTGGAGTATTAATTAGAGAAAATCAAATAGATCCATCTAAACTAGTGATAAATACTATTAAATCTGAATTAGTAGGAGGATCGCCAGGATATTTAACACCACAATATATGACACCTGAACTATCTACTAATTTAGATGGCGTTGTTAAAACTTTAAAAGAAAACGGAATATTATAATATTTATAACAGTAAAATTAAACACAAATGGCTATATTAAATCCTACAACTATAACAGTAGACGCAATTTTAACCACAAAAGGACGCCAATTATTAGCGCGTAATGATGGTTCATTTCAAATAACTCAATTTGCTTTAGCAGATGACGAAATTGATTATACATTATATAATCCTAATCACCCTTCAGGTTCAGCATATTACGGACAAGCTATTGAAGCTACTCCTGTATTAGAAGCTATACCTAACGATACTCAGATGATGAGATATAAATTAGTAACACTTCCTCGTGGAACTGCTAAGTTACCTGTAATTAATATTGGATATAATAGTATTATTATTAAACAAGGATCATCATTAACTATTACTCCTCAAACATTAAATTATTTAGGAGCCACTAGTACTTTTGAAAGTAGTGGATATACCGTTATGGTAGCAGATGGAAGATTATTATCATCATTTCAAGGTACTGGTATAACAACAACGACTCCTAGTACTAATTTAAACACAACAACAGGAGCTACATTATCTATAACTCAAATAGGAACCTCATTTAGCATTACAGGTACAACAATTAATACATTATACGGTACAACACTAACATCATTAACTACAACTATTACAGTAATAGGTAGAGACAGTGGTGCTAGAATTACTATTCCTTTAGTTGTAAATAAAATTTAAAAACAATAAAATATGTCATTTATAAGATACGCACAAGACGACTCAGTAGTAAGTTCAGAAACCGTAGTAAGAGGTTTATTTAGCGGTGATACCAATACATTATCTACATTTTTTACAGCAAGTAGTAATACAGAATATTACTTAAATGTATATGATTCTATTACCTCTAATCCTTCATCATCCGTTCAGTTTACTGTACAATACGGTAATTTATATGGATCTGGATCAGCTTTAATTAATTCATTAGTAACAAGTTCATCTCCTAGTCGTATTGTTTACGGACAATATAGAAATTTAGTTTATGGTACTGAAACTGTAAATTTTAGCTTTGATGGAATTACAACAGCCGAAGATATATATGTTATTAATTATTCAAGAGCTAGATATAAAGAATCATTACTTCCTGGGGCTTTAAACATAAAACTTAGATCAGGAAGTGCTCAAATATTATTAACAGACGATAGTAATGTATCTAGTACAGCTAATTTTATTGGTGAAAATAGATATTACAATATAGTTAGTGGTAGTGATGGATCCGCTTATACTTCAAGTGCATCTTCAATCTATTATGGGTTTGTGTTTCCTGATCTTAATATTGTAGTTTTGAAAGCAAGTGGTTCTAATTCAGTATCATCTTTTGTTGCTCCACTTGTAAAAACATTTGCTAATAACAATAATCAAGGAAAAATATATAATTCTATTTCAGCCTCAGGAGCAGCAGGAAATTCAATGACTGCTAAATCAGCAGAAACTGTATCTTCTCGTTACTTTTTTACACGAGTAAAAAACAATGAATTTAATTATACTACTAATCCTTCTATTATTGATTCAAACGGTAATTTACTTTATACTAGTTTAGTTAATAATCCACAAACCTATGTTACAACTGTAGGATTGTATAACGATAATAATGAATTATTAGCTATAGCTAAATTATCTAAACCTTTAGTTAAAGACTTTACCAAAGAAGCATTAGTGAGGATTAAGCTCGACTATTAATTTTCTTACGGTTTTAATTATAGCTTAATATTTATTATCGTATCTTTAGTAAAATAAAATATATCAAAACCCAGAAATAATAATTGATAAAATAAATGGGAGCATTTAAACAACTCCATACTTCGGATACTACTGTAATACCATATACAGCTAATAAGTTATGGTCATTTTCTTATAATAGTACTCCTAACGATGGGTACATTACCTATTATACAGGTACTAATACTTTTTTTTCAATTGATGGATTAACTACAACTAATGGAGAATATCAATCTTTAGTTTATGCATTAACTAATCAACTTTATTATCAATCTTATACTAGCTCACTAAATACACAATCATTAGCTACATCAGTATATTATGAATCAGCATCTTCACAAAGACCTACTTCATCTTATTACAAATATGAAGAAAAAAATATAATAAAAAATTTCCCTTCAGGTTCTGGAGATAGAATAGGTTTATTAGGTATTAGTAGTGATTTATATGGTAATAATATTTTACCGTATAGTTTTAAAGTATCTTCATCTTTAATAATAATGATTGATGATGGTAATGGTAATTTATATGATGTTACTTATATTCCTACATTATATGTAGATGATTCATACGTAAATCCATATTATGCTCTATCTACAGGTTATATATCTTCTAGTTATCTTACTTCATCATATTTAATGGAAAATGGAAGTAATTTTACACCTATCCATATAGGTAATATATTTTATGGACACGGAATGTGTGTTATAACAAATAATGACTATATTGATTTTTTAACTTCTCCTGTATTTCCTATTAATATTAAATTTCAAAATAACTATAATATTTACGAAACTGAAGTAAAATGTATAGTTAAAGAAAGCGAATTTAATACTAGTTATAATCCTTCAATACAAAATGGAATAGTTACTAGCGCTAGTATATCTAGTTCTGTATTTTATTATAATGATGGAGTACTAAAAGATTTTGCTACAGGATCAGATTTTTCTCCTTATGTAACCTCTATCGGATTATATAATGGAGATGATACTTTATTAGCTATAGCTAAATTAGCTAAACCTATTCTTATATCACCTAATACAGATATGACATTTATAGTTAAATATGATATTTAAAGAATTAAATATAAAGCAAAAACTAAGAACAGGTAGTGGTACTTATAAAGATGTATATGATTTATCAACTCGTCCTAATTTAATTGTAAAAGTATTTGATACATTAGGTAATGAAAGTGTATATGATGTTCAAGAAGAAGAAGAATTAGGTAAAAAACATCCTGATTTGTTTGCTAAAATAGAAAAAGTAAACTATAAAAAAGGATATATGATTCAAGAAAAATTAGATAAAGATAAATTTTTAAAAGATGTTGATAATCTTGAAAAAGAAATAATAGCTGAAACTCCTAGTTTTAACTCAATAGATATAGTATCTTATTTGTTTGATCATTTATTAAATAATAATAAAGATGCTATTAAAGTTATAAAAAATATATTACAAGATAATAATAATAAAAAATTCTATAATAAATTAATTACGTATTTATCTAAATTATCTAAAGTCAAAAGAGATGTACATAGGTTAGATGTTCATAAAAAAAATTTTGGATATGATAAACAGGGTAATATAAAAATGTTTGATATATAATATGTTATACACACAGCCAGCTTTAACAGTTGAAGATTTAATTAATGATGAATTATTTGATCCATCACAATATGAAGGTTATATTTATATGACTACTAATTTAGAAACAAGTCGTAGTTATATTGGAAAGAAAAATTTCTTTCACAAAACTAATAAAAAACTTAGTAAAAAAGAAGTAATAGCTTTACCTGTAACACGTGGTAGAACTAAACAAACTAAACTTGTAATAAAACCAAGTGATTGGAAGACATACTATGGCTCAGCTCAAGAAATAAAAGAAAATCTTAAAAATTACCCTAAAGATAAATTTGTACGAGTAATATTAAAACTATGCAAATCAAAAAAAGAATTAACTTATTATGAAAATAAGTATTTGTTTCAATACGGGGTATTAGAAGATTCAACTAAATGGATTAACGATAATATTCAAGGACGTTTTTTTACTAAAGATTTGATGGGCTAAATAAAGTTTGTATATTCCCTAAAATGGAAAATCAAGCTTTATTAGTATTATTAGAATCTATATTAGGTAAAGGACACTCTACTAGTAAGGGCAATGTAGCATTTCATTGTCCTTTTTGTAACCACCATAAACGTAAACTAGAAGTTCAACTTGAAACTAATGAAAAAAATGAAAATCCATGGAATTGTTGGACATGCCCTCCTACCAATAATTCTAAAGGTAAAACTATAAAATCTCTATTAAAAAAGATAGAGGCGCCTGATGATAAAGTAAAAGAATTAAACTTAATAATTAGACCAGGCAAAGCTAAACAGATTATTGAACAAACCGTAAAACTACCAGAAGAATTTATTCCTCTTTATAATGTCAACACAACCGATAAATCCATAAAATTAGCCGCAAGACATGCGATTAAATACATTAAAAATAGGGGATTGACGGATCTTGATATTTTAAAATATAACATTGGATTTTGCGCGGAAGGTAAGTATTATAATAGAATAATTATACCTTCTTATAATGAATTAGGACGTCTAAATTATTTTATAGCACGTGATTTTTCAGATACTTTAGGTCGTAAATATGATAACCCAACTATACCTGTTAAAGACATTATTGGTATGGAATTATACGTTAATTGGGAAGCACCTATAGTATTAGTTGAAGGTATGTTTGATTTCTTAACAATTAAACGTAATTGTATTCCTTTATTTGGTAAAGTAATTCATGATATATTAATGAAGAAATTAGTATCATCTGATGTAGAAAAAATATACATAGCATTAGATAAAGATGCAATTAAAGATGCTCTGAAACATTGTGAGATATTAATGTCTTATGGTAAAGAAGTATACCTAGTAGAATTAGATGGTAAAGACGCAAATACAATAGGTTTTGAGAATTTTCTTAATATTATAGAAAATACATTACCTATTACATTCCAAAGCTTATTAGCAAAAAAATTAAATAATATATGATAGATAAAAACACAAATGTAATTAAGGATCCTACAATTAAACGTATTATACAATACAGTGAAGACAACAAACAAATTAATATCTTAGATCAACGTTTTTATAAACGTAATAGTAAATATTATCCTTCTGTATCTAGTATATTAAATTATTTTCCTAAAAATCAATTTTTTCATTCTTGGTTAAAAGATGTAGGTCACAATAGCGATATTATAGCATCTAAAGCCGCTGCTGAAGGTACACAAGTCCACAACGCCGCTGAAAAATTTCTAAATGGTGAAGAAATTGTCTGGATAGAGGAAAACGGCTATGTTAACTATAATTTAGATGTTTGGAAAATGATTTTAAAATTCACTGAGTTTTGGAATCGTGAAAAACCAGAATTAGTAGCAGCCGAATACCATCTATTTTCAGACCAATATGAATATGCTGGTACTGCGGATTTAATAGTAAGACTACGTAATAAATTATGGTTACTTGATATTAAAACATCTAACTCATTGCATACTAGCTACGATTTACAACTATCAGCATATGCTAAAGCATGGAATGAAACCCATGATGAAAAAATAACAGATATAGGAATCATATGGTTAAAAGCAGCTACTCGTGGCGAAGATAAAAAAGGTGAAAAAATACAAGGAGCAGGATGGCAACTAAAAATAATAGATAATATTGAGAAAAACTTTGAAATGTTTACTAAAGTATATGATATATACAAACTAGAAAATCCTGATAATATGCCTTATAGCCAAGTATTACCAACATCCGTTAAATTAATATAATTTATATATTTATAATATATAACATTATGTTTAGATATGAATAAAATACAAG